TGAGATAGAAACCATTGGCAATTATAAAAAGATTATGAATAATCTAGCCTTGTATAGTGAACGTGCTGATTATGATGATGTGATGTATTTGTTGAATAAACTGATTGCTGATGAAGAACATCACATTAAACTCATCAAGGAAGCTATGGGAGTAGATAAAGGTACTAAGGGAGTAACTGTAATCATTAAGTAATATGAGTCAAGTAGCAATTATACATAAAGAATCCCGAGATAATTATATCTCGGGCAATTCCTATACATGGTGTCCTTGTTGTGGTAAATGCTATATATTATCCGAAGAGGAAGTGGTAAATGCTATAGACAATGATCTATCAGTATATGCCGAATGTTCTTGTGGTAATTCATTTTACATAGAAACAGAAGATGAGCAAGATAATTATTCAGAATGGTAATATGTGTGAACTCGACTTACCTCTTAAGTTCGCACAGAAACTTTATAATGAGTTTGCCATTCGACATCCAAATGCTTTCTACTTACGTACAAGGCAAAGAGGTATGCAGAATTGGGATGGTAAGATTCACTACATCACCAAGACTGGTCAATTTAAAATAGGTTTGCTTCCTAAGGTATACGATATGTGTATTGAGATGGGAATTAAACCTAAAGTTGTAGATATGCGTCAACCTTTACCTAAAGTCAGTAAAGTTGTTACGAAGATAGGCAAATATAAATTAAGACCAGAACAGGAGAAAGCAGTCAAGGCTGTAATTAATAATACGATTGGAGGTAAACCATTTCATATCGGAGTATTGGATTACACGGTTAATGCAGGTAAAACTCTTATTATGTCGTCTTTGTATTTAACCTATAAGAAGCAGTTAAAGACTTTGCTAATAACTAATGACTCAGATTGGTTAAATCAAGCTAGAGAAGAATTTAAGCAATATCTTCCGGGAGAAGATATCACTTTTGTTCAAGGCAAGGTTTTAAACTGGAGTAATTTTACTATAGGTATGGTTCAGTCTATTTCGAGGAACATGAGATTCTATCAAAAAGAACTATCTCAGATAGACATGGTACTTGTGGATGAGGCTGACCAGGGAGGTAGTAAACAATATCAGAATGTAATCACCCGACTGTTTAATACCCGAATTCGTATAGGATTATCCGGTACCATTTATATGAGTAAGCTTGCTAAGGATAAGGTTAAGAATATGAACCTAGAATGTTTCTTTGGTAAAGTGATTGCTGAGTTTAAACTTAAGGATTCCATCAAGAAGGGTTACTCAACTAAAACTATCGTAAAGATGGTACCCGGTAAACCTTGGTATGGTAATTGGGAATCTGATTGTATATCCTATAAGGAGATATATGATGATTCTATTACCGAAAATAATACCGCGTGGACCATGGCTTATAATCGATTACGATGGAATATTAATCAAGGTAGATATCCTGCTCTTGTAGTATGCAAGCATATTGCACATTGTGAAAATCTATATAAGTTCTTTAAAAAGAAACTGGGCGATGCCTATAATATTGCCTATGTGCATGTTAATACTCCCTCTAAGTTAAGACAACAAATAATGATGGATTTTAGGGAAGGCAAAATAGATATCTTGGTATCAACTACAATCATTGCTCGAGGTAAAAACTTTCCTAAGCTTAGGTATTTACTTAATGCAGCAAGCATGGATAGTCAGGAAAAATCTATTCAGTTTCTTGGTCGTTTGGTAAGAACCGATAAATCGAAAAAGAAAGTATACCTGGATGACCTTCATTATCCTGGCCCTTATTTAGATAGGCATGGTAAGCATAGGAAGCAATATTATCAGAGACAAGAATTGAAAGTAATATTGTTAGATAAGCTATGGAAGAAACATCCTAACCATAGCCTTATTAAGAGTTAACTAGAAGTACTATGAGTATTTACTTTTTCTCCGTAGGAGGAAAAGAAGATTACAATTAATAAGCATATAGGCATTATGAATAATGATAAACTAATATGTATCAGAGATGAGGATGATACTAAACTAACTACTCTTTTATCAGAAGGTTGGAAGATAATTCAAATCTCTGCATCCGGTATTTATTGCTGGGTACTTTTAAGGAAACCCAATAACACTAAAAAGAAAATCAAAGGCTTTCAGTGATGGAGAAATATATTTTAATTACAGCGGTTGTTATTATGATAATAATACTCGCTTTAGACTTCATATTTTCTAAGGATGGCTATCAATGTCATTCATGTAAGAAACGTTTTCATAAAAAGGATTTGGAAATTAAGGGATGGCATTTCAAAGAATGGGTCTGTCCCAATTGTAAACACATTAATTATACTTATGATGAGGAAGATTAAAGAATGGTTTAAGTCTCTCATTGTTGGGGAGGTACCCAACCCTAAACATGTATTCAACTGTAGAGATTTGATATGGATATCAAGCTTGGAAACTTCTCAAAATATTCCCGAATGCTTTACTCATTATTTCTATCTGTACTGGAGTAATGGTATGGTAGTCAAAGTATGTCAAGAGAGCTATGATAGAAATTCATACCAAGAATTATATAAACTCAGGGAACTATTTATAAATAACATCGGTTATTCCTATGTTCCCATAGAAGATAACAGTGAAATATACATTTTATAAACGTAAAAAAGATATATAATGGCTAAGAAAAAGAAACAACTTCCTGACTTATCGAAGCAAGATATCCTTACTCCCATAGATGTTAGTACTCTGGGAACTAATGGAGACCCTTGCTTTGGTATTGGGTATGACCTATCAACTAAAGAGTGTAAACTATGCGGAGACTCAGAATTATGTGCATTCAAGATGTCTCAGAACTTGAATATCACAAGGAAAGAGCTAGAACAGAAGAATCAATACAAGGATTTGGATGTATTAGAAGATACGGTTGGTATCAAGAAATACATCCGAGGCTTGATTCGGAAAGGGAAAGACAGAAAAGAGGTTATTACCAAAACCGTTGAGAAATTTGAAGTACCTAGAAAACGTATTAGAGAACTTTATAAAGAGTGTATTAAATAATGAAACCAATAGAGATGATATGGGCTATGTTCAAGGTATACCTTAACAACCCAAACTATTTTGTAAAGCAAAGTGATGTACTTGCTAATTTGTGTATGGAAGGTTCTACCGATGTAATTAGAATGTGTAATTCATTGGGAGTACATGTTTCTAGACCCGAGAAATTAACCTTTGGACAACTTTTACATAAATGCAATATATTATGAACAGATTTAGATTTATCAAAGTAAGGGAGGTAGTATCTCCCAACAGAGCAAACCCAAATGATGCTGGGTTAGATTTTTATGTACCAACCAACCTGACTTCAGAGGATATCCATTCTAAGAATGGGTTCGATTCAGGAGGGTATGATTTGGATATACCCTTTAGTGAACATTTCGTAAGGCATATAGCTTTACAACCTGGGCATAGGATACTTATCCCATCGGGTATCAAAGGTTTGTTAGAACCGCCTGCATCTATGCTAATGGCAGCAAACAAATCTGGTATAGCTACTAAGAAAGGATTAATCTTTACTGCCGAGATAGTAGATTCTCCCTATGTTGGAGAGATACACATTGGAGTATACAACACTTCTCAAGAAGCCCAGGTTATTGAGGCTGGCCAGAAGCTGGTACAATTTATTCATGTGCCAATATATATCACTGAGCCAGAAGAGATTCAACAAGAGGAATTTTATACTGAATCCCAGATGTGGGGAAGTAGAGGAGGGAATGGTTTTGGTTCATCAGGAAGTAAATAATCATGGACATCAGGAATATAAATGAACAAGTGCCTCAGGTAGAAGAAACTGAGGCACGGATATTACAAGAAATGTATGTTCTTGGGATAGAGCAATTCTCTGGGTATAAATCCATAGAAAAGCTACCAGATTACCCATTAGATATAAATAATCCAAAGAGCCAAGTTATTCTAAAGGATTTTATTGGTAGAGTTATTGAAGAGTTAACTGAAGGATTCGAATCTACCGATGAAGTAGTATCTATATATCGTGATTATGGATGGAATAATGATTGTTTAACCTCAGAGGAATATACTCAGGTATTAAATCATCTAGCAAATGCAAATGAAGAACAAGCAGATGCTTTGGGATTCTTCTTTACTTTGCTTTTGTATTCTAATATATTGCCAGAAGATATATTAAAATATCAAGATGCCAAGAGTTTATTTGAGGTAATGGCAATTGGAGTCAAAGACCTACTCATCAAGTACCCAGATCATCGAGGTGTAAGGAAATACCCTATACTAAGTCCAACCGATTGGGCAAGAGAAGATAGGGCAGAATATGATAAGATAGTTTCTTATACCCCAGGTTTTCATGGAATGAGCGAGATATCTCATGAAAACGAGAAGCTATATTTATGGGAAGTAATATATGAACTTAATAAAGCAAGGAACTTCCTTAAATGTAGACCCTGGAAACAAACTCAAGTGATGACTAAAGAAATAGATTTTCAGGAATCTTTGGTAAAGTCATTCTATCTCTATATGGGATTTTTAGCCATGAATGGGTTTACTCCTTGTGGATTATTTAGTTTATTCTTTAAAAAACAACGTCTCAATTTATGGAGACAAAATACTAATTACTAGCATGTCAGGATGGAACCATAAATTAGAGGGACTTCAACTTAATCCGGAGGAGTCCCTCCATTCGTTAGAATTTGCTACTTCACAAGAGGCATGGGAAAAACTCAATGAGGGATTCCTAAGATTAGAGCCTGCTTTATTTGCAAAGGGGGCTATTGCCAATAGTGGGGTAGCAGTAGTGTATAATGTATTTATAAAGATACGAAAAGCTTGGGTAGACCCAGAATTTGATTATGGGCGGTGTTTCAATTATAAAGAAACTAAGTGGACTAGCTTATTGAATAACTACATAGATTTTAATAAGCTTGACTTGTTGCGTAGTAAACTTAGAGTACTGAGAAATAAGTACAATCAGAATTACAATATAACCTATATGTTTAACAATCATCATGATAATGGTAAACAATGTTTAATAGCTGCGACTTTTTCAAAACGATTCGGGGAGGACATCCCAGTTATTACAATGGTAGTTCGGGCTTCAGAAATTACCAAGAGGTTAATATTCGATTTCCTATTAATTCAACGAATGTCAGAGTACGTATATGGACCGGATCAGTCAGTACAAATCAACCTATTCGCGACTCAGATGTACGGAAATGTAGAGACACTTCTAATGTATCATACCCATAAACCCTTGAAGAAGGTACTTAAGGGAGCAGAAGAGAATTCATGGAATAAGAGGATAAAAGAGATATGGAAAAAATTCCAAAATGGTACCGAGAAGGAATTTTCTTCATTCAAGGTATTCTTTAGAAGTTTTAAAGTGCTTCGACCAGATTTATATGAGGAAACATATAAATCAATGAAAGCAAAAGAATTACTTCTTGAATACGAGGATATAGAATACCCGGAGAATGTAATCTCTTACTCTCAACGTAAAGCCTATAAAAAGAAACTTTTAAAACAAAAGAACAATGGAAGCTAAGGAATTTTTAAATCAGAAGCGTATAGGATTAGTAAACAAATTCTATTACCAAGTTTTTGAGATTAAAAAGAACGGGGGAGAACCAGATATACCCTTGTTATTAAAAGAGGTAGAGGATTTTGATGATTTTGTATATCGCTACTGGCATATGACCTGGGTTAGTTCTACAATGTCATACAATTAAATATTTATATTATATGAGGATATATTCTAACAGTTTTGAGTTAATGTCCGAAATGGGCAGAGAACTCAACAGTTATGGTCAAACTGTAAAACCAAAGACCTATCAGAATAAAGTGATTGAAGGTAATGAGGATTTTATTACTAAAGAACTCATTTGCCAACAATATTGCTTAACTTCATTGGGAGACTCGGTATGGTTATTCGTATTCTCTCATTCAAGAGAATGGGCAGATGCTGAGTTCCAAGAAAGGGTTGATACCTCTGATATAATTAATCCAGGTAAAGCTTGGGAATTAAGAAAAGATTTATGGGAACAGTTCTTGGTAAATGGTAAATTTGATTATACCTATAATGAGAGAATCATCCATGTTATTAAACCATTGATAAGATTATTGAAGGACGATAATGACACTCGTAAAGCAGTATTACCAATATTCAATGGTGATATGGACGGATTAGATACCGATTGGTATGATGGTAGTAGACGTATACCCTGCTCTATGTATTATGACTTCCTTATCCGTCAGAATGGTAAAGGAGAGAAGGTATTACATATTTGCTATCACCAAAGAAGTTCGGACTTTGTTACTCATTTTGGTAATGATGTATACCTTGCATGGAAACTTATGGAATATGTAGCTAAAGAGGTTGGAGTTAAACCTGGCTACTTGTATCACACCATAGACTCATTACATACTTATCAAAAAGACTGGTTAGCATTAGCATCTAATCTGGAAGACTTACAAGAGAAATACTAATAATGAGGGATGTATCTACTATAGGTGGGTATGTCCCTTTTTCTATTTTAAAATATGGAAACACGGTATCATATTATAAAGAACAAGAAAGAGCTTAAGAAACTTATTGCTTGTTGTAAAGCTACGGGTTATGCTTGCTGTGACTATGAAACGAATGCAGAACCTATTTATAATAAGAGTTTTAAACCTACAATTCTCTCTGTATCTTGGATGCCTGGGTTTGGTGCTTCCATCCCTTTAGACCATTTCGAAACAAAAGCTTATACTTCACCAGGTTGGAATTGGAAAAAGATGTTAAGGAAATTTGGGGAAGAAGTAATTGAGAATTATGAGATAACTAAGGTTGCATGGAACTGGAAATTTGACGACCAGGTAAACCAGAAGTATCATATATTCTACAGAGGTACATGTTTAGATGGGATGCTTGCTAAATATGTTCTCAACGAGGAAAAACCTCATGACTTAAAGTTAATGGTAAGAAGGTATTTACCAGAGTATGGTAATTATGAAAAGCAAGATGCCTTTGATAAGATACCATGGGATAAAAAGGAATTAGACCCACTTTGCCATTACGGTTGTCAAGATACGGATTATACTCTTAGGTTAATGTTATTCTTTGAAAAGAAGTTGATTGATTTGGGTATGTATTCGGTATTCCGTAATTTATTTATGTGTAATTCACGAGTACTCACCTCAGTAGAGAAAGAGGGATTATATCTAGATACTGAGTTCAATAAAAAGCTTCTGGAAGAATATAAACCAAAAATAGATGCTGCTAGACAAGCAATATATGACTTGCCAAGAGTAAAAAAATTCGAAAAGAAGTACAACCAAGAAAAGATTGATAAGTATATTCAATCTATCGAAGCTGAACTTGAGGAGTTAGATTATAATGACCCAAAAGACAAACGAAAGATTGCATTAAGGGAACAGAAAATATCGAATATCAAGGCAGGTATATTTACAACTAAAAAGGAACAGGAATTAATAAGACCCATTAACCTTGGTAGCCCAGTTGATTTGCCTAAGCTAATGTATTCAGAGGATGGATTCCATTTCGATGTAATTAAAGATAATGATTCTGGTAAACCAAGTACAGATGAAGAAACCCTAACTAACTTAAGGTTAACAGTTAAAAAACCCGATTCACCAAAGGCAATATTCTTGGATAAACTTCTCGAACTAAGAGGGTTAGAGAAAATGTATAAGACTTATATTTATGGGTGGTGGGAAAAGGTACAAGATGATTCTCGATTACATGGTAGATATAACATACATGGTACTGACTCTAATAGGTTTAGTTCTGCAGACCCAAATATGCAGCAGATCCCAAAGACAACAGTAGACCCAAATATTAAGAAACAATTGGTAGCTCCTCCAGGTTATCTATATATGGCATTCGACTACTCACAGGCAGAGTTAAGAATGATGGCTCATTTATCAGGTGATGAAACTTATCTGGAAGCATTTGCAAAGGGCGTAGACCCTCACCTTGGTATAGCAGCAGCAAAATATGGGGTTCCAATTGAGGAAGCCAGTAAAATATACGAAGACGAAAGTCACCCTGACCATAAGCTTTGGAAGACTAGAAGAAAACAAGCTAAGCAAATTGCATTTGGGCTTATCTATGGAATTGGAGATGCTTTGCTAGCAGTAAAATTATCAGACCCAAAAGCTGGTATTATAGTTACTAAAGAGGAAGCTCGTAAGGAGATGGATGAGTTCTTTAAGAAACACCCAAAGATACTTAAGTTCAAAGAGAAACAAGAGAAATTCCTTCGTAAGCATGGATATTATACCCAGTTATTTGGTACTAAGAGAAGATTACCCCAAATATACTCAAATGATAAACAAGAAGTTGCTTATGCCATCCGTTTGGGACTTAATTTCCCATGTCAAGGTGCTGCAGCAAATATGACTAATTTTGGAGCTATCCTTGTTTATTGGTTAATGAGACAAGGTAAATTACCTCGTATGCTTGAAGTAGCAACTGTTCATGATGCAGCCTATTTTTACTCAAAGCCTGAATATATTAATACTTGGACTGTTTTTAAAATATGGGATATATTGAGAAACCCTAGTACTAAGAAATATTTTGGTTTTCAAGTGGATGATGTAGATATGTCAATGGACTTCTCTATTGGTAGGTCAATGGCAGAAGAATTACCTTTTATTCCTGGGTATGATTATAGAAAGATGCTTCAACCAGATTTCTCAGTAGAGGAGTATATGGAAGAACATAAGAAGTATAAGAATGTAATCATTAAGGATTATCCTAAATTGTTTAGTAAAGAGATAAAGCAGTATGAGGAAGATTTTAAAGGGAAACTTAGATTGCATTGGTTGCCCTAATTACCATGTTACCAAGAATGGTAAGGTATATTCTAATTATAAGGGTAAAGGTTGGGTAAAATTATCCCTTAATCGAATTAAAAATAACGGATATGTTATAGTTTCTATTAGGGATACGAATGGATATAGGTACACTTATAACATTCATCAATTAGTAGCATTAGTATATGTACCAAACCCAAATAATCATAAGTATGTATGTCATAAGGATAATATAAGAACTCATAATCATTATAAGAACTTATATTGGGGTACTGCTAAGGAAAATACTCAACAATGTATTAGAGATGGTAGGTTTAAATTTTCAGATACAAAGTTAAGTAGACCCGATATACTTCAATTACTTTATGAGTATGATACTGGTATGATAAAAGCAAAACTTGCTAGGAAGTATGGGATATCACCCATGTTAGTATATAAATATATTAAGAAAAGAAAACGTTATGAAAAAGATTTTGAACGGACCCACAGTATGGAGGGCTAAATGCCCAGTATGTGATTGCGAATTTGAATATGATACCAGTGAAACTTTTGGGGTTTATAATAAATCTGGAGATTATTTTAGGATAGTACAATGCCCTAATTGTAAAACTAATCTGAAGCATTCAGAATCTGTATCAACCATTATAACAGAATCGAAAAGAGAAGATACTATGTCTACATAAATAATATAAATTTATGGAATTATGGCAACACCGAAAGAGATTGATAATGCAAGCAAATTAACTGCCCTTACTTATATGGTTGCAGGGTGTTTAGGTTATTCTATCGAAAACTTACTTAAGTACTTAGATGTAGTTAATCTAAGGTTGAGTGGACAAGAAAAAATGTTACTTAACCGATTAAAGACTCAGTTATCTCAAGTACAAACTAATCTTACTACTTTAGAGGGATTAGCTTTTAAAGTAATGGCTACAGATGAGGATGGTAAACTTGCTTATGAAGATGCCACCCATATTTATTGGGCTGCATTTTTAGCATTACTAGATAGAGGTGGTACTGATAACTTATGCGACTTAAGATTAATGGCTTTGGTAGATAAGATAAGCATCTATAAATCTCTTCTTAATTTGCCCGGTATGAAACTCTCTTATCAAATGGCTTTTGCTCAAGTAACTAAAGCAATAAGCAAAGGAGAATTTAGTAAAGAAGACTTTAAAAACCTATTAGAAGTTTATGAAGACGGAACTGAAAAAACTAAAGGTTAAATTTGAAGGTAAACTTATTGAGATTGATATACAAAAGGAATTATCTATCAATGAGAATATCATTAATTCTCAGCTACGAGAATCTCCTTCTAGTTATTATGTACTTGCTTCTTTGAGAGATAAATATATAAAAGAAAGGGATGCTCTAGCAAGGGAAAAAGAAGAAGCTTATTCGAATGCCTGGTTATATTATAAGGATGCTAATGAAAGATGGAATAACGAATATGTATCTCATAAGGCAAACCTTAACAAGAAATACTCTTCTATCAATGAAAGGTATTTAAAAGCTGTAGAAAAAGCAAATAAGTTCATAACTATCTGTAAATGTTATGAGTCACGCGAAAATATATTAAGAACTATTAATGCGAACCTAAGAAAGGGTTAACCTATTGAACTATAAATAATTACTAACTTTTAAAAACAGTATCAGAATATGAATTATTCAATGACATTTATCTCACCTCTTGTGGCTGAGAAATTTAATCAAGAATTACCTGGATGCCCTACAGAAAACCGGGTACTTATTTTATCTCCAAAGGAGGTAAACCAAACTAAATCGGGTTTGATTATCCCTGAACAAGTAAAAGAGGGAGTTCCTCGTAAAGGAGTTGTAGTAAAGAGTGGGGAGATTACAGAAGAATATAAAACCTATCGGGAATTGGTGGGCATAGGTAGGATAGTTACCTATGGTTTGTATGCGGGTAAAGAACTTGAATTCGAAACAGATAAATTATCTCCTGCTCTTCAAAAGATCTTAGAGAAAAACGTTCTTACCGTATTGAGTATGAACGAAGTAGTTTACTCAGAACCGAATAATTAAAACTAATCATTATGATAAAAGACAAGAAGAAAAAGAAAGTTTCATCAGAGGGACTTTCTACAAAAGAAAAGATGCTAGCTAGAAAGAAACAGCTAGAATCCAAGGGAAATGGTAGTGGGTTAGTATATCCAAAAGAGGGAACTCTGAGGATGAGAATTAAATCTCCGGGTGATGACCAAGAATTGGGTATCGAAATTATTCAATTCTACCTGGGTGGCAATTTGGGAGGAGTTATATCTCCGGCTACTTTTGATGAACCTTGCCCATTCATGGAGAAATACCAAGAATTGAAAAACTCCAAGGATGAAGATGACAAGGAACTTGCCAAGAACCTGGTACCAAGAAGAAGATATGTTATCGGTGGTATCATTTACTCAGATGAAAAGGGTAGTAAGGTAGATTACGAAGGCAAAGATAAGGGAGTTTTAGTTCCTCGCTCAGTATACCAGGATATCATTGACCTTTACCTTGATGAAGATGAGGCAGGTGATATGACAGATCCAAAAACTGGATACGATATCAAGATAATTCGTTCCGGGTCTGGTAAACTAGATACCACTTATTCTGCTCGTGCTTGCAAACCAACTAAGTTGGACAAGAAATATCAAGGTACAATTGACCTTGAGGGGATAGTTCGTTCTCAAATCAAATCCTATGATGAGTTGGAAGATTTACTTTCACAGTATCTAAACGAAGACCATGGGGATGACGATGATGATGATAAATCCAAGAAGAAAAAGAAAAAGGGAGTTCACAAAGACCATTACATGGAAGATGATGAACCCAAGAAAAAGAAAAGAAAATACAAATCGGATATTTAAGGGTTAGTAATATGGTTTCATTCGAAGGTGGTAATTAGATTCGTTCTGTTATCACCTTCTTTAGTTTAAAGACATTACATTATGGCAAAGAAATCTAAGGTTGGTTTAAAAGTACCAACAGCAAATGAGATGGCAAAGAAATATGGAAGTATGATTAAATTAGCTTCAGAAGTTACTGATACTGATTTATATATACCATCTACTTTCTTTGCTCTGAACTACTTATTTGGTAAGGGTATTCCTTATGGTAAAATCGTAGAGATTGCTGGAGAAGAATCCTCTGGTAAATCTTTGGTGGCTTATAACTTTGCTTATGCTACTCAACAACTTGGAGGTCATGTGATATGGGTAGATGCTGAACAATCCTGGATGAATTCTTGGGCTGAAATAAATGGGGTAGACCCCGCAAGAGTAACCATTGTTAATGATACCCGTATTGAATATATTGCAGACGTAGTGGCAGACTTAGCAATATATTTACGTTCTCAATTAACTCACAATGAACCGATACTCTTAGTAATTGATTCTATTGCAGCTACAGACTGTACAGATAATATAGATGCTAAGATGGTTGATGGTAAAGCAGAAATGGGAGGTAGAGCAAAGGCTCTTTACAAATACTTCCGTATCAGAAGTGAGTTATTCTACAAGCTGGGAGTATCTCAGATTTATATTAACCAATTAAGAACTGCTTTAAATGTCGGATTTGGAAAAGATAACACAACAACTACAGGAGGTGCTGCACTCAAATTCTATGCTTCAATCAGAGCTGCTTTCTATTCGGGAAGGTCTGTTACCATCAAACAAAATGGGAAAGAAAGGAAAGCTGGAAAACTTGTCACAATTAGACTTATTAAAAATAAGGTTGCTCCTCCTAGACCTACAATTAGTAAATGCCCAGTATATTTCAACCCTAAATTCCATGAGGTTGGATTTGATAGATGCTATGCTTTAGAGGATGTATTAGTAGATACCGATGTAATCGAAAAAACTACTGGTGGGTATAAATTGAAAGGGAAAACTCTTGCAAGAGGGGAAGAGAAATTCCAAAAGCTTTTGGAAGAAGACGATGAACTTCGTAGAAAACTTTTACGGAAAGCCGGAGTAAATACCATAGGTACTACTAAAAAGCAACTGGAGAAGATAGAAACAAATATATTCCCAGTCGATGGTGTAGAATATGAAAACTATTCAGATTCAGAAGAGGAGGAGGAAGACGATGAATAAGAAAGAGGTAGAAGGTATAGAGAAAGTAATTAAAGAGTACCTTAAGAAAAATTTGAGAATGGAATCTAGGGTTAGGTATCTAGATGCTTATAGCCAACCAGAGAATTATTTAGATGTATATCTTGGAGAGGAAAAGATTCAAGAAGTTTCACTTTATGAATTAGATTTTGGACGATGAGCAAGAAAACAATATTACTGATTGATGGGGAGAATATTCTCCATCAGTCTTTTCATAAGTTCGAAAAACTTAAATCTACCGATGGCAAACCGAGTGGGGCAATATTCGGATTTTTCAAATCTCTACATATGTATCTTACAAGGTTCGAACCGGATGAGGTTTATATTTCATTCGATAATGGTCATTCACCAGTAAGGACGAAGTTATTGCCCAATTACAAGGGACATAGAAAAAATATATCTGTAGATTACGAATCATTGCAAAAGCAAAAGGCAATTATAATGAAAATGCTGGGTATGCTAAGAATTAATTATATCTTCGATAAAAAGAAATCTACAGTATATGAAGGAGATGACTTCTTAGCATACCTTGCAATTAAAAAATTCCAATCCGAGAAAATGATACTTATATCATCGGATAAAGACTTTAACCAGTTGCTATCAAATAACCTGAGGATATATAATCCCAGAAAAGATGAGATGATAAGAATGGATAACTGCAAAGAATTATTCGGTTATCATTCTCATGAAACGGTAGAGTACCTTGCAATGGTTGGAGATACTTCCGATGATATACCAGGGTTCCCGGGTATAGGCCCAGTAAAAGCAAGGAAAATCCTTGATGAGGGTAGAATTGAGAAGTTTATTGCCCAGAGTAAGAACAAAGAATATCTTCAAATATGGAAAAGGAATGAACAGTTAATCGACCTTTTCTGGTTTGTAAGACATAATCCATTGGATAAGTTACCAATTAAGTCAAAGAAGAAGTTTAAGTATGAGAAATTCAAAGAGCTTTGTATCGAATACTCTTTAGCATCATTTTTGACAAATGAATTTATAAAACCATTTAAGGCATTACATCATGAGTAAGAGAATTATGTTTGTGGGTCCCTCTGGTATAGGGAAAACTACTTTAGCTAAGTATGTAGCTAAGAGAGAAGATCTACCTTTTATTTCTGGTAGTATGTCAGATTTATTACCTGCTACTGAAGGGGTATCACATAATGAAATATTATCCCTCGGTTCGGAGGCAATGTATAAAGCAGATTTTCAACTTCTGAACAAAAGGAATAGGTTATTCAAGGATAGAGAATATTTCGTAACTGATAGGAGTTATGCAGATTTGGCTGCTTATTTTTGGTATAAGCAATCAAGAACTTTACCAGAATGTGAAATAGAACATTTTTTCTGTCAATGTAAGACTTTAATGGAAGATCAATGTGATGTAGCAATCTTCTTACCATTAAATCTAGATACTTATAAGCATTGGTCAATGGAAGATAATGGTAAGAGAATACTTAACAGATTCTTCCAAGTTCAGATATCATCTCTTATGGGGGAATTGCTTGCAAATTGGGAAATACCCACTATTTGTATATCTGAGCTCAATTTAGGTATGAGAACGGAACAAATCAATTACCATTTAGATAGGATATGGGGAAAGAAGTAATAGCAATAGCCTTTTCAGATTTACATATAAATCTATGGGCTAAGTTTAATGAGAACAATCACAGGACCCTGAATAGTTTCAGGGTTTTGTCGATTATACGGAAATTATGTAGAAGGTTTAACTGTCCTGCATTATTTTGTGGAGACTTATTTCATAAGGCCGAAACAATGGACCAAGAATTGGCAGAGATATGTTATAACGAACTAATCGAAGGATTTTGGATATATGCCATATCTGGAAATCATGATATTAAGAAAATAAGTAAGGTTGGTACTAAACCCTTTAGCTGGCTTTATCAAGTAGAGAAGTATGGTATCATGATATTAGATTATGAAAAAACCCAACTATCTTCTACACATAAAGATATTATGGTATATGGGGTTCCTTATATTGATAATAACGTGGGTCTAAGTGAATACTTAAAGAAGTTAGAATTAGATAAAAGTAAAAAGAATATTCTTTTACTACACACCGATTATCCTGGTGCAAAAGATACAGATGGTAGGGAAATAGATTCCGTAGAAAACTTAAATGTGAATGTTCTCAATAAGTTCGATTTAGTATTATGTGGGCATATACACAAACCACAAAGACTATCAAAGAAGGTTTATATGATTGGAGCCCCTAACCATCAAAGGAGAACCGATAGAGATTGTGAATTGGGGTATTGGAAAATCTATGAAGATTTGTCTCTGAAGTTTGTACCTTTGAAAAATTTCCCAAAGTTCATCGATGTAGAAAGGGAAGAGGATATTAAGGATGATGGCAATTATTATACGGTAATCCCTCAAAAAGCTAGTACTCCAGTTAATAACAAACATAAGATTACTAAGCAACTTTCTAAGAAGTCTCTAGCAAAGAGATACCTAAGAGAGAAAGGTATTAAAGATGAGGTTAAAACTAATCTATTAATTGAAACACTTAAAAAGGCTGAGTCATGTTAACGTTCTTAAACTTAGAGGCAGAAGGATTTTGTTCAATAGAATCCTTACATCTACAATTAAACCCAACTTGTACCATACTTATCAAGGCACCAAATGGGAAAGGGAAATCAACTATTCTCTCTGCCTTGGTATGGGCAATATATGGGAAAAACCTAAAGGGTGTTTCTGAGGTAAATACTTGGAAGCAAGTAAGGCCTAAAGATTACAAGGGTACTAAGGTACAAGTATATTTTCAGAAAGATTCTCATACATATAAGATAGTTAGATGTCAAAAGTATGATGAAGTACTTGAGGATGGTGCTAAAGGCAAAGACAGACTTATCTTCATGAAAGATGGAGATATAGTCGATATAAAAGGGAAGGGGAAGATACAGGATTTTATAAACAGAGAGATAGGTTTATCATATACTCTGTTTATGAACTCAATCATGTTTGGTCAGGGTATAAAGAGACTTATACAAGAATCTAATTCGGATAAGAAAAAGATATTCGAAGAAGTATTTGATTTAGAGTTCTTAAACCTTGCTAAAGGCATTGCATTACAAGATAAAAATAACTTGATATCTCAAATAAACGAGGTAGAGCATGAGTCTCAAATGCTTAAGAAAGAATTAGAGGCTAACAAGGAAGCTTACTTCGATATGAGAGATAGAGAAAAATCCTTCAAGCAAAAAATCAAAGAAGAAAGAAGAGAGTTAAAGCAAGATAGAGAAAAGCTAACTAAGCTACTAATTGAAAAACAAAAACAAATCAAGGATGAAGTAGATGCTTCGCTTCAGATAAAGATTAAAAAACAAAATGAACTAATCCTTGATTTGAGGGGTAAGATAAAAGATGCCAAGAATTTATCAAATGTACCTCTTAAGAAAGTAATTAAAGAATTAGTAATACAGTTAGAAGAAGGTCACTACAAACGTGCATTACGTGATGCCAAATCAATATATAAAGCGTTCTCTGACCTTGATAAATACGATAAGGAGTATCAGGAGGCATTAGAAAGGTTGGAAGAACTTAGTAGTGTAAATGATAGGTATAAGAAATTAAAATCAGACTGTGATGATATTGCTTCTGATATTGCTTCTATTGACGAAGACCTGGTTAAGCTCAAGCAAGAAAAGCTTAAGGTCATGTCTCCAAAGTATAAACAAAAACTTAAGGAGATTAGGAAGAATTTACGGAAGGTTGATGAAGACTTTCACAATAAAGAGTTAGAGTTAGAGAATTATAACTGGTTAATTAATGACCCATTGGGTAATAATGGGATTAAGGCTTATCTATTTGATTCATCCCTTGAGTTCTTAAATAAATGCCTTGATAAGTATTCAGAGGTATTGGGATTTAGGATTGAATTTAATATTGATTTGGGCACTGCTAGAAAAGAATTTGTTACTCTTATTGAAAGGGATGGGCAAATAATTGATTATGATGAACTTAGCGGTGGAGAAAAACAATTATGTAATGTTGCAATGGCATTTGCAATGAATGAAGCTCTTACGGCTTCTAAGGGTATTAACTTAGCATTTCTCGATGAGGTATTTGAATCTTTAAGTTCAGATAACGTAGAAGTAGTTACCTCACTAATACGTCACATATTCAAAGAGAAAACTCTATTCTTGATAACCCACTTAGATTCACTTCCTCTTGGTAATACCAAAATTCTGCAAGTGGAAAAGACCCAAGGCCTGAGTAGGTACCAATTACTATAATGGTATATAAAATACAATACACCATTATATTATGAACTCTAAGAATAAAGGAAATCGATTCGAAAGAAAAATTGCCGGGTTTTTTACGAAATGGACCGGGTACAAATTTGAAAGGAATAGAGCAGGGAGTGGAGCTTGGCATTCAAACAAGGACTCCACTTCCGATTTAACCTGTACTGATGAAAGGCATGCTCATAGATGTAAGATATCTATCGAATGCAAGAATTATAAAGAGATTAAGTTTGAACATCTACTCTTAGGTAATAAGGGATGCGATATATTGAAATTCTGGGAACAAGCTTCTAAGGATGCAAAAAGAGCAAATAAAGTTCCCATACTCTGTATGAGATATAATTCAATGCCATCAGAAGAATTTTTCTTTGTAGTTGGAAAGGATTTATCTTCCGTATTCTATAAACCCCTATTCGATAAAGCCAATATTATGGTAATTGATGTACCAAAGATAGATGAGATTCTTTATGTATTCATGGCTAGTGATATATTGAAGAATGTAAACTATAAGTTAGTACATAAACAAGCTAAGTTAATTCTTAAAAACCGGTAACCTATGAAGAAGCATACCCCATACTCATATTGTATATTTTACCTTGAAAGGAAGTACTGTGATAAAATCAATAAAGAACTCAAAGAAAAGGGGTATGACCAAATCAAGGCAATTATTCCTATGGTAAACGTATTAAGAAAAACCACAAAGGGTAAGATGGTATTCGAAGAAGTACCAGTATTATTCAATTATGGTTTTATGAGAATGCCCACTAAATTAGCATTCTCAAGGCCCTTTCTTAATAAGTTACGTAGGAATATATCTGGTATCAGAACTTGGTTACGTAATACCGAGACAATGCACCCAAGAAAGAAAAAGGTAAGGATTGACAATGCAGAAGACTTTGATGATTTCTCTTTAGTGGCTACTTGTAGTAGAAAAGAAGTAAGGCGATTTAAACGTATTGCTAGAGAGAATAAGAAGTTTTCAGTAGATGATTTAGTCAATGTAAAGCCTGGAGATTACTTAGTATTACGGGGTTATCCTTATGAGGGAGTAGATGCTACAGTATTAGAGGTTGACCATCTTTGTAAAAGAGTAAAAGTTCTTATATACCCTGAAATGGGAAGAATGGAAGTATGGTTACCTTTTGACAACGTTATCTATAGTGTATATTTAAATCATGACCCAGATAAGCTTTATGCTAATTCTGGGGAATATGACCCTAATCAGATAACCAATGAAGCAATTGATAGTATAATGAGATATAGGAGAATTTAATATTATGAACGAAGCTCAACAAAAAGCCTGGAGTTGTTTAATTGATAAAGAACAACAATCATTATTCCTTCAACTATCAGAAAGTAAATCTTCATGGGAAGCTGGTGAAATTTTAAAGTTATCTCATTACAAGTATCTTGAAATCCGGGAACGGTCAGAGAAATTCTTTAGGCTATTCTCGGATTTTTTTGAGAAACACACTTCTATTTTTCGACCAGATTGCCCCTGTGAGAGGAATTTCCAAGATTATATGGAGGGATGTTTAGAGAAACGATTAAAAAGAAAAGAAGCAAGCTTATTCACAGGAGACTCAGCTCAATTACTCCCAAAGGTAAACTCTAAAAATATAGAGAGAAACATGAAGAGGTTAAAGGAGTCTGATGATGAATGGGACATAGACACTCTAAGATTAATTCTTGAATTTGATAGGTGGAATAACTTTAGAATACTTCCAAGGATGCTACAACAGCCATCTGCATTTAAAAGGCGGTCGAATAAGAAGGATAAGATATATATCAAGTATCTTCTTAATAGAGTACCGGATTGGATGCACAATAAACTCAAGGAAAGGTTTAGGTATAAAGTAAAACCAGGAAAGAAAAAGTATTGGGTAGCTTTAATATCTGAGGACCTATATACCGATGGTTATCTATTGTTACCAGTAAGACCTTTGGATGAAGTAGTAGATGAATTTAGTAGATTCTACATGTATGTATTTAAAACTAAAGATGATGCTGATACCTTTGGTTTTATGGTATCTAAGTTCATGATTAAAACCGAATCTGTTAAGCTTGGACAAAAATTCTGGCCAGAGTACCGTTGCTGTGTGGAAAGAGCAGTAAACTATAATCAAGTGAACAACATAGAATTCAATATTAAGAAATTGGATATGGCTTATAACACACATATCAAGAGAAAGCCTAAAAAACCTAAATCCACTGCTGCGAACCGAGCAAAAACCTCGGATTTTTATAAAAATAAATAGAGAAATAAGATAAGATTAAATTATTTATTCTTATATTTGCAAAGAAAATAAATGAATACTTTAAAATATTAATGATATGGCAAAAAAGAGTAGAAAAGACATGAAAGCTCCATCCAAGGAGAAATCAAATTTCCTTGGTGCTTCTGGGAGAAACATGACTTATAAGGATTTAAAGAGAAAGGCAATAATATTAGGGATGCCTTTCCCTGATGCTTGTTCTGCTGGGGTATTTGACTTATTACATTATATCAATGTATCAGAAGAGAAGCCCGATAAATCGTTAATTGATAAATATGACGATTGGATGGATAAGCAATTGGAAACTATTGGGTATTCAAAAGATGACCCATTAAGGAATTCTCGACTAAGGCTTGGGTTTCTCGGAGAAGAGGGGGAAAATGGGCAAAGGAGAACAAAACGAGTTCCCGGAATAAAGAAACCTCGAGAAAAGAAACCACCAAGAGAGAGGGATGAATTTAATCTTATCAAGGGTACAAAGAAATCTTATGTATTCGAATTAACTGCAAAAGGTTTTGAACTTGATAGAGTTATTCGGAGAATGAAAAAGAAATTCCCCGAAGCAAATGAGAAATCTATCAATCTTTGGTATAGAATGGCAAAGAGGAATATAAATGGTAAAGCTAAAGGAAAGTAACAATGGACCCATACGACCAGATAGATATTATATATGGACTTGGAGACCAGATACTACCAATAAGATTGTTACTGAAAAGAAATTATATAGGAAACATCTAACCGGTATACCATACTTTACTAGACATCAAGTAAAGGTTACCTTAGTTTATCTTTATGGTGTAGATGTTCTTCAGTATATCCATATAATATCTGGGAGGAAACTTATAAAACAAGGCATTAGAGAATTATCCGATATGAATGGTAAACTTCTTAAAAAGGGTAGTACTAAATTCTGGTTTAAGGGTAAATTCGTAAAAGCAAGGAAGTTCATAATGCCCGATGAATATCACATAGATAAACACCGACGAAGAAGATTTATGGTACAAATGCACCGAGTCTTTAAGTCTAAAGGAAAAAAGGAATTCAATGAAAGGTACTCAATCAAACTCTATGGACAACGGCAAGGCATATCTCCCAAGTATACAAGGCAAAAGAGATTACAAATCAATCTTGCTATCCTACAGGATTTACAACAGGCTGAGTCAAGAGGAGAAAAATAAATTCAATCTGTTATTCTTGCAGTATCCTCCATTGGTAAGTTCATTGGCTTTATATTTAAGAAAGAAGATGAACATCCCAATACAAAAGGTACTATTTATCAAAGCACAAAGGGATATGCTCGAAATATTCGATGAGGCATCACTTAAATTTTTAGGGTATTTGCCTAAAGAAAGGTTTATTAAGAAGTCTTTATTATTTCAAGGGTTTGTTCCATTAGAGAGTATTAAACTTAGAAGGTCTTATGCTTATATAATGACAAATAGGATGATAGAAAATAAAATATGGGTCTACCCAATTCGATTATCCGATAACTATAAAACAATGATAAAAGGGAAATACAAATCCTATACCGAAGTATTTGGGAAGGTGGGTATTCCTGGGATAACTAAAATTAAATATAGCAATGAATAATAACGAAGGTTTTAAAATCACAGCACATCAACCAGCAAACCCATTTGCAGGTAAGAAGTTTAAGATAGTCACTTATCAAGGTGACAAGGAACTTGCCTCTCAGGCAATAACAATTGAATCTCAATTAGAATTAAAGACAACTCTAGATGAGATAAAACAATTCAATATTGCTCAGGAGGAATTATTAAAATCTGGGTATACTCAGAAATCCATACTGGTAAAGAAACTTATAACAGAGTGATATAAATAAATTATTAACCAACTTAAACATTACGAAAATGGCTAAGAAGAAAAAAGAAGTGGAACTGAAAGAAGTTTCCAGAACAGAAATCAATGGTGCAATCATCATTAAGTACGAAGACGGCTCAGTAAAGATTATCCCTGCTCCTATTATGCTTTCTGCCGAAGAAGCCGAAGACCTTTTTGGTTCTGAATCCGATGACGAGGAAGAAGAAGAAGAGGAAGAATCAGACGATGATGATGATGATTCAGAAGAGGAAGAAGAAGAGGAATCGGATGATGACGATGAGGAAGATGATGATGATGATGATGATGATGATTCCGAAGAGGAAGAAGAAGAGGAAGAACTGACCGGTGAAGAACTTGCCGAAATGGACTTCGAAGAACTTGAGGATGTCTGCGACGACAAAGACCTTGAAACTGACCCAGACGATTATGATGAAGACGACATCGAAAAACTCCGTAAAGCAATCGCTAAAGAACTCGGTCTCGAATTGCCGGCAAAGAAAGAAGCCAAAGGTAAAGGCAAGAAAGGGAAAAAGTAATCTGGTAACCGTATTCAAGATTTAAAAGAAGGTAGGGAAATTTCCCTACCTTTACTATCAACTATTAATAAACGTAGAAGTTTACTTATAATAACCATTAACTTATAAAACATTAAAAATTATGGCAACAAAGAAATCAGACTCCAAGAAGAAAGGGGATAAAGAAAAAGACCCCGAAAAAGAAGCTAAACGCAAGGCTCGTCAAGAGGCACTTAAGAATCGGCCGGCTGAACAACGTCCTAACAGCAAGCAAATCGATGTTATTGCTATTAACGACAAATCCAAGGTAATGAACTTTGGTTATGCCGTTAAGAACAAGGAAGGCTATCAGGGTGTAGTGGTTACTTCTGTATTGGTTACGGATGGCAAACCGGTATCAACTTCAGTTTCATTCGTTCCGGGAACTCTTACCGTTAAGTCTAAGAAAGGACATGGCGTTATTTGTTCTCCGAAAAACAAAAAGGCTAAGGAAGAAGAAGAGGAAGAATCAGAAGATTAAACTCTAACTTACTAACTACTATCCCATATGTCTGCTATATAAATTTAGAGTTTAAGTTCATATGAATAACATCTACACTTAGGACGTTGTTCAGCCAAAAGCTCATTGCCTGTGAAGGTAGTGGGCTTTAATTTTTTATACCCATGGAAGAAGAGAAATTAGCAATTCGAAAGAACATTCGAATACTTGCATTGGATAATCTAATAAATACTTATACTGATGCACTAGAAGATAAAGAATTAAACCTGGGACCAGATGAAAGGGAACTTGCCATCAATATAATAAATGAGGCAAGAGAAATGCTATCAGAAGAAACTCAGGAAGTATCTAACCAAGTAATGCAAAGACCCAAATGGAAAAAGACTTAAGATTATTAGTGGGAAACATTAATCAAACTCTCAGAGAATTAGATTATGTTTCGTACCTTAAAAAGGTAGCTCTTAGTAAGGGTAAGAAAGGCGAATACCAATCCCATAGGTTGAAGAGTAATTATCTGAAAAGAAAACTCATATCTCTTAAAGGAGCCCTGAATAAAAAACTTCATGGGACTTATATTGTTGCCCAATTTAATTTTATAAGGGGGGAACAGAAAGAAACTTTTGAACAAACTTTTACGGACTTATCTCAGAAAGAGGTAGAAGATATACTTCAACTCGAGGCAGTTTTAAAACAATGCAGTTTAGAAATCCTAGAAATTAAAGAAATCCCAACCCAAATTAGGAAGGTATAACTATGGTATTATGTAAATAGGAAATTCAATTATTCACCTAATATAAATGAAAATGGCTAAGAAAGACGAAAAGAAGAGTAAATCGGAATCCAAGACTCCGGAACTCACAAAGGCTAAGAAAGCTTTGGATGCTTACCTTAAAGAGAACAAGTTGGACCCTACTAAGGATTGGACCAAAGACAAGAAACATGGTAAAAAGGTTACCGAACTTGTAAACAAGCTCAATAAGGAAAGAGACAAAGTTGCTGCTGCCTATCCTGAAGCTGACCAAGAGAACAACAAGAAATTGGTAAAACTCAAGGAAAAAGAGAAGAAGGAAAAAGATGAGAAGAAGTCTGCCAAAGAGAAAAAGGAAAAGAAAGGAAATGGTGGTAGAACAGCTACCAAATACGATTATCCTCTCATCGATGGCAGAGAAATGACTTCGGCTGAGAAGAAAAAATACCGTATGGAGCAAAGAAAACTTGCTTCAGGTAAGGCTCCTAAGGAGGAAAAGGAAACTAAGAAAAAGAAGGAAGAAAAGGTAAAAGAGAAACCGTCTTCCGATAAGAAAGATAAGAAGGCCAAAGACAAGAAGAAAAAGAAGGCCGCTAAAGAAGAAGATTAATAAGAGCACTTTTTACTTTTACTTATCATATTTTTGAGTATTCGTTAATAATGGTAGAAGGCCTGGCAATATAAAAATTGTTCAGGCCTTTTATTTTCTAATTAAGTCGAAAATGGAACAAGAAGTATATAAACCAAAACTTAGAATCACTACACTATCAGAGAATGGTACCCCATTATCCGATAGGTTGGTAGATGCATATACCGAGATGAATTCAGGTCCAAAGGTACAGCATAACGGTCCCATAAGAGTAGAAGTAACTCTTACTAATAAACAAGATATTGATAACTTCAAAGAATACTTAGATAGGTTATCTGGTACATTGCCTGCTAAGGCACCTAATGTGGGCAGAGGAAGACCTGCAGGGTCTACAACTAAGGAATTGGAATCACCAAGGGAGGATATTCTTGCAGATGTAGAAAAAATGATTGAAGAGGGTAAAAGCCAACAAGATATTATTAAATATCTTAGGGGATTGGGATTTGTATTTATCCTTACTGAGGACTTTCTATTTCACTTTCCCGGATTTGAGTTCAATAAAAAAGATGTTGGAGAAGCAACGGACAATAAGCAATATCCAAATTCATTCTCTTGGATGGCAAGATGTATCAAACGAGCTAAGGACCCAAAAGCAGATAAATTTGACCCAATGGTAATCTTTGGTTTTAGCATCCTTGGGGGACCCTCGAAAAAGATTATCCCATATCTCTATAAGGAAAGGAAGAAACCATTAAGGGCCCAAGTTGGTAAAAACGTAATCTCCTTCTCTCAGGCAGAATTCACTAAACTTCCCAAGTATATGTTAGAATCCGAAAGGATTAAGTTCTCTACTGAACAGAGACAATTGCTTCTAAGTCCCGAAAAGAAGCCTTCTAAATTCTTCCTAAGATGGGTAAACGATGCTATATTCCCAGACTCCATAAAGGAAAAGATGGAAGAAATCAAGAACCGCTAACACTTACCTCCGTATTTATTAAAAGAGTATTTTATATAAAATAATTTTAGTATATTTGCATAAAGAAAATTTAATTATGGACAAGGAAACAAAAGACATCGTAAAGCTCATTGCTGGTATTCAGATTGAATCACTCAACTCAATCAAAGAGGACGTTAAAAATGGAAATGATATTGCCCAAGACTTAATCAAAAAACTCCTTCAGATTGAGGATGACGAAATAATTCGAGCACTAGACGAGCACATTGAATTATACGTAGAAATGGAGAATACCCCTCAACTGATAAATATGCTAAGTGAATACCAAATGCTGGTATGCTCTCACATATTGTTCAGAATGGAAGATGAATGGGTACATACTAATTCTCAGGGAGTACTTGGTACTTGGGCAATATTCCAGAGGGCAAATCTCAAATTCCACCCAGAACTAACACTTTTAAAATTTTAATATAGACATGGAAAAGAACGAATACTTAGAATCAGTAGAAATGAACACCGGAGTCGAAATGACTCCTTGCGAATCCTCTAATATTGAGGGCTTTGGTTATGACTCAAAGAAAAAACAACTTTGGGTTGCTTTTAAAGGTAATCGAGTTTATCGCTATGATGATGTACCTTATGAAATCTGCAACGAGTTACATCAAGCAGAATCAAAAGGTAAATACCTTGCAAAGAACATTAAAAATAAATTCGAAACTACAGGTTATGAACTCAGAAACTAAATTCATATTGGGCCTGGTAACCTTGGGGGCAGTGATTTACTTTATTGGTGAGAATAAAACTCATCCAGTAGAAGTGAGCACTGCTCCTTCTCGTTTTGAAAGTCCAATAACCAAGTTAATCTCTCTTCAAGATAGCATGGGTATTAAACCAAAAGAAAGGGAGCAAAAGAAACAATGGTATAAGTATAGGGTAGAAATAGAAACTATTCCAGAAAATCAAATCTATAAGATTGAGAAATCTGGATACCAGCAATATGAAGTTTCTAGATTGGGTGAAACTTATTCCTATGTAACCTACGAATTTACCTCAGACAAGGTAATGACTACTCAAGAAGCCTATGACTTCGTAAAGAAATATCCTGAAAGATGTACAAGGGTACCAAATACATCACAAGATAACATTTACGATAAATATAACGAGGATTATGAAGATTACATAAATGATCCAGAGGATGAAATTAATTATCCTCCAGAAATCTTCGACTTCCTAGCCGATTAACCCGAGCAAATAGAAAATAATTCAAATAAAATTTTTCTATTTAAAATAAAGTTCTTATATTTGTATCAGAAAAAGAAATTAATCATTTTACTAACATTTTAAATATAGACGTTATGAAAAAGAATGAATCAAAGGTTACTAACCTGGTTGCAACTAAGGTTGCCGAACAACTTGAAGGAATTAAAAATTCTAAGACTGCTAAGGCTTCTGCTCCTAAGGCCAAAAAGACTAAAAAGGAATTGGTACAAGATGCTCAAGAAGCTGCCACTAATTTTGCCAATGCTAAATTGGTAGAACTCTCTCCTAAAACCAAAACTTCCAAAAAGGAACAGGTTGTCAAGGAAGTTAAGGAACAACAAAAACCCTCCATCATCGAACAGGTAATTTCTAATCGGGAAGTTAAATACGTATACCCTGCCGATGTAGTTGATACACTTGCTCGGAAGAAATGGAGACAACAAACTCGAAACGAACTCCATCGATTGGAACTTGCAATGGCTCGTATCAAAGATACAAACTCTAAGGAATTCAAGGCTGCGGCTAAATCCTATGAGGACTTTAAAAAGAAGGTCCTCAAACCAGAACAAGTTGCATAAACCTTTATTAACCAGGTGCCCGGGATAATTACCTGGGCATCTCAATTCATACAAAATGGATTACACTATCTTCTCTGATAAAGAGATGCTTAAGCAGGACAAAGAATTGGTAGAATTACATAAACGATGTTGTAAGTCCTATCTAATCCAACATTCACTTAAGCACTCCAAGATTAAGAAGTTCTTTATCGTTTACGATTGGTATATAAATACCAATAACGTAAGGAATTTCTTTTTCAGGCCTATAAACCTTTTCATTCAGGCATTGCTTTTAGGGCAACTTGATGAAATATCCGATTACATTAATCCTAACAAAAATGGAAAACGAAAAAAGAAACGAACCAGAAAAGTATAACGTACTTTACTGCAAAGGCAAATATCAGTATAAATCTAAATATCCCCAAATAGAAACTAAACATAAGGTTATCTATGCAGGGCCAGTAGAACCAATGGCACCCATCTGGGATAATGTATCAGATATATTAAGGAAATCTGATAGAATTTGTACTGAATCTCGAAGAGAATTAAAGAAGTTAGAGGAATGTTCACAGAATAACCTTTACTTCAAGAAAAATGGTATTACCCATATAATCGTATACAAATGTTTAGAGAAATAGTTAAAGACCTATATATAGGCAAATCGAAGTTAACCATAGAATGTAACCAAAAGGAAATACCCCAAACTACTCTGGTTCAAGACATATTACAGAATACTGGATTTACGGGTAATATGCCCGACTACGGTACCTATGGTAATTTCAAGGATGGGAAATTTGAGATTACTCCAATGATGCCTAAGCATTGCTTATTTATTACTGGGGTACCCAAAGGGGCAATCCTTGATAATTTCAGAGTTAGAAGAACATATTGGTCCTCTTATTATGAGGATGATGTAAGAGGGTACTTATTTCAGATTACAGATGAAAGTATACCTCGTTTAATAATCACAAACTAAATCTATATGGAAGCAATCGATTACGTAAAATTATTTAAACTCGACCAAGAGAATTATGACTTTAAAAGGGAGGAGTTTATATCCGAATTAGGTAAAGAATTTCTAGATTATTGCCAAACTACCACAATTGGGATAGATAAAAAGACTGGCAATATATACTACTACCGATTTAGGGAAATAGTTAAGAATTTCGAAACTAAATTCTGGGCAATCTCAGAACTTAAAATAGGAGAACCATTAACCCAGAAATTATGGAATGCCTTTTTCGCTACTCAGGTAGTTCCTTTAAGGCAAAGGTTATTCCCAAAGGTTCAGAAATTAATCGAAGAGCAAAAGGGGATAACCAATAACCGTAGTAAACAAGACAAAAAACCTACGAACCATAAAAAGGCAAACTATGGCAAGGGAAATCACAGACCTGCATGGGAATAAATTTAAGGTAGGGGATTATAAGCTTTGCCTTAATATTCCCATCACTGGGAAAGGTAATTTAGTATTCACCAGGGACCTAATCTCTGGTGAACCTTTTAATTTATCAGTAAGTAAGAAAAAATATAAGGGATATTTCTATAACCTATCTTTGAATTTGTATGTAAGGTTCGATTTAGAGTATATGGGTTATGATGAAAGTTCCGATATCAGAAAATCTCATTTGTATGTCAGAAAAGGAAAATAAAATGGTAAGATTCCCAAGACCTATGGGGACTACTGCAATGGCATTAGAATATCAGAAGAACCCAAATGATGAACTTCTGATAAAGATACATAATTATATCATCAATCAATGGCTAATGGGAAATGGTGTATTATGTGGTATCACATACGACATAAATACATTCTCATATCGTATGGGTATAGATATCAATTACATACGGGTATTTATGAGAGATAGGCTATTAAGCTCTAGAATATGGGATAAAGAAAAGGCAGAAGATTTACTACAAGCATTAATGGGAGAACAACTAGCATGGGCTTTGGAAGACCGTATGGAAATAGCCCATCAGGTTAATATCCTAAGAGAATCTCAGGGAGGGAAATACGTACCGTTTATATCTGCCGAGCTGGGAAAGGCCCTTAAATTAAAGCTTGAATCCTCTACATCATTGCAGTCTATCGTACGTAATCTCACTGGAGGAAGTACTACGAATATATTTGCTCAATTCAATCAACAGAACAACGTAACACAGCAAAATGCAATTACTGTTGAAGAGGCCCGTCAAATCGTATTTGAATCACAAAGGGTATTGGATAAACCAGAAGAGGCTAAACTATTGGAAGACAGGTATGACATTAAGTCATTACCCGAAGTAGTTGCTACTAAACAAGAAGGAGTAGATACCAGTAAAGAGGGTCTTAACCTTAATAAAGCAGAGCTAATGCAAATTACTGATGATTATAAGGGAGCTATGTCTTCATTCTCTAAAGAACATCATGAACTACGTAGAGAAATCGAAATGCGTATAGACCCAGACGAAGAAGACCCAGAGTTATATCAATATGAAGACTTTGAGAAAGAAGAAAAAGAGGATGGCTCATTTGCATCTCAATTCCTCCGAAATAGTAAGCTCCCATAGTTATATCCGGATATTGCATATTTAAAAAGAAAGAATTATATTTGCATATCAATTTTAAAATAGACAAAAATATGGAACTACCAAAGACATCTTACAAAGAGACTCGGGTTAACAAGGTTAATCAGGGTACATACTTTAAATTAAAACCAACTGATACTGCTCCAGTATGGGTAAGAGACCATTATGATAAATCATCTAAGACTTATGCTTGCCATAAGTATGATGACTCAAATCACGAAAAATTTCTCAAGGGAACAAGGAAAATATACATTGACTTTACATTTTAATCACATGAACTTATTTAAACGAAAGAGATGCTGTAGTGAACTCATTGCTATTAAAAATGGCAACTTAGTATTCAAATTGAGTAATACTCATATCAATGCTTCTTATAATACTTTACAGGCAATAATGAGGAAATCTGGTATATTCGATGAGAATCTATATTTCGATGTCTATCAGGAATATCGGAAACATTATGCTATATACGACGTAGTACCATCGTTGCTAAGGTATAAGATACCCTTGATATTTTCAGGTAGATACCCAAAGAAACTATTCGATAATCAGTTTACTTTTGAGGAATTAATACCGAATAATTTGGTATATCATAGTTTACCCGAAAATTTTAGATTACCAGAAAGCTTAGAGAAAATTCTTTTAGAAGTAAGAAAAAGGGTATCTGCTTATATAGACCAAGAAGATATATCAGACCAGGGTTATAGGGATTTGGTTCGAATGAATTTCGTAAAACAATGGGATGTATTTAGAAAGGACCCATCTCTTATAGATTGCTATATGGATGCTCAATTGGGCATGCTATATATGTGGGCTAGAGTAGAAAATAAAACAATCGTAAAGAATATAATCGAAAGAACTCAAGATGAACTAGCTCAAGAGTTCTTATCTAAATATCAACAAAATGGAGAATAAAGAGAAATTTGCTTTCCGAAAGGTTAAAATGTCGGAAGGTGTAGAGGTAGAATTTATTAAATTACTTACCTCAGTAGAGACTAAAAATGATGAGGATGTAATTAAAGCTTTTAAAGTTCAATTATCCTCTGGAGTATTAACTTGCCATGCAGAAATGTTATCTAGAACACCAAGCCAGATAATATTTCAAACATCCCAGTTCAGTAAACCCTATAACTTTTATAAAAACTGGGAACTATGGGTATTCTCTAATATCCTGGGTGTATGGACTTTAAATAGGTTTAGGATATGATTACAATGAAAAACCTCCAAGTAGAGGATATAAAAGATGAATGGTTATATAATGCCTTAACACAGGGCATCAAGGAATGTATAACTGCTCCAGTCCTAACTTTGGACCCAACAAAACCAGAACCCATTAAGAGGGCAGAGATGATACTGGACAATTTCTCTCAGGAAGATTCTCCAGTAGTAGCTACAGTGATTGCTCCAGGCAATTTCATACAGATGATATTACCGAAACATGAGATACTTCTATCGGTAATGTTTATCTATAAAGAGAGAAATACCTATGTACAACTCATAATACAAAAACTTGCTTATGAACGAGAAAAGATTACCACCAAGACTAATGGTTCTGTTAGTAGTACTGAAGGGTGAAAAGGTATATAAAATACCTCTCGAATCAGGAATAAAATTGGACCATCTAAAAGATTTCAATACACTAAGAAGAATCCTTACTCCTTTAGTACAACTATATCATGGAGTAGGTTTTGATACTAGACTTACTTATGATGAGTTTAGTATCTTCTTTAATGACTTACAACATTTGGGGTATGAACTGCTTAATGAATATCACTTGGGTATACAAGAATTAGTAGAAGCAAAACCTATCACTGAAAATGACCAGGATATTAGGGAAATACGAAATGGGTTACTTACCTCTCTTAAATCTCAGGAGTTATCAGAGGTATTAGCTACTAAACTAAAGCAAGCCATACATGAAGTATTTGAAAACGAAAAGAAGAAAGGTGGACTAATGTACAAGGAACCCTCTTTAGAACCTATGGAGAATTCAATAATAAAAGAGGCTTTATACTTGCTAACTCCCCAATTACCTTAATAATTGAAAGGCAGCCTAATCCACTGCCTTTCATAGCGTGTACATATCCTCAGCCTCCCTAAAAATAAATTAGATATATTTTTCTATAAAAATAAAAATGCTTATATTTGCATATCAATTTTAAAATAGACAAAAATATGAAAACGAACTCAGTAACTTACAATCAGGCAGACGAACTAAATAAGGTAGTTCGCAATTTCTTAGAAAAGAAATCTACATTTGAACTTGACTCTGATGAACAGGGTAGTCTTCTTAATTTCCTAATGGGACTCTTAATCAAACTAGAGGATGATTACAAACTCAATTGCTTGGATATTAATCAGGTACAAATCTATGATACTACCTATTATTCTTTCATTTTCGAATCAATAATAACTGCCGATACTAATCCCTATAAGGGGCAATTAGCATCTGCTGCAGTTCAATTCATGAATGAATTTACCGATAACGATGGGAGGTTCATATCATTCAATCAACTCGATAGAAACAACTGGATTTTCCAACTTAATTTCTCAATCGCATGACAAAGTATAACGTTAGTCCATTAGTTGCTCGGGAGATAGAATTCTCCACGGGCACTATCTTTGGTGGTAGCTGGTGCCGATACTTTATTTCAATCACTTTACACCAATGCTATATAGAAGCAACATGGAAAACCCGTCCTAAAAATGATTTAGACGGGCACAAAGAAATCTTTAACTCTTTACAGGAGTATCTAGATTGGTTTGCTAATCTTAAGAAAACTTACGGGAGGAGAATATCCCGTAAACAAATGGTATATGCTGCATACGATGAAACAACTCGTACCTTTAGTTACAAACCCTACGAGAATTGGGCTACCAGACGTTCTAAGGAGAAATTAAATAAGCCTAAGGAACCAATACTGGCCGATGAATTATACTAATCCCCCAATCAGTTAATATACCTCAGGGAGTTCAGAAACACTAACATCTGGGCTCCCTTAATTATTGCATATTTAAAATATTATTTCTATATTTGCATAAGAGAAAAATAAATATAATTATTAACCGACCTTGAACGGGGTCACAAAACTTATTTCTTATGACAACTATTAACGAAATCTCAAATCACATTATGGGTTACTTTGATGGAACTCTTGATGCTTTTGGTTACACTGCTCAATCAGTTAACGAAATCTCAAATCCGGATGAATCATACATGGGAACTCTCAATCTCCAATTCCGGGAGTATCCTATAGACGATGACGAAAAGGTAGAAACCTACTGCAGAGAATCCGATGCTTTTGAACAATACGTGATAGAATTCATTAATTCTCATTGGGATGAACATCACCCATTAAAAGAACTTAACCCTAATCATCATTACATGTCAAACTCATATGGAGATACTATCCAGGTACATTTCAATGATGAATCCCTTTTCATTATCATTACTATGACAGGGCAATATTAACAAAACCCTCTGGGAGGCACTCAAAACACCTCCCAGAACCTCTTTATTTATAAAAATAAAAGTAATTATAGAAACAAGTTTAGAAATAATTTTGTATATTTGCATAAGAAATCAAATTACTAACATTTTTAATATAGACATTATGAAAGAATTAAAAAATTTAGATGCCATCCGAGAACTGCTTGCTTCTCATCCTTTTTACACTTATGATTACACCGATGGTATTCACATTAACGAGGATAACTCTAATTCAATCTATTCAATCGACTTAGACAATGATCCTCTTGCTGCCTATATCTCTGGGTATATCATCACTTATACTTCAGAGGAAGCTCTTTTCGAAAATCTAAAGGAAAACATTACTTCCCACATGGATTTAACAAAAGGTGCCGACGACCAATACTATGATTATTCTCCTTCACAGGTAGAGGCTATCCTATTCGGAGTTCCTCAATTAACTCCAGAACATCAGGATTACATTATAACTGGACTCAAAAAACATCTCCGGGAATTTATCCAAGATGAGGAACAAGACGATGACATGATATCCCAATACACCAACATTTATAATGCTATCGAAAAATGGGAATCAGACAAAAGAGAAACCCAACTCTTTGATTCCCTGGCTGCATCAGAACTCATTAGACAACTTAATAAATAATCACTATGGTAAACTTATATAAACTCTTAAACGTATTGGAACAGGGCATGTCCTTGTTCCAACTCAATAAATGGAAAACCGAAGGCATCTGGTATCCTATTACTCAATACAAAAAGGAATCAGACGAAATTCAGGTAGTAACCAATTTATTTATCCCGGAACAAAAGGAATATCACATTCAACTTTCTGGAAATTATCCCGAAGAATCAGAAGCCTGGGACAAGTTTCTAGAGGAAAACCAATGGAAAATCTACCCATTACTTGCAAACATAATGCAAGTCTTCTTGCCCACAGGGAACTATCAATTATTCTATACTCAATATCCACAAGGATTCATATCCATAATCGCTAAGCCCCATGATAAGTAAAGAACTCAAATCACAATTAAGTATTCTCAAGGAAACTAACCCAGAATATATTCAAACCCTAAAGGATGCCATTACGGCATCCTATAAGGCAGAACTTCAGGCAATCAAACCCAGTTCTACCGAAGAAGAGGAACAACTCAATATCGAACTCAAGGACATAGTATTAAAAATACTATTTGGGCCTTTCTATAACTATTTCGTATCAGAATACGTAGTATCAGATACTATATGGGAAGAACAGGATAAACTAATCGAGGACTTATATTATTACTTCAAATCATGACACCGTATATTCAACAACAACTTAAAAAGCTATGCGATAATCCAAATTGGTATGACGATATGCTCATCTCATGGGATAAAAACCCAAGAAATCAAAGGGAAGCTATCTATAACTACCTTTCTCATGTACAACTAAATGGGTTACTAGAAAACACTCAGATAGTTTTTACATTCATAGATGGCGACATGAAACCAGCTTTCTATTTCGAAATTCCCAGAGATACCAATCGATATCTTATACTGGGAATCCTCGATGAAGCAGGTTATCCTCATTGCTGCCTATTAGGCCAACCAAAACAAATGTTTAACCCTCAACTCAATTAACATCATGAAACCAATCATAACAGTAAATGAATATCCTATCGGATGGGAATGGCTAGACAAAGTACCTCTAGAAGACTTTACTTGGCTAATCGAAATATTTAGTACCATAACAGATAACACTGATACTTATGACTTTGCTACCTTCGATAAGGAAATAACTAATGGAGAACCTCCTTATCCGGTAATCGAAATCAATAGGAAAGGCTTAGCCTACTTCATGAATGAGGACCAAGGCTATAAACCAGGTATATCCATGTACGGTCACTACATAGCATGCAAATGCCTTGACATATCCTCAGAAGAGGAATATATGAATCAATTAACCGATATAAGAATCCTAACTAACGAACTAGAGCCATGCTAACATCAGGTAGATTCTTAGTATCATTCGAAGTCCCGGGACCATTACCTGGGACTACCGAAGGCTTCTGCGAAGAAATGAACGTAGTGTACAGAACCGAGGAACTTAATACCTACCTCCGCTACCCCAAACAAGAAATAAACCCATGGCATAAACATAGTACCTACATAAGGCTAAAGCTAAGAGAGATCCTTAAAGTAAACCTAACAGATATAACCATAATCGATATAATATCACTACCATGAATATCATCTATCACATAATCCGAATAATACTATCCGTAGGCACCATCCTAACCCTCATACGCAATGAGAAAATATACCAAGCCTACAAACACCACCACCCAACAAACAAATTAAGGTATATAATATCACAAATCCTAATATTAATCCTATACACCTCATCACTAATCTTAGTATCCTACACATATAGGATTATACTAACCCACCTATAACCCAATACTCCCCTACCCAACACAAAAATAAAAAGAAAATCATATAGAGCCTAACTAAGCTACCATCCTAACTAAGGTACATATAATAAAATACCTAATACACATATACCCCTTATTATACTACATACATAATCAATATACCATAATACATATATCAAGGTACCTCGCCGGGGGTTTTGGGGATTTAGGCAAACAAGGCAAGTGATAACCCCTCTACTATACAAAGCCACTCAACTCACTATATAGCCACTATACCATATAGCTCTACTACACACTTTAAAGGCAAACTCAAAAAGGCCTAAAAAGGCAAATAAATCCGACCATTAATGGCCCCTAAATCCCCTACCCCTAAGAGCCCTTTATATTAGTATATATTATATAATAAGTACTGGGATTAGGTAATCGGATTTGTGATTGGGCAATTAAAATATTAGGTTTTAGGGCTAAATGGTTTATAGGATTTAAGGCCTTCAAGGGGCATATTTAGGTAATATTCCTAGTAACTCTGTAATTTATTTGCTTAGTATTTATATTAGCATTAACTTTTGTATTCTAGGACAATTTTGTGATTTAGGGGTACCTTGATTACCAAGAACCATTAGGTATTATATAATATAGGTTATAGGTAGGGAAGGTAAATGGCAATCTCCATTCATGGCCTCAAGGACTAAGGTAAATATAATTCAAGGCCCTTAATAACCTACGAAGGCAATTGAGGTTATTGCATATATAATATATTATATTTATATTTGCATTGTAATAATAACTAATTAAATATAGACGTATGAAAACAAGTATTTTAACAACTGATTTTAATTTTGCAAAGAGTATTAATCTTTCATTAATTGCTGCACCTGATGCCTATCCTTCTTATCCATCAGGCATGCTAGACTTCATTAAGCCTTACTTACAGGAACTACAGGAGAACACAATCATTCCTGATTACTTAACTCTAGTATCAATCCAAACTATCGATAACCAAGATGCTGGGGTACACATATTAACCTTTACCATCAATGACCCAGAACATTTCGATGACGATGATACTGCTGGCATCACTTGCCTTGAATGCTTACGGGATACCTTTGCCTATGACCCAGAGGCATGCTTTGGTCAGGCACCTAAGGTAAACGAATTCGAAAACCTTTACACAGTAACAGTTCCTTTCACTTGCTAAATCACTAAGAGGTATCCATAACAGGGTACCCCTATTAATACATTAAATACAAACGTTATGAAAGCTCTTAATCAAATTTCAAATCTCATCATTCTTACCTTAGTAAATTACGCTAGGGATTATCCATGGGCATCTTACATTGCCAATTCACTTTCACAATTCGATTCGATATTGCCAGAACTAATGCAATCGAAAGCTAAGGAAATATCTATCTACCTTAACACAGATGATTGCCTTATGGAATTCTCATCCGAAATCCCTGACCCAGAGGAAATTGAACCCGATTTTACCTTCAACATCAAGTATATAACCTTTCAGGTATACTTCGATTAATATATTAACCCAGGGCCTAACTAAGGTACCTGGGTTTTTACTTACGCTAACTTAGTAAGCCCTTATAGGCTAATCTATGAAACCCCTTTCCCCATAGGCTTACCATAGTCCATATATGGCCTTATAGAATTAGGACCAAGGGGTTTTATAGAGGGATATATCCCAAGGGCCTTAATTCTTTATCACCTTAGTCGATTAATGGCCATCAATATACAGGTATATAATACACTCTCAAGAGGACAGGCATAGGCCATATAGGATTATCCATATACATATCATATATGCCCACTACAAGGCGTGCGAAGATTCTCCTTGTGAACCCCCAAAATTAAGTGCAAAAATTAAGTCCTTTTTAGGGTGCAATAAATTTTTGAATTTATAGATTTTTCACAAAAATAATTTTGAAAATAAAAATATTCATTTTCTCAAAAAATTTTCTTGAAAATGTTTGTAGATTAAAATAAAGTCCGTATCTTTGCAATGTGAGAAAAACAAAAAGATATTTGAAAGATTTTATTTAAAACTTTTTAAGAAAATAATTTTCTAAAAATTTTGTAGATTAAAAAATAGTTCTTATCTTTGCAATACAGAAACGAAATAAATAATACCTTATTAAGATAGTTTAAAAAGTCTTGAAAGTCTATTTGAAAAGGTAATAAAAATAATAAATAATAAAACTTTCAAGCAATTTAATTATGAAAAATCAAATTAACAAAGTGAATGTAGAAAAAGCAAGTGCAAACAGTAAAGCAAATAGTTTAATTGCTTTAGATGTTTTAAAGTCTGTGAAAGAAAAAAATCAAGGACTTTTTAAAACGGCTTTAGGAACAAAAACAGAGATTTATAAAAAAGAATTGTTTTTGGGAGCAAACGAAAAGCAAATCAAATCTTTGCGAAAAAAGTTCAGAAATGTTACTTTTAATTTTCTTTCTACGATTGCAACGAATGCAGATAAAAAACTAATTGAGGGCTTTATAGACTTTTATAAACAAGTCTATGTTATAAATGATTTTTCTTTTTCTTCTATCGCAAGCGAAAATACAAAAGAAGAAAAGAAAGAGATATTAATAAAAGGGCTTGAGATTGTAAAAAAATCTTTGAAGTAAAACAAAATTAAAGTAGGGGAAATATTTCCCCTACTAACTTAAAATAAATCATTTATAAAGATATGGCAGTATTTACACAATATTTAATTATTAATATAGCATTGTTTGTAATTATAGCTTATTTAGTTATTCAATGCTATAAGGATATAAAAGAAATTTTAAAAGACGATAACGAAACTTTTGAGGACTAAAAGAAAGCAAAGGGATAAATAAAAATGTTTATCCCTTACTTTTTATTTTCAAATGTTAAATTTAACGTAACCGTACTCCCCTTTTAGTACCACAACTTTCGAAGCCCTCACATTAAGGGGTACCTTGAAGGCAAATACACATTTTTAGTACCAGGAAATTTTGACACCTCGTATTAGAGGCATGCCCAGATATCCCACACCAAACATGCCCACATAACACACAAAGAAGCCAGAGACCTAACATCCCTGGCAACTAATTAAAGTATAGCACGAATTAAATCCTTAGTCCTATCTTTCCCAAGAACTCCTCGAACCTTACCACCTTTCTTCTCATAAAAGAAAACATAATACTGTTGAAGATTCCTTAACCACCATCTCTTAACTTCACCATACCCATCAAAGTACCTTTCTATACAATTCATATCCAATTGGGTAATCCATATCTGATACCAAATCCGATTATCCTCTTGGCATTTAAGAATCCTCTTTTCATTATCATCCCTAATTGTTTCAACCTTCACCATCTTAATAATCCTCCCTCACTGATTTTAACCTACTGGTAATATCTATTCTCCCAGTAACCTTTAACACCCTACTATTTTTTCTCTTTAGGTATAAATATCTTAAATAATCTTCTGCCCTTTCAATTGCCTTATCCTTATCAAGGAAGGTTTCTATATTACTCGAATACTTATCTCTAAGTGTAAGCCAAAACACCAATCCCAGGAAGGAATACCTAATCCTAATGAAGTACCTTCCTCTGCTTGTATGGTAGTAAATCTGATACTGATACTTTCTCATAATTCTTTATATTGATTATATAATATCATAGACTTCGGATTATCCCTCTGGTAGATTACAATATCAAAGTTCTTTCTATAAACCAAAAACTTATAAAGATATGGAAGAAACATTATTCAAACTAGCACGTGCAATTACAGATACAGGTACAGATACTGTATCTTCAGAGGGTGGTACTATAACCTACCGTATCACTTCCCTCAAAAGGAAACTGGTAAATGGCAAAGTAGTTTCAACCTCTACACCCTCTTGTACTTTGGGCTCAGCCTCCGTAAGTTGGGCTATTTGGGGAGGAGTTACCGTTGGAGATGGTTACTTAGATGTAAAAATTAACTATTCAAAAAATACTGGGTCCTCAAGGTCTACTACTCTGACATTTGCCCAAAATGGGTCTAATAACAAAATCAATCTCACAGTTACTCAGGAACCTGGTGTAACCTATAGTGGATACATAAAAATGGTTTCAAACTCATTGCCTTTAGGTAGTGATAAATATAATACTGCTCAAATCCTTGTGATGGCCTATTTAAAGGGTAGTGATGGGTCTAAAAAGCCAGAAACTCCCCATGTGGGTAATGCTCCCGATTGGTGCTCAGTATCCATTGCCCCAGTGGGTACTCTTGAGAACCATTACATGTTATCCCTGACCGCTTTATCGAGTAATCAAACTGGAGCTAACCGTTCAGGGCATATCCTCTTAACCTGTGGGGATGCTAAGGTTAGTATACCAGTTACTCAGAAGTCACAAGGGGCTTCAACATTCACTCTCTCTGGATTGCCCACAGGTACAGGCTACTATCTCTTTGGCAGGGGAGCTAGGCCACAGAATACATCATCTTCAGATCAGACGTATATACAAGGTCTCTCAGCAACTGGTACTACTACTATGAAGATTCCATTCTATGCCAATGACTCAGAACCTGGTTCTCGAATAGAATGTACTATTGGAGATAAAGTAGCTGTATATACTAAATCAGGTGCTACCTGGATATCAAAGGGGTCATTTATAGTACCAAGTGCAGGAGGAACAGTATCAATCTAAAAACATTATACATTATGGAAAATAAAGTTCTTAAATTAGGGGGGGGGGGAGATCTACCCAAGATGTATATGCAGAAATAAGACAGGGAAACTCTGAGAGATGGACAATACAATCTCAAAAGCGTAAGTATGTAAATGGCAAATTGTCCGGGGTTATTGAAGTTGGTTATTCTGCTAGCATCAATACCCCGGACTATGTTCTGGAGGAAGACAAAAGTAACAATAGTATTCAGATTACTGCACAAGATGACGGTACTTCTGGGCTTTGTATACTTACACAAAATGAATCTGGTAATAAAATAAATCTACACCTTACTACTCCCGAAGAAAAAGAATATTGGGAAATACGTTTTAATCCTATAGCCATCAATGGAGTAGACACGAGTGCTTTTTTTAAGGTTACTACCAATATTAGTGGCGAAGGTGGATCTATGGCTGATGGTAACAGAAATAAGAATTGGATAGTAAATCAAAATAGATATGCTATTAATGTCTATATTGCTAAGCTGTACCCGGGAAATTTCAACATGCTATCTTGGTCCTGCCTCGATAAGAATGGTAATGCTTTTAGTCCTAACTACAATTTACCAAGTAATTCATACTTTACAACAAAAACAACTGGATTGGGTTCCTATACTCTTACAAAAGTTTCAACTCCCTCTGTTAGCAGTAATACTCCTATACTCTCCAGTAGGTTTAACCCCACTAAAAAATATCCATTAGATTTAAATTTTTATTGGGTAGCTCCAACTTAATACCCGTATTAAGATAATATCCCAATTATAAAAGCAATTACCCAGAATATAAGAGCCAGTGTATATGCAACAGAATATCTATGCCAGGGATACCAGCAGGTAATATAAGAATCTACTTTTAGTATTTCTGGATGTTCTTCCTCGTATTTTTTATCCTCTTCTCTAGAACTGTATTTATGAAATACATAGAAAGGTAAGAATACGAGGAAGATTATTAGAGCAACTGGGAACAAGAGTAGGAGAAGAATCTCCCACCCTTGCATTGATGACCCAGCATAATTACCATCTCTGTCAAAAAAGTATCTCATAGTAATTTGTATTTTATGTATCTGATTAATAGATAAATTGGAAATAGAGGTAATACTATCCATACCGAGATGAATAAAACGAGAGAGTGTATTTTGTGAGTATAGGGTAAATAATCCAAGCAAGCCCTTACAAAAAATACCGTGAATGGCAAACATACCAAGTAAATTATCGCTAATACTGTAGTCATTGTTCTTTGAGGTATTTGTTAATAATCTTGGTAAGTTTCTTATCAAATTCAATCATCATATCGAAAGCTTTCGAATCTTTCATACTTCTCATCCCTTTATCAAGTAATTCTATGTTTCTCTTAATTGAGAAATAGGCCTTATATGCAAGGAATACTCTTTCATTTTCTTCGGTAAGCGGACGAACTTCTCCCTTTTGCCCATCCAATCTTGGGTATGTATCATCAGGACCCAAGGTTCTTGCAACTTTTACTCGGTTACTGAGCATTGCGAATCCACCTTTTTTATCAATAGATTCCACTGTAACTTTCTCAATGATGGGTCTTCCAGATAAGGTGAAGAGAACCTCATCCCCCTCTTTAAGCCTTTTGATTTCTTTCTTTTCTTTTTTCATATCTTTATTTATTAAGAATTTATCTGATGCAAATATACGAAATTATTTCTTATTTATTGCATTATCAATCATATTTTTAATAAATTCATAGGCATTGCCTCGGTAATCTTCTAGCATTTTGTATTCCTGTGGAGATAGAATTACTCCGTTTACTTTAAAAAGCTTTCTTAGATGTTCTGGTATAGTGCCTTGGTGAGTGATGTTATTATAACGGATAATGAAAAGCTTCTCTCGATCTTCATCAATAACTCCCAGAGTGTTTACTGGTTGGAGTTTAGTTTGGTAAATACCACCAAAAGCCGAGGGCACCATTAAAATATTTCCGGGAATTTTAGTTACCCAGTGAGAATAATCTGGAGTAATTACCGCAATTTTACCCTCTTTCTCAAGCTCTTTATCATAAGCTAATCGATTAGACCAAAAAGCACATTGAAAACAAATTTGTTTTCTTGCCATAAGTTGAGGGATTTCCCGAGTTTCATCAAATTCCTCTAAATTAATGGGCTTGCCACATATCTGGCACTCATTTTTCTTGTCCATATTGCATTATTTTATAAGTTATATATGATAATAGAACCTCGAAACATATTGAAAATGGGTTATAAGCAATACTTTTGTTACTAAAATTGAACCATTAAAACTGATAAGTTATGGATAAACTAACAAATGAAATGATTAAAGACCTTGCTATTCGCTTAGGTTTAGAACCTGCCCTATTGAAAGCTGTCCAATTGGTGGAAGCTGACGGTAGAGACGGGTTTTTAGCTGACGGTAGGCCTCAAATTCTCTTTGAGGGTCACATTATGTACAAAGAAGTACATAAGAAATTCCCTGACAGAGATTTAGCTTACCTTTGTAAGAGATATTCTACGATTTTCTTCCCTAAATGGGATAAATCGAAGTATTTGGGAGGTGTACACGAGTATAAGAGACTCGAATTAGCCAAAGAAATTGACGAAGAATGTGCATTGAAGTCTGCAAGTTGGGGAATGTTCCAGATTTGTGGGTTCAATCACAACCTCTGTGAATGTAAAGATGTCTTCGAATTCGTTCATAAGATGTCGGAATCTCATGCAAATCAACTAGAACTCATGTATTATTTCATGAAAAACTCTGGTTGTTTGAGTAATCTCAAAGAAAAGGACTGGGCTGGCTTTGCCAGAAAATACAATGGTCCTGGATATGCCCAGAATGCCTACGACCAAAAACTAAGAAATGCTTACGAAAACTTCAAAGATAAATTATGAAAAGATGTCACTTTAACAGCTGGGTAGCAAAGGTATTCCTTTTCCCCAGTTACAAAGCAATTACTCTGGTGTATAACTCGTTCTTCAAACACAAAATAGAAGAGTGTAAACCTGATGATATCAATCATGAGTGTATTCATCAGATACAGCAGATTGAGTGTAGTATAGCGGGTTTGATACTCGGTATCATACTCTGGTTATCCTTTGATATATCCTTCTGGTGGGTAGTGGCCCTGGTTTTTGGATTCTTCTATCTCTGGTATATTATCGAATACATAATCATCAGGTGCTTTGCCAAGTGGGATAAACAGAATGAAAGGTATCATGATGTAAGTTTCGAAGAAGAAGCTCACAACAATGATAAGAATCTGAGTTATTTGGAAGACCGTAAGCCATTTGCTTGGATTAAGTACATTAAATTGAGAAGCTACAAGAAATGAAAAAATTAAAAGTATTAGGGGTGTCTGCTGGTGCAGGCATCCTTTTGTTCCCTTTTAGAAAGAATTTGATAGCTAATATAGAAACTCGAGGAGTATTTTATACTAAAGGCTTAGAGCAGTGGAAATTGAACTTTGGTGGTATACCCTATTATAAAGATGAAACCCTCCCAGATTGTAAGCCAGACATTATACTTTCAAGTCCAGACTGTGGAGCATCTTCTATTATGAGGCTTTCAAAAGTAAAAGAATTGGGCAATCCCCAAGAGAATAAATCCCTGAATCTAGTAATTCAATCAATCTTACATTATAAACCTAAGATATTTCTTATTGAAAACTTACCTCGTTTGCTATCTTTGCTCCCAAAAGAATATCTTCAAAAAACCTTTGAAGACTATAAACTTATTTTTCACGAAAGGTCTGTTTTAGACTATGGAAACTCTCAGGAGTCAAGGAAGCGTTTACTCATCATTGGGGTACATAAAAAGACCGGTAAGAAATACTTGAATGCTTTTGATGAAGTATTCCAAGTAAAAACTCCAACAACTACTAGAAATCTACTTAAACCACTCACATTCTCTCAGGAAAATAATACTAACCAGATTCCATTCATGAGTAAAACTCTGGCAATGTATGACTATCGAAAACTCCCTGAGAAGAAAAATCTCACAGTAGCAAAGATACATAGACTCTGGGTTAGAGATTTCAAGGATGAAAAGAAATGGCCTATCAAAACTGCAAAGATGAGTACTCTCCCGGGAGTATATCGATTAGAGTATGATAAACCCCCATTAACCCTCAGACCTGCAGATAGGCAATTTAGACCTGATGGCTACCCTTTGGGAATCGAAGACTTCAAGGCAATTATGGGATTCCCTGATAAATTCAAAGTTTACCTTCATAAGAATGGTGATACCTTCGAAGGCGATTTTAAGGATTACCATTATTGGCTTAACAAGGCAAGATATACAATTGCCAAAGGGGCAGTAGGTGAAATAGGTTATTGGTTTAAGGAATGCCTCAAAAAGGCAAATACCAAGAAACCATGAGTTTCAGCTTTATATATAAAGTCTTATATATAAGTTTCTGGGGTACCTTGAAATATATAGATATATAATATACTACGTATATATATCTATATATTTATCTGCGTATATATAGCTATTCATATATCATATCGTAAGTAGTATATTTGGATATTATCTCACTTCGTTCGATAAAGGTAATCGCTTAGCGATTACCGATAGATAGTATCATTAAAGCGTACGACTATTTCGATTTGAAAAACTTTAATACACCGAATTATGAGAATGATTAATGCAAAGTACCCAATTACCGAATTGAACATTAATAACATCATTAAGTTCTTTCGGGTTATCTATCGGAATTTACCTTCAATACGTTTTGAGATTATTGAAACCAATCGTACTTTTCAATTCAAGTTCCACATTATTAAGTCAAACTTAAGTTCAGTAGAACGCTATTGGTTGAAGAGTAAGATTAAGAAATTCATCAAGTATGAAGACATTTAAGAGGGCCTTGTTTATTGTACTTCTAGGATTTACTATTTACCTTTGCTTCAGGAATTACAAACTTTCTCGAGAGGTTGATTCCCTGGAACAAGCGGTCAATGGAATCCCAGATACAGTATACACAAAGAAACTCTTCAAACCAGAGAAGAAGTACTCAGAAAAAGTTGAACCAGGTAAAATCTTAGTTCATGGTAATAAGCAGCCAACTCTCTTTCCTGATTCCATACTAAGGCAGCCAGTTATCAGTAACCAAGATTCCCTGGTTCAAATCGTTTTGAAGAAAGATAAGTTGAACTTAAGTCTGTTCAATAAGGAGACTAACACTTATTCAACTAGACTATTCCCAATCGATTTAGATAAGTACAACTACAACTGGTATGAAGGTCAATTAACTCGAAAGAAAGTTGCAAGGTTATCACTTAGTCCATACGTCTATGGCAAATACAGACCCTTCAATAATCTCTTCGATATGGGAGCTGGTCTTTCAATCAAGACTAAGAGATTTAATTACAAATTCGGAGTCAATACCTTTTACTACCCAAAGATAAAATCTGGTATAGGTACTGACATCGAATTTCAAATAACGTATAACTTTTAAGTAATGGCAAAGACTATCTCAGAAACTAGAACTACATTAACTCGGGAGGAGCTATCAAACCTATCCCGAGTTTCTAGTGATGTTTTCTTTTTTAGCCTTTTTTGCTATGTGATACATCCAGTAAGAGGAAAGGTAAGATTTGATTTATACCCATTTCAGAAATCAGTTCTCTACAATTTCATTGCCCAACGATTCAATATCATTCTCAAGTTCCGTCAGGCAGGAATTACAGAACTTATTTCAATGTACTGTCTTTGGTTGGCGATGTACCATCCCAACAAAAAGATAAACATTATCTCTATCAAAGACACAACTGCTAAGAAGGTGCTTAAGAAGATTAAGTTCATGTACAAGAATCTTCCATGGTACCTTCAAACTCCCATAATCAATGGTAGAGCTGGAGAATACGGTTCTGCTTCCATGATAGAATTTGATAATGGGTCATTTATTGAATCAATTCCGACATCATCCGAAGCCGGTCGTTCGGAATCCCTTTCTCTTCTGGTAATTGACGAGGCAGCAGTAGTAAGATGGGCTGCTCAAATTTGGGCTGCTGCATTCCCTACTCTTTCCACTGGTGGAGCTGCCATCGTCAATTCCACTCCCTATGGAGTTGGTAATTTCTATCACTCAACTTGGGTAGATGCCATTGCAGGAGGTAATCCTTTTAACCCAATTCGATTATACTGGCAAATGCACCCAGAACGAGATATCAATTGGTATAACCAAATGTCTTCTGCTTTGGGAGCAAAACGAACTGCACAAGAAATTGATGGTGACTTCTTATCATCTGGTAATACAGTCTTCGACTTAGCCGATATTAAAGCTATCGAAGACTGCCTTAGTGATTACCCAGTTATTAAGAAGAGATTTAATGGTCAATACCGACAATTCTGTGAACCCGAATCAGATAAAGAATATTTCATTGGTGCAGACGTTTCAACTGGTAGAGCTTCTGACTACTCTTCATTTACTTGTATGGATAAGCTAGGAGAAGAACAAGTAGTATATAAGGGAAGAATGGCAGTGGGAGCTTATGCTAAGTTACTTGGTGATACTGGGAAGTTGTTTAACTGGGCAGTAATAGCTCCAGAATCCAATGACGTTGGTTTATCAGTAACTTCTAAGCTTCAAGACGAAGGCTACCCTAACCTTTACTACTACCAGAAGATGCTGAAGAAAAAAGGTAAAAGTAGACCTGAAATGGATAAATCCCCTGGTTGGTTAACCACCCAAAAGAATCGTTCAGTGATAATAGAAAACTTGGAAGAAGATATTCGATTAGATCACGTAATCATTAAGGACCCATTCTTTGTACAAGAAGCTTATACCTTCATTTATGATGGTTTAGGTAGACCTGTTGCAATGGGTAAACATAGGGCTAACAATTCAGCTGTAGATGTAGACCTTGAAGGAGACGTATATGCCGATGATGATATCTTTGGAAAAGCAATATGTAATCACATAAGGAAAGGAAAAACTAACGTAATCGTACAACCAAGATGAAAAAGTACTTCAATTTTAGTTGGGGTTGGGGACGTAAGAAGGACCCTCCCAAGAATGGTACATCCTCTAATAAAGAGGAGAAGCCTGCCACATCGATTTCGCCTGGTAGGGTTTCAGTTGACGATGATAGCGATAACTTAATTACATCATTACAAGGGTTGACTAAATTAGTTGAACCCTCTTTTCGTGTTGATGTGATACCTTTAATTCGGGATTTATATAAGGTAAATCCTGATATGGGCATTGCATTGCAAGATATGTTTAAGTTAGCTAACACCAGTCATACAGTAACTTTCCCTAATAATACCGATGAAGAGGCTTCAAAGATGAGAGAACATCTTAAGAAAGCCACCAAGGGATGGACCAGATATACTGCTGGTATAGATGGTTTAGTTAATAAAATGATTGTTCAACTTCTTGTAAGTGGGGCAATATCTGTAGAAGGCGTACCAAATGACAAGCTTGATGGTTTGGCTACTGTATTATTCCTTAAGCCAGAGCATATCAAGTTTAAACGTGAATTAAATGGGGTGTATGCTCCTTACCAAAAGAATATAAATTTCTTTGTTAAGCAACAAGATTACATTAAGCTTAACCCAGAAACCTACTTCTATGTTGGTATGTTCAATGATACCGATGAACCTTATGGAGTTCCTCCATTTATGCCTGCATTGGATTCTCTCAAAGGACAAAATGATATGAAGATTAACTTCAAACATATCATGGAGATTTGTGGTATGGTTGGTTTCTTAGAAGCTAAGATGCAGAAATCTCCACAAAGGCCAAATGAGAGTATCAAATCTTATGAATCCAGATTATACCATGAACTCAATATCCTTAAACGTAATGTTAAAGAGGGTATGAAGGATGGGGTAGTTGCTGGTTACATAGATGACCATGAATTCAAACTAAATTCTACTACTAAGGAGCTCGGTAATATCGAGAAGCCTTGGAATATGAACCAACAATCTGTAGCAAATGGGTTGGGAGTTAATGGCTCTATCATTGGGGTATCATCTACTACTGGTGAAGGTGCAACTGGTATAATGCTGTCTAAGATGATTAGCCAGTTAAAAAATATCCAAATGCTTGTAGCTTATGTATTAGACCGACTTTATTCTCTAGAACTGCGTCTGGCAGGCTTTAATAATAAGGGGATGAAGATTGATTGGGGAACTTCTACAGTTTCTGATGAAGTTAAAATCCAACAAGGTCTTCAGTATAAGATACAGAACCTTGACTTATTGTATAAGGCTGGTATCATTAGTCAAGAGCAATATGCTTGGGCAATGGGTTATGATTCTCCTGATGAGAAAGAACCAAGAGTTTCACTTGAGGACCAATTTGCTAAGGGAGGTAATATAGACCCACAAGAAGGAACTAAGAAGAAACAAAGGCAAGATGATAAAAACCAATCTGCTCGTAGGTCAAGAGATAAGAATAACCCGGCTCCTTCTCGAGGAGACCAAAATACTAAAGCAAGATGAGTAAATTTACAAAGAAAAACAAAGAGCATCTTGATTCTATGGTGATAGGTCAAGGCCATACCATTATGGCTGGGTATATCCCAGAAGCAGTGGGAGCCAAGGCTTTCTCAGAGAATTATTACAAATGGAAAAATCCTACACCGGATTCCATTGCTCAATTTGGGTTTTGGGGAGGGGATATAGATTATAATACTTACTATCCCAACCTAGACAAATCGGAACTAACTCCTAAGGACGAAGAGTTTATCGAACCAATGTTCAGATTACTTTCAGAAACGATTGTATCTAAGAATTGGAACCCGACAGACTTTGGACAGAACGGAGTACTAAAGGCTTCTATGAAGATGTTGCTTGGTCAAACAGTAAACTGTGACCATGAAACCAACATTGGTAATGCTATTGGTGCTGTATCACAAGTAATGTGGCAGGAATCCTATAAAGACGGTAGCTTTACTATACCCGCTGGTATCAACGGTATTCTGAAAATCGATGGTAAGGCAAACCCAAGAATTGCTAGAGGCATCCTTATGGAGCCACCTTCAATTCATAGTAATTCAGTTACTGTACAATTTAAGTGGGATAAATCCCATCCCCAAATGGAAGATAACGAATTTTATCAGAAACTGGGTACTTATGACTCTAAGGGAGTTATGGTACGTAGAATGGTTACTGAAATTGTTCGTTACCTTGAGACCTCACTAGTTTCACATGGTGCTGATTCATTTGCCCAGAAAATTGGCTCGGATGGTAAAATCATTAACCCAACCTTTGCCAAAAGAACTTGGGCATCCTATGAAGAGTATAGAGATGATAAATCGAAGCAATACTTCTTTACTGATTATAAATCAGATTTAACATCATATCAAGAAAAGAACGATACTCAGGGTTCTTTTAATGATAATGATGCCAATGATAATCATTCAAATAAAGATAACATGAACGAATTACAAAAATTTCTTGAAAGCCTTTTTGGGGATAACATGCTTACCCTGGAAGAAGGTAAAGAGATGAATCAGGAAAATGTAATTGCCTGCATTCAGACTTTGGTATCATCCAGAAACGAATTGCAAACTTCGGTAGATAATCTTACTACAGAGAAAACTTCTCTTACGGAACAGATTACCAACTTGAATGCTGAAGTAGCTAACTTGAAGGAAATGGCAACTGTAGGAAAGAATCACATTGCTTCTCTCCGTGAAAATGCCGTAGAAACTTACAAGAAGTTGATGGGTGATAAGGTAGATGAGACAATCGTTACGATGCTCAATGCCGAGACTACTGGTATTACTACTCTTGTTTCCTTGACAAAGGATTACCAAGCTCGCTTGGAAGAGAAGTTCCCTCTCACTTGCTCAAAATGTGGTTCTAAGGACGTCAACCGTGCTTCCTCAATTGCTGAGGATGATACCGAGGGTAAAACTGGAACCCAGGATACTGATACCCAACGGAATTCAGAATCTCCGAGTACTAAGAATGTAATCGATAACTTGTATCGAAACAAAATCAAATAACTAATATAAATAATCCGCGTTATGGAAAAAACTAAAATCGTAAACGACCCTCAGCAACTTACTCTCTTTGGGGAAAGAACCCCGAGAGCGGTGATTTACAAAAGTGAGTCACACAAATTGCACCAGGCTTTCAATGTTAAAGCTGGAGAGAAAATCGTACAGGGTATGCCAGTAGCTTTGAATGAAGAAGGTTTGATTTACCCTTGCACTGATGTAGCTACTCAAGTTTATTTGGGTGTAGCAGTAACGGATAACGTTAACCCTGCTTATCAACCTCAAAGAAATTTCCCGGTAGAGGTAACAGTAGCTATGGAAGGTTACATGATTTGTAACTGGGTATCAAACGAAAATATCGAAGCTGGCTATGTAACTCCCGATGGAGAATTGCTTAACGATAGATTCGTAAAAGCTAACCAAGCAACTTCAACCCAGTTCATTGCCCTTAATCCAGCAGAAGAGGCAAATGAGGTAATTCAAGTACTCATCAAATAAGAGAAAAGAAGTTATGGAAAATAAAATAGATATTACAAAGTTGAAGGCTCAGGATTTTATGAATGAGCTGCCGGAAATGGTAAGAAGCTTGGAAGCTGTTCGTTCCGGTTCACAGGACAAGAAGCCTGTAGAGGTAACTTTTGGAGAATTGGTTACCGGTAAATGGGGTATTTCAGAAGATGAACTTTTTGAAAAGATGGGCATCAATCCAAAAGTGGACACGATGCAGAACATCTTTACAATGCCCCAACAGAATATTCGTTGGATTGTTCCGGAAATCATCCGTGCTGCTATCACATTGGGTATGCGCCAGGCTCCGTTCTATCCAAATATCATTGCATCTGACCAACCAATCAATGGTTTACAAGCAATCATGCCGATGGTTAACATGTCGGATGCTGCCCCTGCAAAGGTTAATGAGGCAGAAACTATCCCATTGGGTGATGTTAGCTTCGGACAGAAATCAGTTAGCCTCTTCAAAATCGGAAAAGGTTTCAAACTTACTGATGAAGTTCGTAACTATGTTTCGCTCGATGTCTTGGGAATCTACCTTCGTGATTTTGGCGTTCAGTTGGGTTATGCTCTGGATACTCTGGCTATGGACGTTGCTATCAATGGTAACAACCCTGATGGCTCTGAGTCTGCCCCGGTAATCGGTGTATACGAAACAACTAATGGTATCACTTACAAAGACCTTCTGCATATTTGGGTACGTGCTGCTCGTATGGGACGTAACTTCCAAACTATGATTGGTGGTGAAGACCAGGCAATCGAAATGCTGAACTTGCCGGAATTCAAGGATCGTCACTCTGGTACTACAGAAGCTACCCTGAATGTTAAGTCTCCTGTTCCCAAGAATGCTGACTTCTACATTCACCCGGGTACACCCGACCAACAGTTGCTGTTGATTGATACATCTGCTGCCTTGATTAAGCTTACTGCTCGTCAGTTGATGCTTGAATCTGAAAGAATCGTTTCTAACCAGACTCAGGCAATCTATGCAAGCTTGACTACTGGCTTCTCTAAGATGTACCAGGATGCAACTCTGTTGCTGGCTGCTGACAAGAAGTTCTCAGAATTCGGCTTCCCCGAGTTCATGAACGTAGACCCATATTTGATGGTTAACCTAGAATAATAAGGGACGTCCGGTTTCATCTATATAAATTCCCTGAGAGGGTAGGTAACTAAAAAAAAAAGACCTATCCTCTCTTTAATCATTTTTAAATCTTAGGAAATATGGCTAAAGATAAATATACAGTAACTGTGGGACCAAGAGCTTACAGTTTTCATGACCAATCAACTGGTATTACCGTTTGTAGAGGAGAAGACAAGGAACTCTCTCGTCGTCAATTCCGTGCACCAAAGATTCAGAAGGCAATTGCCTCTGGCCATCTGATTATCATTGCTGATAAATCAGAAATCGAAAAGTATTCAGAGGCCGACATCGAAAAGTTGGATAAGAGACTGAATGCTCAGTTCAAGAAAGGCATGACTCTTGAAAAACTTGCAAAGGGCTATTCCCTGGAAGAACTGAAACTGGTAGCAGGTCTTCATGAAATCGTTGCCGAGAAAGATGATACAGTAGAAACACTTATTCAGGCTTTGCTGGAAGAATTCGAATCCTCTTCTAAAGGGTAATATATGAAAATTACATAAGACAGACTAATATGAATAACAATCTGGACTTTTTGTACGTTACGTCAGGTCTGGAAGTTTCATTCAGAGTCATATCCAAAGTCCCGGCCAAATCCATTTTTGACTGGGACTTTGGCGATGATAAGGGAGAGGTTTTCAATGGTGGAAGACATGTTTCCTATTCTTATGAAACTCCCGGTTTCTATACAGTAACCCTACATGTAACCAACTCTAATGGTTTAGATATCACCGTAGATAAGACTCTGGTAGTTTGTGATTATGGTCATACGGCATTAGCCGATACAATATATAACTTAATCGACCACTATATTCCTTCAGAGATATCAGAGGGAATGACCAGGGAAGATAAATCTATCTACATCACCAAATGGCAATATTATATTGGTCCTCTAGTAAATCACCAAATTCCTGCAGATAAGTATACTGATGAATTATGGTATGAAGCACTAGAAAACCAATTAATAATGGAATTGGCAGCATGGGACTTTCTCAATGTGAAGATACTTAATCTATTAACAAGTACTTCAGAATACCTAAGTCAATTAACTTCTACCAAAGAACAAACTGGTGATGGTACTTCTAAACCCGAACTTGCCCGAGGTGATAGGATAAAACAAATCACTACTGGGCCTACTGAAGTGCAATATTATGATACCTTGGCAGATGCTACAAGTTCCCTATGGAAAACACTTTCTCAAGCAATGCAACCAGGTGGATTAATAGATGAATTAAGGAAGAACCTTTGTATGTTAGCTTCACGATTGGAAATCTACTTACCGTTCTGTGATGAAGTATTTAGAACCGTAGTCCCAAAAGTAGTTAACAGAAGGCAACCTGGAGTATTAGATGGACCCAACCCAAGTGCTCCAGTAAAAGGTGGTAAGAAATCAATCTTAACTAAGTTATGACAAAAGAACCCTGGAGAATGGTAAAGAACCGCTCTTGGGATAGATACAAGAAAATTATCACTGACTTCTTAGATTGGGATGCTGGTAGGCAATCCATAACCTGGGCCAAACATGTTAATCAGCTTCTCAGTCATGCCGAAGACAGTATACCTAAATATTATAACATCCAAATCGAGGCATTATGTTACTACAATGCTTTCAGAAACTGGCCTATCAATAAGGCAACTATTTCAGGAGAATTGGATGATGAAAACTTATCAATACTAATTTCTAAATCTTATATAGAACAAATCGGTTATCTTACACCGGAAGGTTATTGGGATTTTAATTGGGAACAAGATAGGTTTGTAATTAATGGTATAACGTATAAGCCTTCTGGAGATACTCAGACTGCTCAGGCAAAGGATGAGGCTTTAGTTTTCATGGTTATCCTAAAGAGAGACCGAGATACCAAAGTTGAATTTGTAGAATAAAAATAAAGTATATGGCAAAGATGTTAGTACTGAGGTGGACACCAATTACTACAAACAGTGGAATTTGGTTTGATAGTAATCTGGTTATCCTCAATGGTACCTCTGGAGTTCATATTGAAATGAAAGGTAATGGCAATGATGTAACGGCATTTCAATCGATGACCGGAAACAAATTTGTCACCTGCTTTCAAGATTACTTCGGAGATATCTGGGATAAAATAATACCTCATCCTGGTATAGGCCAGGTAATAAAGTTCCGTGTAAATAGGCTTCCTGATTATGCTTGCATACGGGGAGATATTGAGGACGGTGGAGATGTAGACCCCGAAAATCCGGATGTACCAATGAATGCCTTCTGTGGTTCAGAGGGAGAACCATTCAGGGATATCGATTCTGAATTCTTACTGGGTCGTCAACGTGCAGTAATTAATCCTTAAATTTTATAAAATATGTATGTAAGTAAGTATTATACCTGCGAAGAAATAGACCAGCGGTTATTACAGGGTTACTATGATGACTTTGTTAAAGCTGGCTTTGGAGGAACTATAAATGAGTTCTGGGCCTTCGTACTTTCTATCAAGAATAAGGTAGATAAGAAAGAAGGATACGACTTATCGAAAAATGATTTTACCGATGAGTTGAAGGCTAAACTTGATGGCATCGAAGAACATGCAAATTATATCACTAAAGTTTCTCAGCTTGAGAATGATTTGAAATATCAAACTGAGGAAGAAGTTAAACAGATGATTAGTGATTTGGTTGATGGTGCTGATGATGCCCTTGATACTCTTAAAGAGTTGGCAGAAGCATTGGGCAATGACCCCAACTTTGCAACTACTATCACTAATAAATTAACCGACCTTCGTACTGCTTTAACCGAAGAGGTTAATCGTGCTAAGGAAGCCGAAGCTGCTCTGGGTGCTGCAGTAGCTGCAGTTCAGGATAACCTAGAATATGGGTTAGACCAAATCAATAAGAAGATTGATACCGTTAAGGCAGACTTAAAAGCTGAAATCGACCGAGTTGAGAAGAAGGTAGATAAGAATGCTGAAGATATCAAAGACCTTGAAGATAAGGTAAATCAAGGTAATGGTGAACTTGAGAAGGAACTCAAGGATCTTATCCAAAAGGAAAAAGATGAACGTATTGCTGCCGATAATGAGATTAAGGAAAGTGTAAATGACCTTAAAACTCTCCATATCAATGATAAGGCATCCCTTGAGTCAAAGATTGCAGAAGAAACTGCAAATCGTACTAACGCAGATACTGTACTGGATTCTAAGATTAACGAAGAAATCACTAATCGCCAGGCAGATACTTTAGCTCTTCAAGGTAAAATTGACCAAGAGAAGGTAGACCGTCATTCTGAGGACCAAGTTCTTCACAATGAAATCTCTAAAGAGGTAACAGACCGTACCAATGCAGATAATGCTCTTCAAGGTAATATTGATAAAGAAGTTCAGGCCCGTACTGTTGCAGACCAAGTATTACAGAACAATATCGATTCAGAGGCTACTACTCGTGCTGCTCAGGATTTAGTTCTTGAACACAAAATCGAAGATGTAAAAGAGCAGGGTGTAGAAGACAAGGAGCAATTGCTTAATGCTATTGCTGCCGAGGCTGCTGCTAGAGAAAAAGGTGATAAAGATCTTGATACTAAGAAAGTAGATAAACGTGAAGGCTATTCTTTGACTAAGAATGACTTTACCGATATACTCAAAGCTAAACTTGATGGAATTGAGGAAAAGGCAAATTATATTACGCATCTTTCTCAGCTTATCAACGATTCTGGTTTCCAAACTGAGGAAGAGGTAAATGCAGCTATCCAAAAGATTATTGGTTCTGCTCCAGAAGTACTTGATACTCTTAAGGAAATTGCTGATGCCCTTGGAAATGACCCCAACTTTGCTGCTACCATTACCAAGAAATTGGCTGCAATCACAGAACAGGTTAACCAAGAAATCGAAGACCGAATTGCGGGTGATGAGGCAAACAGTGCTGAGGTAGCTGCTGAAGTTCAAGCTCGTAAGGATGCTGATACAGCTCTTGAAACTAAACTGAAAGAATATGTAGACAATAAGTCTGCTATTGGTGATGCTGCTCTTGGAGTTGTAAAAGACAATCTTAACAAGGAAATCCAAGACCGTAAAGATGCAGATGCCGCAATTCAATCTAGCTTGGATAAAGAGATTGCCGAAAGAAAGACTGCAGATGAAGCCTATACTCAAAGTCTGGCTAACGTTAACCAACGTATTTCAGACTTGGCATTGAGTATGCAAGAGTCTATCAATACATTGCGTAATGAGCTTACTGAGCAGGTAAATGCAAATACTACTGCTATTGCCACTAACCAACATAGTATTGAAAGAAATTCAGAGGCAATCACAAACTTAACTAAGACTGTAGGTGATAACTACAAGGAAGTTAAGGATATGATTAACGAAGAAATCATTGATCGTACTAATGCTGATAGTGCCTTGAGTTCTCGTATCGATACTCTCAATATCGACCTTAATACTGAGAGTGTAGAAAGAAAGGCTGCCGACCAAGTTCTCCAGGTTAACTTAGATAAAGAAGTAGCAGACCGTACTGCAGCTGATAAAGCTTTGAGTACTGAGTTTACTGCTAAGTTGGATAATACCAAACAAGCTTTGGAATCCGAAGTAGGTAATATTAACACTAAGCTTGAACAAGAAAAGGAAAATCGTATTGCTGGTGATAATGCTTTGGGAGTTCGTATTGATTCTCTAGAGGCAGGTAATACCGATGCTATGAATGAACTAAAAGCAAAGGTAAATGCCAACACTACTGCTATTAATGCAGAGAAAGACCGAGCAATTGCCAAAGAGACTTCTCTTGAGGCCAAGATTGATACCAACCTTCAGAATCACAAGGATGATATGGCTGGTATTAATAAGGATATCCTTACCGAAAAGAATGACCGCTTAGCTGGAGATACTTTACTTCAAACCAATATCGATAAAGAATCAACTGAAAGAGCTAATCAAGATACTCTTATCAGTAATGCTGTTGCTCAGGAGAAAGCAGATAGAATTGCTGCAGACCAGGCAATGGACGATAAGAAGGTAGATAAGGTAGATGGCAAGGTACTTTCTTCAAATGATTTCACTGACTTGCTGTATGCCAAGTTGGATGGCATCGAAGAACATGCAAACTATATCACTAAGGTTTCTCAGTTATTAAACGATTCTGACTTTCAGAATGCAGAACAAGTAGAGGCTGCAATCCAAAAGATTATTGGTTCAGCCCCTGAAGTATTGGACACTTTGGCAGAGATTGCTAAGGCTCTCGGTGATGACCCCAACTTTGCAGCAACTATGACTGCTAAGCTTACAGAGTTGGAGAATAAGCTTGAAGCCGAAAAGAACTTACGAGAACAGGGAGATAATACTTTACAACAATCATTCACTAACCTGAGTAATACTCTTACTACTACGGTAAATGAGCTGAGAACTTTTGTAAGTGAAACTCGTACAGAGTTGTTAACTTCCCTGAATGCTACTAATGCTCTGGTAACTCAGAATACTGCTAATATCCAACGTAACCTGGAATTAATCCAGGGTATTCAGGATAATATCAATGGTAATTATACGGCCATTACGGATCTGTTAAATAACGAAATTGCTGCTCGTAAAGCTGAAGATATTCGGTTGGAAGCAAAGATTGATCAGAATACTTCTGACCTTAATACAGAGAGAGAGGAAAGAAAGGCCGCAGATAAAGTTCTCCAGGATAACATCGATGCAGAAGAAGCTGCCCGTATTGCTGCCGATACAGCTTTGGGTAAACGTATCGATAAAGAAATTCAGGACAGAACCGATGCTGATACTGCCTTAGATAATAAATTCACTAACATTACCGATGACCATGAAGAAAGATTGGAAGCTGAAGAAGGTACTTCCGATGCTTTGCCAGACACCATGGTTACCGATGTTAGTACTGTAACCCGAACAGATACTCAGCTTTCTTTCAAAGTAAAGACTTCAACCAAGGATAAGGCAAATAACCAATATGGTGAAGAAGTAGAAGCTACCAAGAATTTACTTCCGGTAACTCAAACTCTTGCTGGAGTTATGTCTGCAGCAGACAAGGTTAAGTTAGATGGGTTAGACCCAAATTCTTTAACTGATCTCTCTGCAGCTTCTGATGCTAATAAGGTAACAGTAACCGTAACTAAGGATAACGGTTTGAATGCTGATACTACCGAAACTTTCGATTTGCCTCAGGTATCGGCTACTAAGGCTGGTACGATGACTGCGAAAGATAAGGTAGAATTGGATAGAATCTCTACTGCTAACTTTGCCCTTGGTGCAGTAACTCCCAATGAAACTACTGTTGGCATAGCTGCTACTAAGACCGTAGTTGAAGATGGTACAGTAGAACAGAATCCTATTACATTGCCTGCCTCTACTACAGAGAAAGCTGGTGTACAAACTGCAGCAGATAAGAAGCTGTTTGATTCTATACCAGATAATATTATTATCTTATCTGGTGATAAACCAGTTGAGGTAGGTCAACAAAGCAGTCATGTTACTTTAACTCATAATTTCTCTTCTAAAAAAGAAGAGGGTATTTATACTCATGAGCCTGAAGATTATAAGACTACTTATATCCCAGCAGCTACTACAGAGAAAGCTGGTGTAATGACCGCCCAAGATAAAGTTAATCTGGATGAGACATTACCCAATGCTATTGCTCAAGAGGTTCAGGACCGTAAAGATGCTATCGAAGCTTTGGACGGTAAATCAGAAGCCGCTCTTGCTCAAGAAGTAGCTGATAGAAAAGCTGCAGATACTGCTTTAGATACCAAGTTTACTAAAGCTGTAAACGATGAAGCAACTGCTCGTACTTCTGCTGATACTGCATTGGGTGCAAGGATTGATAAGGAGATTGCCGATAGAACTGCGGCAGATACTACCCTTGAAACTAAGTTACAGAATAATATTAATACTCTAGAAGCTAAACATGATGCCTTTGTAGCAACTAAGGGTAAGGCTGATGGCTTTGCTCCATTGGATGGGAAGGGGTTAGTACCTGCTAACCATTTGCCTTCATATGTAGATGATGTACTTGAAGTATATGCTACCTATGATGTAAGCCCCACTGGAGGTCTTACTAATGTTCAATTGTATACGGATGCAGGTCACCAAACTCCCGTAGTTGGAGAATCTGGTAAGATTTATATAAATGTTGCCGATGGTGAACCTCCATACCAATTCCGTTGGTCAGGTACTAAATTCGTAGACAGTAATACTTCGTCTCTTATCATTGGGGAAATCGCAGGTACTGCTTTCGAAGGTAGTAGAGGTAAGCATCTTGAGGATGTGGTATCTAGCATGCCTAAAAATTTAATTAGTAAGGTTTCAATAGCTAACAAAAATAAGCGTAATGTTATTATCTTATGTAACTATTCTGCTACGGATGGTCAAGGGCATTACATTGATAAACCCGATGGGATGGTAATCCCTCTAACCCCAGCCACTACTCAAGAAGCTGGTCTGATGGATGCAGATAGTGTAATAAAGCTTAATCAAACCTTACCAGATGCTATTGAAGCTGAACAAGAGGCCCGTATTGCAAAAGATAATGCTCATGATACCTTTAATAGTTCTCTTCCAGGAATTATTCTTACTGGATTCACTCTTACCCATAATTCAACTAATGTAAGAGCTACTCTTAATAATAAAACTAAGAGTGCAGAGGGTAAGACTTATGAAGGTGCTACAGATTTAATTAGAGATATACTTGCAGCAACTAAGACTACTGCAGGTGTAATGACTGCAGCAGATAAGACTAACTTGGATAATACCGTACAGGGGTTGGCAAATGAGATTACCAATAGAACTAATGCCATCAATGCTCTTCGTACAGAATTGAAAACTTACGTTGACGATTTGATTGCCGATACTGGTTCAGATGTAACTGCCTTAGAAACTAAGGTAAATAATCACATTGCCAATAAATCTAATCCTCATACAGTTACTAAAACTCAGGTTGGATTGGGTAATGTTAATAATACTTCTGATGCTGATAAGCCAGTATCTACTGCTCAAGCTACTGCTATTGCTGATGCTAAGGCTGCAGGTACTACTGCTCAGACTTCTATCAATAGTCATGCAGGTAGAAAGGATAATCCTCATACAGTAACTAGAGCTCAATTGGGATTGGCAACTACTGACCAGGTAGTATTTGCTAAGACTACTGCTCCTTCCGGTTTCTGGAAAGAGTCTTCCGATGAAAGATTGAAATCTAACATCAAACCATTAACCCATACTTTGGAACAGATTTGCAGTATACCTACAGAATCCTTTATCATGGATGGTAAGGAAGATGAAGGTACCATTGCACAAGGTTTGGAAGCAGCAGGGTTTAACCATTATGTGGAAGAAGACCCAAGAACTAAGGATTCAGTTCCTAATCCTGAGGAATTCGAAACGGTTGTTATCGACGGTGAAGAATATGTATTGGTAAAACAAGTTAAGTACCATAAGATGTCTACTCTGGCAATCGAAGGTATTAAACTTCTTTACGAAGAGATTAAGGCTTTGAAGGCTGAAATCTCAGAACTCAGAAATCTTAAAGATGTAGATTAATATGGGAGAGATAGCAACATGGAGTGCTGTCAAAACTAAAGTAGGCCTTGGTAAGACAGGTAATGACTGCCCTACCAAGGCTGAATTGTTAGCACTCGCCTCTACAGGAACGGGGGAAAGTTACGTTGGCTTGGAAATCTCCAATGCTAGTTCCTATGGTAATAACGAAGCTGTTAAACTCGAAGATATTCATAAGGTAACTTATAAGTATACATTCACTTTGAGATACTCCAGTATAAGTTTTGATGCTTTAGGTAACCCCAGTAGTTCTAATTTTGGTTTTGGGTTTACCAGTACGAAGCAGAAATATTGGGATAATGTAGCTAATGGGTCTGCTGTTAGTGTTAATTACGTAATAAACAGTAAACCAAGTTGGATTACTAACTATAGTAAGCCGGCAGATGGAAAGCCTTGGAAAGCTTCAGAGAATCTAGACCTAACCTCAAGGTCTGGTAAGGGGTTGGCTACTCAATCTGAATCTGGTAAAACCGTGGAATTCACATTTACCCAGGCAGCAGCATCTCAAAGTTGGTCTCAAACATTCTCAGTGAATCCCACTTCTCTGTCTTTTGAGGCAACTGGAGGAACAAAAACATTTACTGTAACCTCTTATAAACAGGAATACCGAAATGGACATACCTATGGTAATCAAATTCCCTTAAGTTATACCAGGGCTAATACCGGAGTTACCGGTACTGGTACTTCAGTAACTATGGCAAATAATACTTCTACTTCGGCAAAGTCGGGTAGTGTAGTATTAACTCAGGCAGAAACCAATAAGAAACTAACTATCAGTTGTTCTCAATCTGCAGGTTATAGAACCTATAGTGAAATCACTGTAAGTGGAGGAAGTGTATCCGATATACCTGCAAGTGGAGGAAGTAGAAGTTCATTCTCAACTATGCCCTCATATTCTCAGACTTGGGGATGGAATGGTTCTACAACTGGAGGAGGCACAATTACAAGCGGTGCTAGCATTAGTTATGGTACTGCAGTTAGTGCAGGTTCTTTGGGAACTACTGCAAAGGCTAGAACAAGGGTAGGCTCCCTTACTTGTACTGTATCTCTGAATGGTAAATCGAAATCTATAACTCTCGATGTATACCAGGCAGAGAATAAAATTACCAGTACTACTGATGGTACACCAGTAATAAGCTTATCTGCAAGTTCATACTCTATCTCTAATTCAGGAGGTAGTGTTAATATTTATGCCAGTGTAAGTATACCTACTACCAACCATTGGAGTTCAGGGTCAACAAGTGCAGGTTCTTCGAAGAGTGCTACACCTACGGTTAGTGCAAGTGGTACTGGTTTTAGTTTGAATGCTGCTAAGACGGTACTTACTGCTACGGAGAACTTGGGTACTTCAAGTAGAAGCTGTGTAGTAACTGCATCCTATAGTGGGGCAACTACTAAGACAATCACAGTTACACAGAGTGCTGCTCCAGTATCTTATAAGTATTACTTGGCATTCACTTCCCCTACTGGTTCAAGAACTACCACTAGAACCGGATTGTCAGCTTTGGGAGGTAATAACTTTACAGTTGATGTAGCTTATTCTTTTAAGACTAAGGTAATAAATGGTTCTGAGGTAAGTACAAGATATCCCTTGGCTTTAACCGTAACTTCAAAACCAAGTTGGGTTACAAATGTAGCCATTACAACACTATCCAGTGATAATGGAAACTATGGGTTAACCTTAACCTTAACGGAGAACACCGTAGAATCAACAAGGTCAGGTACCATTAAATTAAGGCAAGCAGAAAACGATGATGAGGGTTGGGAGCTTACAGTCAACATAACTCAGAATGCTGCAACAATTACTTATGAATACGTATTTAATTTGGGGTAATAAAAATACAACACCATTCTGTATTTAATGTATAATTAACCTAAGTATTAATCTTTAAAATCTTACAATTATGGGAGTAGAAGTAAAAGGTGCCGGCGATGGCGTTGTAATCGCGGATATAGAGATCATTCCGGTTGGGGCTCTGGATGGGGAGCCGTTGGTGGTGCATTGGTAGGTGGTGGCTTTGGTGCTGCTGCAGTTTCCGTATGGGACAAAATCAATGACACAAAAGCTGATATTCAGAAAGTAGAAGCTACGGTTCAAGAAGCAAAGGCAGGTATCTACAAAGATATCTCTGATGCTGCTCGTGGAGTTACTCAAGAAATCAGTGGGGTAGCAAAAGATGTTGCCGGTGTTGGTAGAGAAATCCTTAACAACCGTTTCACTACGGAAAGAGGTCTTTGCGATTTGGGTTACAAAACTAATTCGGATATCCGAGATTCTCGTGACCAAATGGGCGCAGGCTTCAACCGTGTTATGGATCGTCTCTGCCACATGGAACACCAACAGTCGGATTGCTGCTGTGAAACCAAAGGCTTGATTAAAGAAGTAAAATCTGACTTGGCTCTTCAGTTGGAACGTTGCTGCTGTGACCTCAAGAATGGCCAACAGGAAATCAAGTGCCTCATCGAGAACACTGCTAAAGACACCGAGATTGCTCGCCTCAATCTAGTGATAGATGCTCAGAGAGACCAGAACATCGTCAATCAAGTGGTAGCTGCCTTGAAGACCGGTACTACAACGCCAGCTTAGTAATTTAAAATACCAAGATGATTAAAGGAGTGCATCTGTTTTTAGGTGTACTCCTTTTTTCGTTTTAACACATTAACTAAGGGATTATGGAACAACAAGAACAACTCACCGAATTTAAGATACAACTAGCATTACCTGCTCCAAATATAGAGGTTGCTCAAGAAGTAGCAAACAAAGCTCAGGTACTCATTAATCAATTTGGATACTATCAATTTCTAAAACTGGTAGACTTCATGCAGAAGAATCCAGGTGCAGTATCATTCGGTTTAAACTTAATAAATAGAAAATGATTATGGAAGAATTGATTTTTCAGAAAGTACAAAAGGGTGATATGATTTTCACCTTAGAGAAAGATCGTCGGTCTGGTTATCCAATCTTTGACCAAGCAAGAGTTTTAAAAGTTGGCGAAAGTAAACCAATGGCCTCAAATGGTAAAGAAGGTTTTGTTAACAGTATCGAATTAGTGATACAAGATTCAATATCTCAAATTACCATTTATTTACCAACTAATGTAAATGAAGGTATTTATAATGGTACCTATTATACGACCAATCTCGATAATATCATTAATGAGGTATCAATGCAGAAACAGAATGCTTTAAATATTTTAAATAACAAAGCCAAATTTGAGGCAGTTGTTTCTGAATGTGATAATATTCTTGGTTTAATTAATAATCGTTCAGAATCACCTCGTAATCCTGCTCCAGATTTCGAAGAATTTAAGTTATCCATGAATGAGAGGTTAACTAACCAAGAAACCCTTTTATTAAGGATTGCTCAAGAATTGGGATTAGATAAACCTAAACAATAATAAGAATTATGCCAAGTAAGTCGGTTAATATTACACTATCGACTCCAGTTGGCCCTCTAGAAATATACGCAGATAAACGAGAACAAGCTCGTGCAGAAAGGTTGATTGCCAAAACTCCAAGTATCTTAACCGAAGGCTATGCGAAAGGTACAGAAAAGTTTGGTAATCAACTTCTTCGTATAGTAAGACGAAGTTTGAATACGGGTGTTCCACCACCCGGTACCCATACTTCTTGGCCAAAACATGCTCCAGGTACTGTAAAGAAATATGGGGAGCATACTCTATTACGACTCACGGGTCAATATGCTAAATCCGTTACTGTAGTAAAGACCAAGAATAGAACTTTCGTTGGTTTACCAATTGGAATCAAGAAGATTACCTATACTGGTAAGACTTCAAGAAAGACTTTGAATCAGATAGCTATCATGTTAGAGTATGGTAGCAGAGATGGTAATTTACCACCTCGTCCTCTTTGGAATCCTGCATTTAAGGCTGCTGGTGGAAAAGCTGCCTTACAAAAGGAAATACGAAATGAAGTTAGAAAAGAAATAAGGAAAGTTAAAAATGGCAGCAGACTTTGAAATATCTTCATTATCCGGAACTGGTACTGCAACTATTAGGGTAAAGCCTAAGGCAGTAAACGAAGACATGAATAATATAAAAGAGCAGGTTCTCAAGGTAGTAGTTCAGGATGTAGAAAGGGAAGTAACTCTGGTACAAAAGGCCGCTCCTAAAATAGTAGAGACCTGGGGAACTTATTTTAGTATCACTCCAGAAACTACTTCCCATACTTTCGATGGTACTAAAAGGGGTGAGACCCTAGAAATAGGTGTATACAGTTACCAACAGAAGTTTATCGATAATAAGCCTCAAGATGAATATCGTGCTGTGGATTGGAAAGTTGAAAGCTCCTCAGATTGGTTAGAGGTAACCCAAGAAATTGGAGAAGCTAATGCCGCAGGTAAGCTTACTATCAAAACTAAATCTACTAATCAAGAACATAACCCCAGTAACTATGACCCCTTGGAAAGAACTGCTATAGTTAAGATTATCTCACAGCAAGAACCTAACACTGAGATAGTTTTAAATATAACTCAATCTCCAGGTACTAGAACTACTAAGTATGGCTTTGAACCAACCCCGAATATACCATTCCCAAATCTTGGTCAAAATACTAGTACTGCTCAGATTAGTAATGTAAAGGGTTATCAGTACTACCTTATCAACGGTATTCAAGTTGCTAAATTTATAAAACAATTTAAGATAACCGATATAAGTAAGACAATAGAGGGTCAATTCTCTGGAGGTATTGGTTCTGAACCAATACCCTTTAAAGTATGGCTTACCGATTATCCTTCAAATATTGCTACTCAATGGGTTAGTGAATTAAATTGTGTTGGTCATTTACAAACCATAATGAGTGGTTTTGGAGGTATTCAGGTAACTTATAATGGGTATATTAATGACAATGGCAATCAAAGTGTTCAATTAAATATTAGATTAGGACTTTAATGGTAAACTCAGAAGAAATAGTAGAAAGAACTTTTTATATCTCTCTACTTAGTACAATGTTGGAAATGGGTCTTACCTTAAACCCAGAAGACTTCTTACCTTTGTCTCAAGAAAACGAAAAAAGATTTCAAGAGGCAATCAAAGGTATGAAGAAGTTTATACCACTTTTTGGTATAGGGAATAATCAAGTAAAAGGCCCAAAGACTCTCCCAAGAATAACCATAGAACTACAGGGTTATTATGCTGGAGATATTGGTGTGAATAAATACATCATTGGTGATAAACTTGAGGATGGTAATTACCAAGCTTCAGAGTTTCCTTATGAAACTAAGGATATTACCATAGATGTACATCTGGTTTCTCAAACACAAGCAGATATGAGATTGCTACATACAATCTTATATACTGGCTTACCTGCTAGAGGATACGTGAGACCATACTTCAATGATTTAGAGGAATGGGAAAAGGGCAGGCTTGCTCCCACCGGAAACCTATTCATTGAGATTGGTAATTATTATGACCATCCAGATGTAGAGCATGGTATACTTGAGAAGGTATACACCTATGTATGTAAGGACGGTATTCTTCCAGAAAAAGCTTTGGGAGAAGGTACTCTTACACCTATCAAGGATATATCGGTTCTTATTGGATTGTTAGAACAAAACGAAAATGAGATGCTAGAGTTAAAAGTACCTAAGGTATAGGTACAATACTCTAGGGTATAAATTAAACGAGTAATTAACTTTAATCACAATAGAATTATGCCAACTTCACCTCATGTTGATTTTAAGTTTAAGAACAACAATGTTCTTCAAACTACTCCCATGTTAGGAGTTTCTTGTGTATTGGCTAGAACTACTAAAGGTCCATACGATGACCCTTCAGAAATCATCTCTACATTCTCTCAGTTCCAAAGAATCTATGGTTCTGAAATTGTACCCGATGGTTCTGTATCAAATATCGAAAAGGCTTTGCAAGGTGGTTCTAAGCTTCGTGTTATTCGAGTACTTGGCAAAGGAGCTACTCAAGGTACAGTAACTGCTTCTCCGGCTGCGGCAAGAAAAGCTAAAGATTCAGAAGATGAAATCTCAGTTGCTTCTGCTGTAACTGACCCAGCTAAACCCTCTGCTTTGATTACTTTAAAATCTGGTAGTACTACTTATAGTTTTGGATTAGTAACCAAGGGATATGGAGATCCAATTGGTAGTGCAAATACTTTCCAGGTTGGTTTTTATAAGCAAGCTAATACCTTGTATTATAAAATATATTCAGCTAATGGGCAAGTACTTGAACAGGGACCAGTAATAACCTACAAAACTGCCGATGATAACAATAACACTTCGGTAGATTACCTTGCTCTTAGTGCATTTGCTAAGAACTCGGAATATATTAGGCCGGTAATTACTGCAGGTTCCTCTTTTGAAAACCTAATTAAGTGGCTTACCGATGATATTGATGGTACTAAGAATGCTATCACTATTACCGTGGGAGATGCTGCACCCTCCGAAACAGAGAAACTGTTTAATGGTACTATCGGTAGTGCAGGTTCCACTCCAACTGCCGAAGAATGGATTACTTCCTTGGATTTGGTAAAAGATTACACCGACTTCTACCAATTATTTATTTCACATATCTCTCAACACCTTACTACCGATTCAGATGTACTCAAGGTATATAAGGCTGCTGCAGATATGGCAAAGGAATTGATGGAATGGGTACTGTATATCGAAGTTCCCAAACATTTAACCCATTATACTCAAGGTACTCAGGCAAGAGATTACAAAGCTCAGGTAACTTGGGTACAGACTTGCCTTGGTACTGTAGGTAACTCTAAGTACATTGCCTACTTTGGTGGTGGACTTAAGTACTACAACGAAAACGGTAATCTTCAGGATTCCGATGTAGTGGGTACTATTGTTGGTTTGGGAGATGCCTCTGCTACTCAATATGGTCCTTGGAAATCCTTTGCAGGTATGAACCGAGGAGTTATTGGGGATGCCGTTGGTCCAGTATGCCCTAACTATGGTTCTCCTTCTCGATATAACGAACTGAACACCCTTGCTCAGAATTATATCAATGAGATGGTAATCAAAGATACTCCAGATGCAGGTAAGCAAACCATGCTATGGCATTGCTTCTCTTCTCAAGTGAAACAGGATTCTGAAAGATTCCTTTCAATTGTAAGATTGAATCTCTATCTGAAGAAGTTCCTTCGCCCGGTACTCAACAAGTATATCGAAGAACCAAACGTTTGGAGTACTTGGAAGAGAATCTGGTTGGAGGTTAAACCTACCTTGGATTCTTTGGTAGACGAAGATGCTATGACCGAGTATACCTGGATGGGTGACCAAGATGCAACTTCTTGGGATGACCTTTCGGTTAATAACGAAGCAGATGCTCGTCAGGGTAAGTACCGTGCTATCCTTAAGTATAAGGATGTAGTTCCTATGCAAGAGGTAACTATGGAGATTGTAATCGATGCAGCTTCTAAGGCAGTATCAATCGTAGAAACAAGTAATAACTTATAAACTCATAACACAATGGGAGCAAAAGTAAAAAACCCACGGAAGAAATTCTTGTGGAGCATCATGTTCCCCAAACACCCTATCAATACTTATCTATTCCAAAGTTGTACTTTGCCAGATATTGAAATTGACCAGGTTGCTCATGGGGACGTCAATAGAGACGTTAAAACTGCAGGTAGGGTTACTATAGGTAATCTTATTGTAGAGAAACTTATGACTACTGCAGGTTCAGACACATGGCTTCATGATTGGCTTTATGCTTGCCAAGACCACATAGTTGGTGGAGGTTTGGTACCAAGCCAATATTGGGAAACGGCTATTGTAAATGAACTTGCCGAAGATGGAGTCTCGGTTCTTAATACCCACGTCTTCGAAGAGGTATGGCCATGTAAGATTACCGGCTTAGACTTGGACAGAATGGCTTCAGAGAATACCATTGAGTCCATAGAGTTCTCAGTTGGTACTGCAGATAAATACTAATTCCTTAGTCTATTTTCACTAAGATTCGGTGGAGGGGTGGGATTCCTGTGATAGGAGCTCACCCCTTTCTTGTTGTTATACGGAGTACTATGAACATTTGTAAACATTAAATATATCAAAAAATTATGGAATTTAGAACATTTAGATTTACCGGACCTTCTGGTTTCGAATATGAAATCAGAGAACAGAATGGTGCTGATGAAGATATCCTCAGTAACCTTTCAGACATGAAGACTTTGATGAACCTTACCAAGTTCATTGCAGCAATTGTAATTAGAACTACTGCTACCCCTAATGGGAAATTAACCGTAGATGATGCCCTTAACTTACCAGTCAATGACCGTTATGCTATTATCTTCAATTCTCGTATCTTCTCTTTGGGAGAGGAAGTAGAATTCGAATATGATTGGGGCAAAGAGAATGGTGGTAAGATTACTTATGGCCAAGACCTTCATGAGTTCCTTTTCGATTACGGTACTACTCCAACTGTAGAGGATTTAAATCAGAAGCCAGATGCTATCCCTTATTATCCAGAGGGAGTTAGATTGGTAGACCATGAATACACTCTTTCATCTGGCAAGAGAATTAAATTCGATTGTATGACTGGTAAGGGAGAACAAGAGTTCATGAAGTTGCCTTTGGATAAACAAACTAAGAATGCTCCTCTTCTTTGCCGTAATCTTCACTTAGAGGTTGATGGTAGTTGGGAGAAGGTAGAAAACTTTACTCCGTTTACTGCAAAGGATATGGCTGAGATGAGAAAGCATATCTTATCTATGGACCCCATTTTCAAAGGTGAGTCTCACATCACTAATCCAACCACTGGAGAGGAAAGAACTTATCCTATAGTTTGGGCACCGAATTTTTTCTACCTGACGGAAGAGTAATGTTAGAGAGTGATTTTGTTTATATCACCAGAGCCGAGATAGCCTTAGACTATTTCGGCTTTTTACGTCTTCCGTATCGAATAAGGAAAATATTCAAGGAAATGGCCGAGCAATATTATAAACAATTAAAGAAAAGAAAATAAATTATGAATACCAGTAGGAGTATAGTAGAGGTCGGTGTTGCCATGGTTTTAAAAGACCGATTCTCTCAAGAAGCTGGCAAGATATCGGGGTCATTCAGAACAATGATGAATGATATGAATACCTGGAATAGAGGTATACAGATGTCAGCTTCCAATACAATGGAATTCGGAATGCAGCTCGTAGGGGGAATGGCAAGGGCCTATAAATACTCTGCGGGTGTTCAGAATGAAGTTTGGACTGCTTCGAAAATTGCTGGTGCTACCATTGCAGAACAAAGAGAAATGTTACAATTGGCAAAAGATGTCAATGAGATAACTCCTCTTACTGCTTCGGATGTTGCATCAGGACAAAGATATCTGGCTATGGCGGGTAATAAATTCGATGCTATTAAAGAAATGATTGGGCCAGCATCTAAGCTGGCTTCAATCTTTACAATGCCAGTGGGACAGAAAGGTGGTGTAGCTGACTTGATGACCAATATCATGTCAATGTACCAAATCCCAATGGGAGAAGCCGCTAGAGTAACCGATGATTTATATACTGCAGTTACTAATGCAAATATATCTTTAACAGACTTAGCCCAGTCCATATCTTATGCAGGAGCAGATATGGCAACTGCTGGAGTAGACCTTCGGCAAACGGCTGCTGCTATTGGTGTATTGGGTGATATGGGTATACAGGGTTCTATGGCAGGTACCTCACTGGCCAATATGATTCGTTACTTACAGCTCTCTCTTGTTAACCAAAAAAAGAAAGGCTATAACGCTTTAGCAGACCTGGGCTTAAGTCCAGATGAATTCTTCGATGCTCAGGGTAATCTTATAGACCTTTACACTATCTATCAGAAGTTTGCTAAGGCTGCAGTAGATTTACCTTCACGAATTGAAACACCAACTTTCTTCAATATCTTTGGAGTTCGTGGTAATCGGGGTATGCTCCCAGTACTTCGGGATATTGCTTCTGGTAGAGATAAGATGGGTAAGATACTTGCTACCTATGACCAAAACATGGGAGCAGTAAACCGACTTAATGAAGAACGTCTTAAAACCGATGCAGGTGTAATTGACCAATTCGAATCAAGTTTAGAGAACTTAACCGTTACGGCAGGTGCGGCTTTGGGTAGAATCTTTACCCCAGTACTAAATGTGGGTAACTCTATAATCAAAGTAATTAATTCTATCTCAGAAACTTGGGTTGGAGGTTTTGGTCTTAGGGTAGGAGCTACTGCAGTAGTAGTTGGTACTATAGTTGCAGGGTTTAATACTGTAAGAGGTATTATTAGGTCTGTTGGGTATTTACAAACTATTGCTACTGCTTCTACTGAAGGTATGTCTGCTGCAGCAATAAAAACTAATACTCGGTTTGCCCTTATGGAAGCACACATGGTAAGGATGGTTAACCTTATGAGAACCCTGGTTCAACTCCAAATGATGTCAAGCGGTATTGGTATGAATTCTGCTGGTAGATTTTATAACACTAAAACCGGAAGATATGTTAAGACACCAAATCCTGGAGTACCATTAGCAACTACTATGGCGGGTAATTTAGCTGGAGGGGCTTTAGCTGGAGCAGGTGCCCAAGTTGGTAGTCAAGTGGCTAGGCAAGGTGCTATAAAAGGTTTAACCTCTATAGGTGGTAGACTTATGGGATTACTCGGTGGACCCTGGGGATTAGCAATTACTGTAGGTCTTCCTTTATTAATTGAGGGTATTAGTTACCTTAGTAATTCAGTAGATAGGAATACTGAAGCTCAGAATAAAGAGAAAGAAGACCCAACTACCATTAGAGCCCAGAATGAAGAGAGATTTATTAATGCTGTTAGGTTAGCTATTAAAGAAGGTATGAGAGATTCTCGTATCAATATCTCAGTAGATGGTCAAGCAGTTGGAGATTATGCTCCAGGTTCTCAACAAGATTTTACTGGAGCTGCATTTGTAATGGGAATATAAAATTAAAACACTATGGCTAGAGTATTAAATAAAGCAGCAGGTAAGGTCGTTGAAAAATATAATGACCTTACAAGGGATACCGCAGGAGTTCTTACGGGTCCCTTAAATAAACTATGGAGAGCTCGGATATTACTCAATCGAACTATTTCTACTCTTCCAAAGGATGATGCTCAAAAGGGTAAACTCTATACTCCAAATGGGGTAATGGGAGAAGCTCAGATATCCTCTAAGAACTCAGTTATAAATAAACAGCTCCAAGCTAAATGGAGAATGGAATTACAATTTCCGAGATTAGAAGAAGGTGAAGGAGTAGACCCAGCAAAAGGGAATAAGAATACCACTAATTACAGAAACTTTGAGGCTAAAGCAGATGTTATATATCAGAATGAGGTAAGGATATATAACATGACTGTTAACCCTACTCAATATATTACCCTACAGAATAGACCTCCAGAATTGGACTTTAGGGGAGAAACTACATGGGCAACCATTAAATCAATGGGCCGCAATGTACCAATGTATCACTTTACTGGTGCTGAAGACATCATTCAATTCAATGTATCTTGGTACTGTAATGACCCAGAAAATCCTGAAGAGGTAATCAATAAATGTAGGTTATTAGAAGCATGGTCTAAATCTAATGGTTACCAGGCTGCTCCTCCGATTGTTAAGATTGAGTGGGGGGATTCTGGTATATTCGATAACCACAATTATATCCTTACCTCAGCAACTTATACTCTGAAGAACTTTCAGAACGGTTATCGAATAAGGGTACCTGGAAAGCCAGCTACTTTTGGTAATGGTAGGTTATTGCCTGCAGCAGCAACTCAAGAATTAATTTTCAAGAGAGTAAGTGCATATAACTTATCCTATGGAGATTTTATAAATTCCGATTCACTTAAAAAGACAGGAGGTATTAAATATGATTGATGTTAACCAATACCTAAAGGGAGCTAGCCCATATAATAATGCCTATGCTCTGAAGTATAACGATGGGGATTATTCCTTAGAAGCTAAACCTCCAGTAGTACCGGAATCCTCTAACGATATTCAACATACCGTTAAAGATGGGGAAACCTTGCAGAACATTGCTTTCAGGTACTATGGTGATTCTGGTAAGTGGTACATTATAGCTGAAGCTAATAAGATACTGAATCCTTTTAAGGAATTAGAAATGGGAACTCTAATAAGAATACCGACTTATGGCAGCTAAACAGAAACCTATATTATATAATGGAATGGGTCAACCTTATTTGGCCCTTTTCAATTTTGGAGGTATGCCCATAATGAATCCCATTACAGGTATACCCCTTGGAGCGTATATAAGTACCTGGAGTTATAGATATGATGAAGAAAAAGAAAACTTGGCTACCATTACTTTCGATACGGGTAATCCTGATACTGTAGATATTGCCGAGATTCAAGAGAACCAAAACATTTGTCTTCAATGGGGATATATATACCCTGATGGCCAATTTATATCTGGGCCCATAAAAATAATTAAGGTAAGAGAGTTCGAAGCCGTATTCGATTCTACAGGTACTCATGTAACTATTAAGTGCATTGATTCTTCAGGGGATTTAAGATATCAGCCTGCTTATGTTCATTCGGACATGGAAGGTTATAAATTATCTACCTATTTAGACAATGGTTGTGGGAATGCTACTGGTGTAATCATAGAAATATTTCAGTAATGGAACAACAGATAATAAGTAATAAAGTATACGAGTCACTACAGGTACCCACAGAGAATACCCGTACTACTACTGGTAAAGTACTCTATGCTAACAAATACAGTGGAGTAGCAGAAGTAGCTATGCCAGAAGACTTGAAAGCTTTAATTGATAGTGACTTTGGGTTAGTGGGCAAGAACGTCTTAGTTCAATTAGAACAGAAGATGAAAGGGTATACTAATGGGCCATGGTATGTGGATTCAAGGGATGGTGTTATCTATATACATAATCGGAAATTCCATGAAGAACCGGTATGTACTTATACATATCAAGGAGAGAATGGGGAAGTACTTAGAGTATCTTTTGCTACTCAGAAAATAACTAAAAGAGTTAAAGCAGTATTAGCTCCATCTCTAGACCCAGATAGTAAAGATTTATCGGTATTATCAACTAATATAAATGAGCCAGAGGATAAACCTCCATTAGCTTTAAGACCTCCTGTGGCTCAGGTAGATAACCTTATGGTGTCTAATATTACTGGCAATGGGTTTGAAGATTATAGAAGTCATCCTACTACTCCTACAGAGGTAATGGATGCTTGGGACACTCAGCTTCAGTATAACATGGAAAAAACTGCAGAATATAAAAAGAGAGTAGAAGAGTATGAAGCAGTGGGTCCAGTAGGTGCTTATGAAGCAGGTAAGCAAAGGAGATTTGATGAAATGTCTACCGAAGAAATACGAGCTACCATTAATCAAGCAGCCAACGAGTTACCTGATGATAAGAAGAATGCCCTTAAGCAAGTACTAAAAAATTCTAAAAATGGTAAAGAGTTAGAAGCTAATCTTAAGAAGCTATTAGAATGCGAAATGTATCTTTTCGAAGATGAAGATGGTATGGAATTTATGGTAGAAGAGTATGTAGACCCCTTAGATTATGACCCAGAGGGTTATACCTCTAAACAAGCAGGAGCGGGTATAGCTTCTGGTATCAATTTTCAAGCTGGAATATTACCTGCTTCAGAGAGAGGTTTCGAAGCTTTAAAGAAAGACCCCTATACTGAAGTATTATCCGATATGGAAGTTGATACTACTAAGGGTTATGGTCAAGGTCAATATGGTAAGAGGGTTAAGGTAAGACATATGAAAAGGGTAAATCTCAAGGTACCTCTTTATAAACTTTACCATAATTTATTTAGTAGATACGGTGGTGCCGATAAGTATGCTTGGGCAGCTAATGCTAATGCCAATGGTGGTTTAAAGCAAACTGAGAAAAGGTTAGTATGTCAACTTCAGGTAGTGGGTAGACCTATGCTAGCAACTTCCCAAATAATCCGAATAGATAATGTAGGGAAACGTTGGTCAGGGCTTTGGTATATAAAACAGTGTACTCATTCTATGGATGCCGGTCAAGGGTATATAACTAATATGGAATTAGTAAAGAACAATTCCAAGTCTGGCTCTGTAACTTCTAAAACTGATTTATCTACTCAAAACATCGTAGCTAATGATGCTAAAGCTAATGCTAAAACTAAAAGGGGGCAAGATAAAAAAGCCCTAAGTACTTCTCAGAATCTTAATCTTAACTTTACTTATAATGAGAAGGTATATTACAATGAGCATTTCTTGAATGATAAGGGGGACATAATTGATATCAAGGGTCAAGCTGAGTTTATTCGAAAGAAGGCTTATTATACTGAAGTAAATGCCGATAATCCTCAAGCCTTGGCAGAGGGTATAGTATTATCTACAGGTAATACAGTTACCTCTAAGGGTAAGTTAATCCCGGGCAAGGTATCAGTTAAACAAATCCAAGTGCCTGAAGATTATGGGGTTAAGTTTAATTATATGGCCATAGCTAATCGAGTATACCGAGACATAGCTAAAAGGCATAAGCGAATAGCAAGTCAAATCTATGTAGAAAAATAAGGGTATGAGTTACGAAACAGCAAAGATAATAACCGACGAAGGCTTAGAGGGTCTTGGTCGGTATTACTCTGTTTATCGAGGCATTGTTATTGATAATGACGATGTAGAGAAACATATGAATAGAGTAAAGGTATGTGTTCCAGAGGTAATGGGGGGAGTATTTGCTTGGGCATATCCTAAAGGACAACATGGTTCAATTAGTTCAGGTTTTAAATTCTTAGCTCCTAAAGTGGGAGATACGGTATTTGTTACTTTTGAATTTGGAGATCCAACTAAACCACTCTGGGAATACCATGGTTGGGGAATGAGCCAAATACCTCAACCATTAGATGGTCCTAATAAAATGGGGATAGTTACTCCTGAAGGAAACCTAATAGTCATAGATGATGATAACGGAGAACTCAATTTACATTTCAATGGGCCTGTAAATGTTCGTTCGGAGAAAGAGATAGTAATAAATGCCGAGGGAGATATAAATGTATCTTCTGGCGATTCAGTGATACTTAATACTGGAGAAAATGGTGGAGTAATCAATATTTTTCAATTAACCGAAAAACTAAATCAAACTATCCAAGAACTAGAACAACTTCGCAGTATGTTCAATTCTCATGTACACTCAGGTGTAACTACTGGACCAGGTTCTTCAGGTCCAACTCTAACTCAAGCAACTAAACCTTTCTCACAATTCGTTGTAGACGATTATGAGGATAAAACCTGCATACACTAATGGAAAAGAATTATTTTACAGACTTAGTTGGTATAGGTGTAACTTATCCTATCCAACTTACAACTAATGAAAAGGGTGAAAGAGGTTGGTACCCAGTAAATGGGGATTTTAAACTTATCAGAGATAATATAAGTTCAATATTATACTACATGATAGGCCAGAGATTTCGACAGGAAAACTTTGGTAGTAAATTATGGCAATGTATTGAGGAGCCAAACTCACAAGCCCTAAGTTTTATAATTAAAGAGTTTTTAAAACAAGCCATAGGTGCTTGGGAACAAAGGATAACCTTCCAAAATATCACCGTTACTAGAGTTGATGCAAAAATACACATAGAAGTAACATATGTAGTAAATGGAACAAATTCTAGTCAGTACCTCGATATCACCTATGACAGTTCGGATAATTCATTAAATACACAATAATATGGGAATCACAAATAAATGGCTTAACCCATACCAGAGGTCTTATCAACAGATTAAGGCCAAGCTGGTTGAATCCCTTATGGGACTCAAAGACCCTCAAGGTCAGAAACTCATAACGGATTATTCGGAGGGGAATATCTTAATTATTATCCTCTCATTGTTTGCGGCAATTGCCGAAGTACTTCATTACTACGTAGATAACATGGCAAGGGAAACTTTCCTATCTACTGCAAGGAGGTATGATTCGGTAGTTAAACATGGGGCATTGGTAGATTACCATGCTCGGGCAGCGATTGCAGCTACCGTAGATGTAATCTTATCCAGAAGCATTACGGGTAATTCTATTGGTGCTAAATTAACTATACCTCATGGTACTCTGTTTACAGATTCCAGTGGTAATTCTTGGTTATCTGCTAGAGATGTAATTTGGTATTCGAATGTAACTACTTGTAAGGTACCCATCATACAACATGAAAGGTATACTGCAAGTGCTTTAAATAATATGGTAATACCCACCGGTGATAGGGTTATACTTAATCTTGGTACATTACCAAATGGTAAGTATTATGAACAAGGTTCTATGTCATTGCAGATAGGTGGGGAAACTTGGGTATTAGTAGATACATTTGCAAAATCCAAACCTACAGACAAACACTTTATGGTTTCAGTAGATGAGGCACTCAATCCCTATATAATGTTTGGAGATGGTACCTTTGGTAAGAAACCAGCTGCAGGTGCAAAGATAACCAATGTAGTATTCTATTTAACCAATGGTACTCAGGGTAATGTAAAGAGTAATACCATTACATCGGTACCTTCAGTAATATCTTCCTCAATTACGGATGCTACTGTAAGTAATGCTTATGATGCTGGAGGCGGTTCAAACTACGAAAACTTTACCATGCTCAAGGAACACATACCTTTGAGTGTAAAGACTTTGGGAGTAGCAATTACCAAAGAGGATTTCGAAAGTTTAGCTATGTTAGTTGATGGAGTAAATAAAGCTAAAGCCGATTATGAATGTGGTAGAAAGCTTACTATATATATTAGCCCAGATGGTGGAGCTGTTGCTTCTTCCGAATTAATAAATAGGGTATACAACCTATTATCTCAAAGGGCTCCTATGACTACTTGGTTGAAGGTTAAATCTGCAGGCAAGGTTCAGATTATTCTAGAGATGGATGTTACCGGTAAGAAGTCTTATAAGACTGCAGAGATACAAACTCAAATTCTTACAGCATTATACAATGCCTATTCTCCAGAGCAAGCTCAGATAGGTGGAAGCGTAAGGGTATCAGATATATATGCCCTAATAGATAACTTATCAACCGTAGATTACCTTCACCTTACCAAGTTTTATATTAAACCATGGCCCACTACCATTTATGGTAATAAGGAACTAAACCTGGGCCAGTTTAAATTAAACAAGGCAAAGGGTTCTATGACCTACTACATAACCTTCAATTCCTCAACTACCTTTACAGTACGTTCGGTATCAAATGGTTATGTAACTACTGGCTCAGTTGGTAGCTCTATCCAGATTATCGATAAAGCTAATGGTTTTGATTTCTCTTTGGACATTCAGAACAACAGCTATCAATCGGGCTATCGGTATTCTATTACGGTATCAGAACCCAACCATGATTATGAAGACCCAGGTTTTAACTTACCGGTATTCGAAAATGCTTCACAGTTAACATTAACAGTAAATGAAATCGTATAAAAATGGTGAACCTTAAAAATCTAATTGATTTTTTACCATTCGAATATAAGGACCAAGACACTTATAAGGTAAATGGCAAAGGCATCTTAGAGAGGTTTCTAGAAATTTGTGGAGAGCATTTTGAAGATTATATTACGAAGGACATTGAGAACATTCTGGATATTATTGATATAGATAAGGCACCAGATATGTACCTCAATTTCCTTTGGCAATTTCTTGGAGAAATGCCCTTTGCTTATGGGAACACTATAGATGCACAGAAATGGGCAGAGTACTTTAATGGGTTCTACTCTGATAGTAAACTCCAAGAACTATCAAAGCTTTGGATAATCCCAAAGGAAGGACCCCTTACATTAACCAGTACTCAAGTAAGAAACATATTGAAGTACTCAATATCTCTTTTTAAAATAAGAGGCACCTCTGAGTTCTTCGAGATAATGATGAGGTTGTATGGATTAACCTGCGTAGTAACAGACCCTGCAAAGGCTGATAGTTATGATGGTTGGGTAAAAGGTAATCCGCACTTTGACCAGTATTACCATTATGACGATAAGTATACCTATGATAATACTTTCGATTGTTCTCAATGTATACCGGTAACCTTTAGACTTACCGGTCATGGATATACTTCGAACTCGGCAGCTTTCAGAAAATTTAGAGAAGCCGTAGAGGCTTTCTTTAAAAGATTCATACCCTATCATGTATCTTTCGATATTCAATATGGGTTTACCGTAAATGATGGGTATACAATTAAAGCTGAGTTAGTAAATCCGGACCAACCCAATCTTATTACTTCAGAGGTATATGAAGTACCGGTAAAGGTAACTGTAACTTCAGATTGGATAAATGCCGACCTAAGATATCAGATATCCAGTGATAATATAAATTGGGGTTACACTAAACACGAAAGTGGTTCCATTTTTAATATACCCAGAGCAGGTACTTATTATTTTAGAAGTGTGGGAGACCCTACTAAGGTAACTCAAATCACGGTTAATCAAGAATCTTATAATCGAGTATATTCTATTACTTGTGACCCTATTACTGGAAAGATAACTCCTACTAACCTAAAAGTAAGTACAGTAGTAAGGGCAAACGTATCCTATAAGGGTACCGTGAAAACCTGTAATGTACGATTATCCGGTACTGATATAGTGAAAGTCTCTGGCTCAACTTGGGAATTTTCAGAGCCTGGTACCTACATCTTTGAGATTGTAGAGTTCCCAGTAAAGCAAACTTCCTTTGTTGTAACTCGAGAAGAGGTTACATATAAGGTAAGATGTACACCTTCTGAATTTAGAGTTGGGGATAAGCAAAGTATTAAAGATGCTACCACTACTCTTACCATTGAATCTAATTATCCAGAATCATTTACTGGTGAACTATACTGTAAGCTAATTGGTGATACTAAGTTGTTTAAGAACGGGGATAAGTTTACTGCTAATAGTTATGGTACTTATAAGTTTAAATGTACACTGGATAAAAGGGAAACAGATGAAGGTGTAGGTATATTCGAAGTAGTATCTGGTAAGACTGCAGTATATAGAATTACTGTTAGCCCACCAACAGTCACATTATTCAATGGCTCTGCAAAAGCTACAGTAAAGATACAACGTATTTCTGGTAATGGGGATGATTACAGAGTAAGGGTAATTGAAACTGGGGAAACCTTTAATGCTCAGAAGGGTTATGTATATACTGCAAATAGGGCAGGGACTTATACCTTCCAGTCTGTAGCTTACCCTACTGCTAAGACTACTTTGGTAGTTAATAATTCTCCAGTAGTATATCAGAATAAATTAAAGATAGTACCTTCGGATGCTACAGACAGTCATTGGAAAGAACCCAACTGGGCATTACCAGAAGACCAGATAGATGATACTTATGCAGTATACCAATTACTGGGTGAGAAGTCTGCTTGTAAGTTCCATCTTGAGGAAATGAAAAATGGGGTCAATGTAAGTGGTACTGCTACCTGTGATGAGAACGGGGAAACCTATAACCTTGATGAGGAAATTGTTCTTACCAAGGCTGGGACTTATACCTTTGTGGCAGATGATGGTTCTTCATTAAGATGTCAAGTAATACTGGAAGATTATCCTACAATCATAGAGATTTCTTGTACTCCTACTTATGCAGAACTAAAGGGGAATGTTAAACAAGTATCTACTTTAATCAAGTGTACTTCTAATAAACCTGATTTCGATAGTCGAATAAGGGAAGTTGGTAAAGTAACTACTTATGATGCAGGTGGTGCTGGTTATGAGTTTGTAACTGCACAAGCTGGAGAGTATATATTCGAATCAGTGGTAGATACTTCGAAGAGAACTAAGTTCACCGTAGTAGATGCAGACCTCTTAAGCGTTAGTCCTCAAAAGTTAGAATGGGAACATGATGACCTCTCAGAGAAAACATTTACCATTACAACTTACAGTAATCAATCTTGGCAAATAGTAGAACAATGATAAATTCAACAATCGATAGAATAACAGAAACCACAACTCAGTCTTTATTCAAGACATTCACTGTGGGTATATTGGGAGAGTGTACACAAATCTTGTATGATTTGAGATGGATGATAATTCTTGCAATAATTCTAATCCTATCAGATTTATGGTTTGGGTTATCGGCAAGTAGGTTACAGAAAATCGAAATTCGAAAATCTAGAGCTGGAAGAAGAACTCTAAACAAAATAGTAGATTATATCTGTTATGTTCTACTTGGTGCTGTACTTGGTAAAGCTATTGGGGAACCCTATGGGATGAACCCAATAGTGGTATCAATAACGGTTATGGTAATATGCTACTGTTTCGAAGTAGATAGTATATATGGACACATCTGTGAAATACATGGTATTAAGAAACGGTATAGTATATGGAGAATACTCTTTAAATTGTTAACCTTAAAGTTCAAGGATGTAGGTGAAGCATTTAAAGATATGTCAGAACAAAAGAATCAATTTAAAAATACTAAGGACAATGAAGACGTACTTTAAGTATGAAGGTATTATTAAATCAAAGGAAGCAGCAGAGGCAATTGCTGCTCCTTCTGGTTTAGGACCATTCTGTGGATTTGGCTCAGCTACCATAAATGGTAACAAGTTAGTGGTATCTCCTCAGGGAGTTGCTGGAAGTAAGTATGCCAATGTAATCAAGGATAGGATTATGGCAAGGTATATGGCAAAGGCTTCAGAAGATGGAGAATTGCCAGATGTAAACTTTGGGTGTATTTCAAGGGATGGGTATGTATTTATATCTGATGAACAAACGATTACTATTGAGAACATCCAAGGTACCCAAGGTTCAACAGAAGAAGTATTACTCTTTGCAGTACATACTACTATTTCTGAACCAGTAGATAATCCAGTAGACTTTGTAGCTTATTGGAATGAATCCTCCGAAAGCTTCTACACCTTGTTTAAAAAGTCTCTGGATATTTATTATCCGATTGCCGAAGAGAATCGTACACCGGATATCATTAATAATGATGTATATTCTAATTACGGTATGACCTATAGCAATCTTCTAGAGATGGTAGAGAGTGCTTGCCCTTATTACTCTAATAATAAAACTTCCGTTGTTCTTATCGGAGTATATGGTAAGGGTACTGATGCAATGACCAAACGAAATGAGAACTTTGCTATCGTACCCTATCAGGGTAAGTTCCAAGAAATCCCTTATACTACTGCTGCTCAGAGTATGATGAAAGAATCAGTGAAAAGAGTAGAACAGATAAATTCAGGCTTCCCAGTAGTAGATGAATCTGGTACTAAGTTAAATATCAAGCAATACATCGATAGTCAAATTGAGGCTATCCGAAAAGAATTCTCTGAATCTCTGAGTACTGCTAATTTACCAATCGGTTCTATCATTCTTTGGGAAACCGATGTAATACCAGATGGTTGGGCAGAATATACTAAGGCAGCTGGTAGAATAGTTATTGGTTACCAAGCTGGAGGTGTTCAAATTGGGGATGAAGTAATGTTACAGAATGTCGGAGATTACTATACTCCAACTAAAGGCAACTTCCTAATCTCAATTAAAGGCGATGACCTTCCTAAGCATAGGCATGCTCTTGGTGTATCTAAAGGTAAACAAGATAATGCCAATAACTGGGAGAACGTTCGTCCTCAATCTTTCTTTAATAGGGAGACGGGATTGAATGGAGATTTCGGTAGAGGAACTCCTACCAAGGGTATTCAAGATGGTGCTATCGTAGTAAGCTGGAACCTATTAGGGGAATCTTTCTTACAAGAAACTTCGGTAGAAACTTTGGATATTGAAAAATTGCCACCGACTATTACATTACGATATATCCAAAAAATATCATCATAAAGTTGTTATTAGTTATTTAGTAGTATTAAAACTCATGTGTACTATTTGTATTGTTTAAGAGTAAACATTCGTTTACAATCTGTGTTTTGCATAGTAAAAATCAATTGGGAAAGGGACGTTGGGAAACGTCCCTTTTCTTTTGTGTTTAGTATTTAAGTTCTTCTTTAGCTCGGTCTTCCCAATATTGTATATCTTGTCTAAGTTCTGATATATATCTCATAGATTCATTAGTCTTAGGCATTTCGAAAAATTCGATAAGCATTATATTAGTTATTCGAGTACTATTTTCAAGCCTTTCCTTGATAAAAGGGGGAGGAGTAATTAATACCTCAAACAAAAGATAGGCATCTGGAGAAAGCTTATCCTTCATATAAGTATACATCATATCAAGCATTTCTGATTTAGCTTTCTCTTCTTCGGTATCATCCTCTAATTCTTTGTCATTGTCGAATAAGTCATCAAGTTTAAAGAGGCTTTGATTATACTCTGCTTGTTCTCCGTATGCAGAACGAAGCAATTTGTTTTTGAATGTACTAAGTGATGCAAGGATTCTTGCTTTAAGATGTTCTTCAGTACATTCACCATAGTATTTGTTGAAAACAAATAACATCTTATCCCAGAAATAAGATTGGATAATATCCGGTGTAAGATTAAACCGTTTATAATCAATCTGACGGGTAAGATTTCTGATTACTGGCTTACAGACTTTATAAAGTCTGTTGAATGTAGCTTCATCATATTCCTGCATAGGTTTTAATCTATGAAGCTCTGAGCCATTATTTCCTTTACTTTTTCCCATGTTTTTAAATATTCGTTATGCAAATATAAGTATTTTTTCTTATATAAAATAATAATATTAAATAATCTGGAGCTTAAGGTAGTGGATTAGTAGTTTCTAGATAGATGTCAACATGCTCAGAACTATCTCGGTACTATCAAAATCTATTAGTTTATATAATATTGCAATATAGATATGAAGAAATTTAAAGACAACATCAAATTTAGTTTCACACCGGATTTCCAACTTGAGATACTCCGGTTTGTTTTAAGAGATAAGGAAGGAGGTCTAGTCCTAAAAAGGATTAAAGCTAATTACCTGGTTCTTATTGAGCATGCCCTTATATTTGAGGGTATATCAAAATACTTTAAGAAGCAAGGTAAGATGCCTTCAGAGAATGTATTAAAAGAAGTATTAAAAGAATTGCTAGAATCAAAGGCATACATTGATTTGGTAACTAAGGATGACATCCCTAATATCAATAAGTTAATAAGCAATTTATATCACATTCCCTTATCGGATGCAGATTATATCAAGGAAAAGATTTACCAGTTCTCTACCTATGTTGAAATGAAGAACCTGAATGACTCTTTTGATTTAGATAACTTCGAACAATATGAAGAGTATTCAAGGAAGATTGAAAAAGTACTTCAGAAAAGTAAACCAAAGAAAGAGGACGAACCTATATACATGATTCGAGATATTACAGAGAGACAGTTTAAAAGACAATCAGAACCCTCGGTAATACCCTGTCCCTTTAGGCAATTAAATGACCTTACTAATGCAGGAGGTTATCCCGAACATTCTATTAATGTAATATTGGATAAACCTAAAGCAAAGAAAACTTTCTTCATGGTAAACCTTGCCCGAGGTTATCTTCGAATGAAGAAATCCGTATTATACGTAGATACCGAGAATGGTAAAGACCAAATCATGGACAGATTTATTCAATCTAGTATCAATAAAACCAAAAAGGAATTATACTCAGGTGAGTATGATAAACTTGAAGCTAAACATTTAAGAAAGCTTGCAAGATTTGGGGTTGAATTGGTGGTTGAGAGGGTACCTGCAATGATTACTAATACAACTTACATAAAAGAGAGGATAGTTCAATTGCGTAATCAAGGCATCGATATTAGAGTATTAATGGTAGATTATGCAGGTAAGCTTGCCTCAATAGCTGGAGACCGAGAGGATTTCGAAAGGATTTCTAATGTATATGTAGATTTGCAAAACTTGGCAGAAGAGTTACATCTTGATATCATATGGACTGCACATCATATTACTCGTGAAGGTAAGAAGCATAGACTTACTAGATATGATGAAAATGATATCTCTGGTTCAATTGCTATTGTTCGTAATGCTCAAGTTATTGTGGGTCTTAATTCTACCGAGCAAGAAGAAAAAGATAATATACTTCGAGTTGAGATGGTAGTACAAAGGGACGGTCTTTCTTCAGGTAGAGCCTTATTTAAATGTGATGTTGAAAGACAAAGATGTACAGAATTTACAAGAGAACAACGTAAACAATATGATGAGGTATATGGTAAAAAATTGGATGAACAATTTAAGAAGAGCACTAATCCAGATGCGGATTCTAAGAAAAGGGAAAGGACTACTGGAGACATTTAAATGTAAGCTTGGATATCATGAATGGGTAGCAGTTCATTGGACTGAGTTTAAACAGAGACCTCGTAGGGCAATTTTTTCTAAGAAAGGCGGGAGAAGGAAAGCCCAGTATTATGAGAAACGTCATGTAGAGTATTACTGTAATATATGCGGGAAGAAAAGATATGAAAATAACAAACCAGTTTAAATCTAGACTAAGGACATACTTTATTAAACGATTGGGAGCATTCGATTATAAGCACGGATGGTTACGCATTCCCACTTGCCCATATTGCGGGAGAGAACAGAAGTTGGGAGTTAACCTTTCTATGTATAGAACCAATTGTTTTAGATGTAATGCCCATCCTTCTCCTGCTCAACTAATAATGGACATAGAAGGATTTACTGAGTACCATGAACTAATTAATTTTTTGAACAATGGACAATTTGATGAACTACAGTTTAAGGAAGAGAAAATCGAACTTGCCGAAAGTAAGCCCGTATATCTCCCAGATGGATTTAGAAATATTTCGCTCGGAGACAGCCAACTTGCAAAAAGCATTCGTGGATATATCAAGAAACGCGGCTTTAACCTCGAGAAGTTTTCAAGATGTGGTATCGGATATGGAACAATGGGCACGACTTACGGGTACCTTATCATCCCGTTCTATTATCAAGGACAACTTAAATATTACAATGCTCGGAACGTTATCGGAAAAGGTCCCAGGTATAATAATCCCGATAAAGATATCACAGGCCTTGGCAAACAATTTATCATCTTTAATCATGACGCATTGGAAATGTACCGGTCGGTATTCATTTGCGAGGGAGCACTTAATGCTCTCACAATGGGCGATAGAGGAATTGCCACAATGGGCAAAGCTATTAGTCAGTACCAAATCAATGAATTACTTAAATCCCAATGCGAAAGATATATTATACTCTTGGACCCAGACGCCAAGCAATATGCAATCAATTTGGCGCTCAAACTTGTTGCCTATAAAAAGGTCAAGGTGGTGTTTTTACCAGACGGAAAGGATTGCAATGATCTTGGGAAAAAGGGGGTCTTAAGGTTAGTATATAATACTCGGTACCAAAGTTATCAAGAATTGATTGCTATCAGAAACTCTTTGAAATAGGGAGTTCCTATTATATTATAAATAATATATTTATGCGTGAACCATCTATCCATATAACTAAGTCTCAATTTGAGGAAATATTAAATACCTTAGAGGTAGACAATTTCCCAGTTGAGGCTTTTTTTGTTATTGCTCGAAAGGAGGCAATAAATCATAGAGCAGTCTTAGTTTCTAACAATAAGAATACTAAGCGAGTTAATAACATATTACTAGCATCTAAGGGAGATGCTGCCCTCGTTGCTGATATTTTATATGCAACTCGTATAAAGTTAAAGCATCGGGGAGTTCGGAAAATAAATGAAAGTAATTCTCGAGAATGGGCAAATTGTAAAAAGCTTGCAGAGATATGTAATACCTTCTGTGAAGATTTTAAATTTGATACTCGTGAAGGTTTTATCAAGTATATAGAGACTGGATTAAAAAGGATGACTGATTATCGTAATGTTATGCAAAGGTTATTATCTATGCAAGAAAACATCACTAATCAAGTAGATGCTGAGATAGAGTTACAAAATTCAGATTTAAAACTTACCAAAGAGATACATGATTACTTTATAGGTAAGATTGCTAAGGCAACTGGTATATATGAATCTTATGAAAATCAACCAGAGAAGTATGTACACTTTGCAAAGGTTGGTGACTTCTTAAAAGAAGAAGGTTGGGATTATAAGACCTTCATCGATGCTCAGTTTGAATCTCTTGCATGGTGTAATGGTTTACCAGACATTGCACAGATGTATACTGATAAAGCAATTGAAAGATACAATAAGTATTTATATAAGAATAAGAATAAACAACTACTCGAAGATGAACCAATAGTAGAGGGAAGTCTTTGGGATAAAATCAAAGAGTAATATGAAAGGCTTACAATTTTTAGGAAACAGAGTGGAGGATGCAGCAAATGCCTTTATTGATGTCCTCAAGTATTCAGACCAGTCGGTAGACTATCCAGATTTCAAGGATATCGAACCTTGGCCAGATGAAATTGTTGATATGTTTAAAGATGCACTAAAGGATAAACCTTTTTCCGAGATTAGTGCTATCTTGATGTATACCCAACAGTCATCAAGGTTTGACCCAATTGCAGAGTTAATGCTTGGTATTGGTTTGGTAGAAATGAGACACTATGACAAGTTATCTGATTTCTTACAGAAGGCAGACCCTCATGAACAGGATTCTGTTATGGATATCTATCCTAAAGTGGAAATAGGATTTTCTCCTCAAAGTGCTTTGAAGATTGCTTGGAATTCTGAGATAGAAACCATTGGCAATTATAAAAAGATTATGAATAATCTAGCCTTGTATAGTGAACGTGCTGATTATGATGATGTGATGTATTTGTTAAATAAACTGATTGCTGATGAAGAACATCACATTAAACTCATCAAGGAAGCTATGGGAGTAGATGATACCAAGAAAGGTGTAACTGTAATTATCAAATGAGTAGGATAATCATACAGAATGGGAATATGTGCGAACTGGACTTACCTCTTAAGTTCGCACAGAAACTCTATGCAGAGTTTGCCATTCGTCATCCAAATGCTTTCTACTTACGTACAAGGCAAAGAGGTATGCAGAACTGGGACGGCAAGATTCATTACATTAACAAGCATGGTGAATTTAAAATAGGTTTACTTCCAGCAGTATATGAGAAGTGTACTGAGTACGGAATTAAACCTAAAGTTGTAGATATGCGACAACCTTTACCTAAAGTCAGTAAAGTTGTTACGAAGATAGGAGAATATAAATTAAGACCAGAACAAGAGAAGGCTGTTAAAGCAGTAATCAATAATAAGGTAGGTAAAGTACCTTTCCAAATTGGTGTTTTAGATTACACTGTTAATGCAGGTAAAACTCTTATTATGTCGTCTCTTTACTTATCTTATAAAAAGCAATTAAAGACTTTGCTAATAACTAATGACTCTGATTGGTTGAATCAAGCTAGAGATGAATTTAAGAAATACCTCCCGGGAGAACAGATTACATTTGTTCAAGGTAAAGTATTAAATTGGAGTAACTTTACAATCGGCATGGTTCAATCTATTTCTCGTAACATGAGATTCTATCAGAATGAATTAGCAAAGGTGGATATGGTTTTGGTAGATGAGGCTGACCAAGCAGGTAGTAAGCAATATCAGAATGTACTTACTCGTTTATTTAATACCAGAGTTCGTATAGGGTTATCTGGTACCATTTATATGAGTAAGCTTGCAAAAGACAAAGTAAAGAATATGAATCTTGAAGTATTCTTTGGTAAAGTACTTGCAGAGTTTAAACTTAAGGACTCTATCAAGAAAGGTTATTCAACTCGTACAATCGTAAAGATGGTACCAAGTAAACCTTGGTATGGTAATTGGGAATCAGAAGAAGTATCTTATAAGGAGGTATATGATGATTCTATTACCTTCAATAAATATGCCAGAAAGATGGTTTATGCCAGACTTAAATGGAATATTAAACAAGGTAGATATCCTGCACTCGTAGTATGTAAATTTATTGCACACTGTGAGAAATTATGCAAATACTTTAAAAAGAAGCTAGGAAGTAAATATAATATTGCCTGTGTGCATGTAGATACTCCTTCAAAGATAAGACAACAAATAATGAAAGATTTTAGGGAAGGCAAGATTGATATCCTGGTATCAACTACAATCATTGCTCGAGGTAAAAACTTCCCTAAGCTTAGGTATTTACTTAATGCAGCATCAATGGATAGCCAGGAAAAATCTATTCAGTTCCTTGGTCGTTTGGTTAGAACAGATTCCTCAAAGAAAAAGGTTTATCTTGATGACTTACATTATCCAGGTCCTTATCTTAATAGGCATGGTAAACATAGGAAGCAATATTATCAAAAACAAGAATTGAAAGTTATTCTGTTAGAGAAGATATGGAAGAATCATCCTATTCATTCTTTATGAGAATACCTTACTTAATCTGTTCTATTAAGTACTATGGATAATTACTTTTTCCGGTAGGAGGAAGTAATTAATCTAATAGATGGACATAGGGCATTAATCATAAGAATAAAAGATATGGAATACTTATTAATACTTACAGTACTGGGAGTGATTATCGGAATACTTTATCTCTATTCATCTCAGTATGATTGTAATGAATACAAATACAAATGCCATCATTGCAAGAAGAAATTCAAGGAGAGCGATATAAAGGATTTAAGAGGTCCTTGGCATACTAAGGATTGGACTTGTCCTCATTGTAAACATCCAAATGTAACACTTAAGAGTTATGATTATTAAGTTATATAAGAAGCTGGTTGATAAAATAATTGGAGAGGAACTAACACCTCTCCATGTTTTTAATTGTACTACATTGGTATGGGTATCTGATATATCATCTACTCAGGTAATGGCTAATGAGTATAAAGTATATTTTGATTTATCTTTCTGTTCAGGATTGCAGGTTAGAATACTAACTTATACTGATTCGCGTTACTCACAACACTTGGGTGATATCAGGAAACTATTTATTAATGCAATTGGACATTCCTACTTACCACTGTATGAGTCGGAATTGAAGGTTGGAAATTCAGTCATAAGACTAACCGAAAAAAAAATAGATGATTAATTATGGCAAAGAAAAAACAAATGCTTCCCGACTTAACCAAGCAGGATATCCTAACACCTTTAGATATCTCTCAGTTGGGAAGTAATGGAGACCCATGCTTTGGTATTGGGTATGATTTATCCACTAAAGAGTGTAAATTATGCGGAGACTCAGAACTATGTGCGTTCAAGATGTCCCAGAACTTGAACATTACAAGAAAAGAATTAGAACAGAAGAATCAATACAAAGATTTGGATGTATTAGAAGACACGGTTGGTATCAAGAAATACATCCGAGGCTTGATTCGGAAAGGGAAAGACAGAAAAGAAATTATCTCAAAGACAGTTGAGAAATTCGAAGTACCTAAGAAACGTATTAGAGAACTTTATAGAGAATGCAATGGGAAAAGTAGGTAAGTTAAGAATGATATGGGCAATGTTTAAGTTATATCTTAACAACCCAAATTATTATGTACGGCAAGATGATGTTCTTGCTGATTTGTTTATGCAGGGTGAATATGATGTGGAAAGATTTTGTCATTCACTCGGAGTAACTCCTCAACGAGGATTAACCTTTGGACAACTTTTAAAAGAATGTAATATATTATGAACAGATTCAGATTTATTAAAGTAAGAGACGTAAAGACTCCCTCAAGAGGTAATGTAGGTGATGCAGGTTTGGATTTCTATATCCCAAGAAACTTAGACCCTCAACAATTAATCCAAATTGAGGCAAACCAATCTCCAAATCATTTTACTCCAGATTTTGTGTTGGGAGTAAATACAACTACAAACTTCGTAACTGATATTCAGATTTATCCGGGAGGGAGAATCCTTATTCCATCAGGTATTAAACCTCTTATTGAACCTCAAGAGTCAATGCTTATGGCAGCTAATAAGTCTGGGCTTGCTTCTAAAAGAGGTCTTCTGTATACTGCCGAGATTGTAGATTCTCCTTATGTAGGAGAGATTCATATCGGTATAATCAATCTCAGTCGAGTAATACAGACTCTAAGAGTAGATGAGAAAGCAACCCAATTTATTCATGTACCAATCTATCTCACAGAACCTGAAGAGATTCAATCAGAAGAGTTTTATTCTGAATCTCAAATGTGGGGAACAAGAGGTGAAGGTGGATTTAATTCAACAGGAAGTAAGTAAGAAAGGAGTATATTTTGGATATCAGAAATATTAAGGAAACAGTACCTCCTTTAGAAGTAGGTACGTATTTACAAGCAATGTATTCTCTTTCGTTAGAACAATTAGACGGCTACAGGCAAATAGAAAAGTTACCGGATTACCCAGTTGATATCAATAATCACCAAAATCAGGTAGTTCTTAAGGATTTTATTGCCAGGGTTATTGAAGAACTAATGGAAGGTTATGAATCTACATCTGAGGTAGTAAAGATATGTAAGAAGTGGGGATGGAATATCGAACAACTTACAGAGGATGAATATACTCAAGTACTTAATCATTTACAGAATGCCAATGAAGAACAAGGAGATGCTCTGGGATTCCTATTCACTTTGTTTCACTTTGCAAACATTCTACCAGAAGACATATTCTCATGGGGAACTTCTTATGTAATTGATTATTCTGATTTTAAGGTAAAAGACTTAAAGGATATAATCACTCTTGGTATGGCAATGGTTACTGAAGGTAGTATAGGTTTAGTTAATCGATTTAGAATGATTGATGAAGACCATGAATCAGTAAAGGATTATACTCCCGGGTTTAATACCTTAAGCGAAGCTTCTCATGAAGAAGAGAAGGTATTATTATTCGATGTAGTATATGAACTGAATATTGCAAGGAATCTTCTTAAGTGTAGACCCTGGAAACAAACCCAAGTAATGACTAAGGAATTAGACTTTCAGTATTCTTTGGTAAAAGCTTTCTATCTATATATGGGATTCTTGGGTATCCAGGGATTTTCAGATGAATCAATCTATAGGTTATTCTTTAAGAAACAAAGACTTAACCTCTGGAGACAAAAAACAAATTACTAATGAGTGGATGGAATAGAAAATTAGAGGGTCTTCAATCTAATACGGAGGAGACCCTCCACTCTTTGGAGTTTGCTACTTCACAAGAGGCATGGGAGAAATTGAACGAGGCTTTCTTAAGATTAGACCCTGTTCTTTTTGATAAAGGTGCTACTGCAAACAGTGGAGTTGCAGTAGCATACAACGTGTTTATAAAAATACGTAAAGCATGGGTAGACCCAGATTTTGATTACGGCAGGTGTTTTAATTACAAAGAAACTAAGTGGACGAGCTTATTGAATAATTATATTGATTTTAATAAGTTAGACCTCTTACGTAGCAAATTAAGAATCCTGAAAAACAAATATAATCAGAATTACAATGTTACGTATATGTTTAACAATCATCATGATAATGGTAAACAATGTTTAATTGCTGCGACTTTTTCGAAGAGATTTCAAGAGGACATCCCAGTTATTACAATGGTAATCAGAGCATCAGAGATTACAAAAAGGTTAATATTCGACTTCCTATTAATTCAACGGATGGCAGAATATGTGTATGGGCCGGACCAGTCAGTACAAATCAACCTATTTGCGACTCAAATGTATGGGAATGTAGAAACACTCTTAATGTACTCGGCTTATAAACCCCTAAAGAAAGTAATCAAGGGTATAGATAATCCTTGGACTAAAAGGGTTAAGGAGGTTTATAAGAAAATCCAAAATGGTACAGAAAAGGAATGGTCTTCCTTTAAGGTATTCTTCCGAAGTTTTAAAGTACTTCGTCCGGACTTATACGAATACCAAGCTTTGTTAGCAAAGGACTTGCTATTAGAATATGAAGATATAGAATATCCAGAAAATGTGATATCCTATTCTCAACGTAAAGCATATAAGAAGAAACTTTTAAAGAAACAAAAGAATGAGAATCTACAGTAATTCTTTTGAGTTAATGTCAGAACTTGGCAGAGAACTCAACAGTTACGGTCAAACTGTAAAACCAAAGACCTATCAGAATCAAGTCATTGAAGGTAAAGAGGGATTCGAAACTAAGGAACTCATTTGCCAACAGTATTGCTTAACTTCACTCGGAGACCCGGTATGGTTATTTGTATTCTCTCATTCAAAAGAATGGGCAGATGCCGAGTTTGATGAAAGAATTGGTTGGTACGAATTAAATCCTGGTAAAGCTTGGGAACTGAGGAAAGATTTATGGGAACAGTTCCTGGTAAATGGTAGATTTGATTATACCTATCCAGAACGTATTTGGAATCAATTATATCTGTATGGTAGTACATCATTTAATTGTGATTCTGCAATGCAATCTGTTATCGAACTACTTAAAAGGGATAATGATACTCGTAAGGCAGTACTCCCTATATTCCATGGTACGGATTTAAGATTTCTCGATGGAAGTAAACGTATTCCATGTTCTATGTATTATGATTTCCTTATCCGTCAGAATGGTAAAGGAGAGAAGGTATTACATATTTGCTATCATCAAAGGAGTTCAGATTTTGTTACTCATTTTGGTAATGATGTATACCTTGCATGGAAACTTATGGAATATGTAGCTAAAGAGGTTGGAGTTAAACCAGGTTACTTATATCATACAATTGATTCTCTTCATTCTTACAAGAAAGATTGGAAATACCTAAATACCAATCTTGAAGATTTACAGGACTCATTCTAATATTAGAGGGATGTATCTACTACAGGTGGGTATGTCCCTCTTTCTATTTATAAATATATGGAAACGAGATATAAGATAATTAAGAATAAAAGAGAACTCAAGAAACTTATTGCTTGTTGCAAAGCAACTGGTTATGCTTGCTGTGACTACGAAACTAATGCTGAACCAATCTATAACAAAAGTTTCAAGCCAACTATTCTCTCGGTATCTTGGATGCCAGGGTTTGGTGCTTCTATTCCCTTAGACCATTTCCAAACCAAAGAATATACTTCACCAGGGTGGAATTGGAAGAGGATGTTAAGGAAATTTGGGGAAGAGGTTATTGAGAATTATGATATTGTAAAGGTTGCATGGAACTGGAAATTCGATGACCAGATTAATCAAAAGTATCACATCTATTATAGGGGTACTTGCCTTGATGGGATGCTTGCAAAATATGTTCTCAATGAGGAAAAACCTCACGGTCTAAAGGATATGGTTAGAAGATATTTACCTGAATACGGTGATTATGAAAAGCAAGATAAATTCGATAAGATACCATGGGATAAGAAGGAATTAGACCCATTATGTAAATATGGTTGTCAAGATACAGACTTTACATTACGATTAATGATATTCTTTGAGAAGAAGTTAATTGACTTAAAGATGTATTCGGTATTTCGTAATTTATTCATGTGTAATTCTCGGGTATTAACTTCTGTGGAGAAAGAGGGATTATATCTTGATAGAGATTTCAATCAGAAATTGCTTGAGGAATATAAACCAAAAATTGATGCTGCTAGACAGGCAATCTATGATTTACCAAGGGTAAAGAAGTTTACCAAAAAATATAACCAAGGTAAAATTGAAAGATATATCGAATCTATTTACCAAGAACTTGAAGAGTTAGATTATAATGACCCAAAAGACAAACGTAAGATTGATTCAAGACAACAGAAAATATCTAATATTCGTGCAGGGATATTTACTACCAAGAAAGAACAGGAACTTATAAGACCTCTTAATCTTGGTAGTCCAGTTGATTTACCCCAACTCATGTATTCAGATTCTGGTTTTAAATTCCCAGTAATTAAAAATAATGAATCGGGTAAGCCAAGTACCGATGAAGATACTTTGGTTGAATTAAGGTTAACAATAAAAGACCCAGAATCTCCAAAAGCAATATTCCTTGATAAGCTACTTGAATTAAGAGGTTTGCAGAAAATGTATACTACTTATATTGAGGGTTGGCATGAAAAAGTCCAAGATGATTCTCGATTACATGGTAGGTATAATATACATGGTACTGATTCTAATAGATTTAGTTCGGCTGACCCAAATATGCAGCAAATACCAAAGACATCAGTAGACCCAAATATCAAGAAACAATTAGTTGCTCCTCCAGGTTATTTATATATGGCATTCGACTATTCTCAGGCAGAGTTAAGAATGATGGCTCATTTATCTGGAGATGAAACCTATCTGGAAGCATTTGCTAAAGGAGTAGACCCTCACCTTGGTATAGCAGCAGCAAAGTATGGAGTATCCATTGAAGAAGCCAGTAAAGCTTATGAGGATGAAACACATCCGGATTATAAATTATGGAAGGTAAGGAGAAAGCAAGCTAAACAGATTGCTTTTGGACTTATTTATGGAATTGGTAATAAATTGCTAGCAGTTAAACTATCCGACCCAAAAGCGGGTATTATAGTTACACCAGAAGAAGCAGCAAAGGAAATGGAAGTATTCTTTGGTCAACATCCTAAGATTAGGAAGTTTAAAGAGAAACAAGAGAAATTCCTTCGTAAGCATGGGTATTACACCCAATTATTTGGTACTAAACGAAGACTCCCACAAATATATTCAAATGATAAGCAAGAAGTTGCTTATGCAATTCGTTTAGGTCTTAACTTCCCATGTCAAGGTGCTGCAGCAAATATGACCAATTTCGGAGCTATCCTTGTTTATTGGTTAATGAGACAAGGTAAATTACCAATGATGAAAGAAGCTTGTACAGTACATGATGCTGTATATATGTATTCTAAACCTCAAGATATTAACACATGGACTGTATATACAATCTGGAATATCCTACGTAATCCGAGTACGAAAAGGTATTTCGGATTTCAAGTTGATGATGTTGATATGGACATGGACTTTACCATTGGTAGAACTATGGCAGAGGAATTGCCATTTATTCCTGGGTATGATTATCGTAAGATGTTACAACCCGATTTCTCGGTAGAGGAGTATATGGAAGAGCATAAGAAATATAAGCATATTCACATCAAACAGTTTAAAGAAAGATTTAACAAACAAATAAAGAGATATGAAAAAGATTTTGAATGGACCCACAGTATGGCGAGCTAAGTGCCCATACTGTGATTGTGAATTTGAATATGATTATTCGGAAGTAGATTCACATACCTTTGCAGATTGTAAACTTGTAAAATGTCCTGGATGTAATAGGTATTTACATCATAAAGAAAATCCAAAATCACCTACAGAAGTGAAGAAAGAGGATACTATGACAACATAAAATAATAAAATATTATAAACTATGGCAACTGAAGAACAAATAATGAATACAAATAGGCTATCATCTTTAACTTATATGATATCTGCTTGTTTAGAGTTCTCTATCCAAAATCTTAATCATCAATTAGACCAATGTAATCTGAGATTAGTCGGTAGAGATAAGATGGTATTCAATAGAGTAAGGTCTCAGATAGAGCAACTTCAATCGAATCTAAAGTTATTAGAGGATTTAGCCTTTGGAGTAATGAAGGATGAAGATGCAAGGTTAGCTTATGAAGATGCTACCCATATTTATTGGGCTTTGTTTATGACTTTAGTAGATAGAGGAGGGACAGATAATCTATGCGACCTAAGATTCAAGGCTTTAATCGATATAATTGGTAAGTACGAATCTATTCTTCATTTGCCTGGTTTAGATATTGCATATCATTGCGCATTTGCTCAGGTATCTAAAGCAATTCAAGAAGGTAAATATTCAAAAGAAGATTTTAAGAATTTATTGAAAGTACATGAAGACGGAACTGAAGAAACTAAAGGTTAAATTCGAAGGTAATATCATAACCATAGATATTGCTAAGGAATTATCCATTAATGAAAATATCATTAATTCTCAGTTAAGGGAATCTCCTACTAGTTATTATATACTTTGTTCTTTAAGAGATAAGTATATTAAAGAAAGAGATGCTCTAGCAAGGGAAAAAGATGAAGCTTATTCTGCTGCTTGGATATTTATTAAAGAATCTAATGAAAGATTCAATAATGATTACGTTGCTCATAAGGCTAACATATCCCCAAAATATAAATCGATATATCAACGATATTTGAAAGCAGTAGAAAAGGCTAACAAGTATATTACAATATGTAGAGCTTATGAGTCTAGAGAGAATATCTTGAGGACTATTAATGCCAACATGAGGAAGCAACAATAATAACTATAAGTAATTACTAACTTTTAAAAACGAATTAAGAATATGAATTATTCATTATCTTTTATCTCTGCTATGGTAGCAGCTCAGTTTGATAATCAATTACCAGGATGTCCAACTGAAAACAGAGTTCTTATTTTATCCCCAAAAGAAGTAAACCAAACTCGGTCCGGGCTTATTATTCCGGAACAGGTAAAAGAGGGAGTTCCTCGTAAGGGAGTTATAGTTAAACTCGGTGAGATTACCGAAGAGTATAGAACTTACCGGGATTTGGTGCAAATAGGTAGAATAGTTACCTATGGTTTGTATGCCGGTAAGGAACTGGAATTTGAAACAGACAAGCTTACCCCAGGCTTACAACAACTTTTGGAAAAGAACACTTTAACGGTGTTAAGTATGAATGAGATAATTTACTCAGAACCAAATAATAACGATTAATATGGCACTTGACAAAAAGAAAAAGAAGAAAGTTTCATCAGATGGACTTTCTACAAAGGAAAAGATGCTAGCTAGAAAGAAACAGTTAGAATCTAAGGGAAACGGAAATGGTTTGGTATTCCCTAAAGAAGGTACTTTACGTATGAGAATCAAATCTCCTGGAGATGACCAGGAATTGGGTATAGAAATTGTTCAGTTCTATCTTGGAGGTAATCTGGGAGGAGTAATATCTCCGGCTACTTTTGATGAACCATGCCCCTTCATGGAAAAATATCAAGAATTGAAAAACTCAAAGGATGAGGATGACAAGGAACTTGCAAAAACTCTCGTACCAAGAAGAAGATACGTTATTGGTGGTCCGGTCTATGCAGACGAAAAGGGAACTAAATTTGATTACGAAGGTAAAGATAAGGGAGTTCTAGTTCCACGCTCTGTTTATCAAGATATTATCGACTTATACCTCGATGAGGATGAAGCTGGTGATATGACAGACCCAAGAAATGGATACGATATCAAAATTATTCGTTCTGGTTCTGGTAAGCTTGATACTACCTATTCTGCTCGGGCTTGTAAACCAACCAAATTGGACAAGAAGTACCAGGGTAATGTAGACCTGGAAGGTATAGTTCGTTCTCAAATTAAATCTTACGATGAACTGGAGGAACTTCTTGCTAAGTTCTTAAATGAAGATCATGGAGGAGATGATGAGGATGACAAACCAAAGAAAAAGACAAAAAAGAAAGGGATTCACCGAGACCATTATATGGAAGAGGATGAACCCAAAAAGAAAAAGAAGAAACGTTACAAATCCGACATTTAAAGGTTAGTTAATATATGGTTTCATTCGAAGGTGGTAATTAGATTCGTTCAGTTATCACCTTCTTTAGTCTAAATACATTACATTATGGTATCAAAAGAATATTGGGCAAACTTATCAGATGAAGATAAGTCAAAGATTATAAGAAGATTTTGTGAAATTAATGATATTGGGCCAGACTTTGATTATGCAAAGGTGAGGGATTTTTCTGAAAGGGTTAAACAGAAATATAAAGAATCTGGAATATACCGAAATAATCAATTTTGGGAACATCCTGTTTTAATATTGGAATTGGTAGACCCTCTTATGGCAGAAATGATATTATCATGGATGTATGCCAAAGTAGAATTACCCAATGGAGAGAGGTCTGAAGTACCCTTCATGGGATATCACATAGTAGAACTTGTATTCGACAAGGTTAGTCTCATGAAGTTTACCAATGAAGAGAAAAACGTATTGAATCATGCAATGAATATTTTAAAATCAAGAGGAATTTAATATGGCAAAGAAAACTAAGGTTGGTTTAAAGGTACCAACAAAAAATGAGATATTAAAGAAATATGGTAGTATCATGAGATTGGCTTCAGATACAGTAGAATCAAACTTATGGTTACCATCTACTTTCTTTGCTCTCAATTATACCTTTGGTGGTGGTATACCCTTTGGTAAAGTCCTTGAAGTAGCTGGAGAAGAATCATCGGGTAAATCCCTTATTGCTTATAATTTTGCATACACTTGTCAACAACTTGGTGGTCATGTAATTTGGGTAGATGCTGAACAATCTTGGATGAACTCCTGGGCTGAAGCAAATGGTGTAGACCCAGAAAAGGTTACAGTATTAACCGATACTCGTATAGAGTATATTTCCGATGCAGTAGCAGATTTAGCAATCTACTTACGTTCTCAGTTAACTAGGAATGAACCAATACTCTTAGTAATTGATTCTATTGCTGCTATGGATTGTGCAGATAACATAGATTCTAAAATGGTAGAGGGTAAGGCTGAAATGGGAGGTAGAGCAAAAGCTCTTTACAAATACTTCCGTATCAGAAGTGAATTATTCTATAGATTAGGAGTTACACAGATTTACATTAACCAATTAAGAACTGCTTTAAATGTCGGATTCGGAAAAGATAACACAACTACTACAGGAGGTGCAGCACTTAAGTTCTACGCTTCAATCAGAGCTGCCTTTTACTCAGGCAGGTCTATCACTGTTAAACAGAAAGGTAAAGAACGGAAAGCTGGTAAATTGGTCACAATCCGACTTATTAAAAATAAGGTTGCTCCTCCAAGACCTACAATCAGTAAGTGCCCGGTTTACTTCAATCCTAAGTTCCATGAAGTAGGTTTTGATAGATGCTATGCTCTTGAGGATGTATTGGTAGAAAATGATATCATAGAAAAATCTTCAGGTGGAGTATATAAGTTCAAAGGAAAAACTCTTGCAAGAGGGGAAGAAAAATTCCAAAAGCTTTTGGAAGAGGATGATGAACTTCGTCGTAAACTATTAAAGAAGGCCGAGATAAATACTATCGGTACAACTAGAAAGAAGATAGTAGCATTGACTACTAATTTATATCCAGTAGATGGAGTAGAATATGAATCATTTAACGAGTCAGATGACGAGGAGGAAGACGATGAGTAAGAAAACAGTATTATTGATTGATGGGGAGAATATTCTCCATCAATCTTTTCATAAGTTCGAGAAACTTAAATCTACAGACGGAAAACCAAGTGGAGCAATATTCGGATTTTTCAAATCACTTCATATGTATCTTACAAGGTTTAAACCAAACGAAGTAGTTATAACATTTGATAATGGTCATTCACCAGTAAGGGATAAGTTATTGCCTAATTACAAAGGCCATAGAAAAAATATATCGGTTGATTATGAATCCTTGCAAATACAAAAGGCAATCATAATGAAGATATTAGGTATGCTAAGAATTTCTTATATCTTTGATAAAAGGAATAAAACTCAATATGAGGGAGATGATTTCTTAGCATACCTAATTATTAATACTTATCGTTCGGATAATGTAATCTTAGTATCATCCGATAAGGATTTTAATCAATTGTTAAACAAGAACGTTAGAATATTAAACCCCAGAAAAGATGAAGTTATTCGAGTGGGCAATTGTAAAGAACTCTTCGGTTATCATTCACATGAGACTGTTCAGTATCTTGCAATGGTAGGTGATACTTCTGACGATATCCCAGGTTTTAAGGGTATAGGTCCAGTAACTGCAAGAAAGATACTCGATGAATATCAATCAATCTACAAGTATCTGGAAGCTAAACCTAACAAAGAATATCAAGAAGCTTGGGATAGAAATCGTAAACTCATTGACTTATTCTGGTTTGTAGGTAATGTACCCTTAGATAAGATGCCTATCAAAAGAAAGAAGACTTTCAACTATGATAAATTTAGGAAGTTGTGCATAGAGTATTCTCTTGCTTCGTTCCTAACTAAAGAATTTATTAAACCTTTTAAAGAGTTATCCGAATGAAAATCATGTTTGCAGGTGCAAGTGGAGTTGGGAAAACCACTTTAGCAAAGGAAGTTCCCGGGATGATTAAGTTTGATGTATCAGAATATCCTCCGGTACTAGATTTTATATCTGGTAGTGTATCAGATTTAATCCCTAAAACAAAAGATATGTCTCATAAAGAGATGTTAGAAAGAGATTCAAAGGATTTATTAATGGAAGACTTTCAGGTAATGAATCTGAGAAATAAAATGTTTAGAGACAGAGATAGATTCGTTACAGATAGGAGCTATCTTGATTTAGCTGCTTATTTCTATTATAAACAAGCCAAGAATGTTCCTAAATGTGAAATGGAACACTTCTTCGAAACTTGCAAGATGTTACTCAATCAGCAATGTACTCACCTCATTCTATTAGACTTTACTACTGCAATGGTAAAGGAATGGGTTATGGAAGATAATGGCAAACGAATAGAGAATAATTACTTCCAGTTCTTAATATCTTCTATAATGGATAACGTATTGAACTTGTGGGGATTCTTACCAACTAAGGAAATATCTTCTATCTATAAGAATATATTTAAGAATCAACTTTTGGAATATGGTGCAACAGAAGGAGTAATCAAATCCCTGTATGGTGAAACTAAAGTTCTCTGTATAAGAGAAGCTAATTTGGATATTCGTAAGAAACTTATTATTGATTTTCTTCATGAGTAAGGAAGTAGTATTTATAGCATTCTCGGATTTGCACATAAATCTATGGGCAAAATTCAATGAGAACAACAATAGGACCTTGAATAGTATCAAGGTCCTTGACGTTATTGCAGGTCAATGTGAAAAGTACAAATGTCCTGCTTTATTCTGTGGGGATTTATTTCATAAGCCAGAATCAATTGACCAAGACTTAGCAATCTTTGTTGCTGAACAATTCGATAGGTTAGAAAGTAATTATCCGAAATTCAGAATGATTTATATAGACGGGAATCACGATTTGAAATCGGTAAATCGTATTGATAGGATAACTAAGGGATGGCCTTTTGTATTTCATAAGAATTTTATGAGTTGTGTTAATCTAACCAGAATTAAATGGTGTTCTTATGGAGATTACCACATTTATGGAGTTCCCTATATTGATAATAATGTGGGTCTAAGTGAATATCTTAAGAAACTTAAACTAGATAAGAATGTAAAGAACATACTTCTTCTTCATACGGATTATCCAGGAGCAAAGGATACTGATGGTAGAGAAGTTGATTCTGTAGAAAATCTCAATGTAAATATCCTGAACCGATTTGACCTTGTATTATGTGGTCATATACATAAACCCCAAAGACTATCAAAGAAGGTTTATATGATAGGAGCTCCTAATCATCAAAGGAGAACCGATAGAGATTGTAAATTAGGCTATTGGAAGATTTATTCAGACTTATCAATGCAATTCGTACACCTTAAGCAATTTCCTAAATTCGTAGATGTAGAATCCGAAGAGGATATTAAGGATGATGGCAATTATTATACCGTTTTACCTAAGAAAACTAGTAACTTAGTAAATACTAACCATAAAATTACTAAGCAACTTTCTAAGAAAGCTCTAGCAAGGAAGTATCTTAAGGAAAAAGGTATAACTGAGCAAGATAAGAAAGAACTACTGATTGACATACTTAAAAAAGCTGAATCATGTTAACATTTACAACAATGAACGTAGTAGGATTCTGTTCAATAGAGAACCTACACATACCTTTAAATCCAAATTGTACCATACTTATCAAGGCATCTAATGGTAAAGGTAAATCAACTATCTTATCGGCATTGGTATGGGCAATATATGGTAAAAATCTAAAGGGAGTATCAGAAGTAACTACCTGGGAAAAGGTAAGACCAAAAGATTACCAGGGAGTAATGGTAGAGGTATTCTTTCAAAAAGGAGAACATATTTATAAAATTATCCGATGTCAGAAATGTAACATAGTTCTTGAGGATGGAGCTAAGGGTAAAGATAGACTTATCCTTATGAAAGATAATGAGGTAGTGAATGTAAAAGGTAAGAATAAACTCCAAGATGCCATTAATGCAGAGCTTGGTTTATCCTACTCTCTATTCATGAACTCAATTATGTTTGGTCAGGGTATTAAAAGGTTGATACAAGAATCCAATTCAGATAAGAAGAAGATATTCGAAGAAGTATTTGATTTGGAATTTCTTAATATTGCCAAAGGTATAGCTATGCAGGATAAAAATAACCTATTAGCTCAGGCCAATGAGGTAGAACGTCAATCTGCTATATTAAAGAAAGAGTTAGAAGCAAATAAAGAAGCTTACTTTGATTTACGAGATAGGGAAAAGGGTTTTAAAGAGAAAATCAAATCAGAACGTAGAGAATTAAAGAAAGATAGGGAGGACCTAACTAAGCAACTTATTAAAAAGCAGCAACAACTTAAGGACGAGGTAGAGCAGAGTCTTAAAGTTAAGATTAAGAAACATACAGATTATGTAGAGGGTCTTAAATCTAAAATAAAACACAATCGTAATATTTCAGGAGTATCATTACCAGATTTTGTAAAGAAACTTAAGATACAGTTAGATAAAGGCCACTACAAACGTGCTAAAGAGAGCGTAGATATTATCTATAAAGCAATCATAAATTCGGATAAACTACAGGAAGAGTATGAGGATGCTCTGGGTAGGTTGGATGAGTTGAGAACTACGAATGAGAAGTATAAGAGACTTCAAAAAGAATGTGATGATATTGCTTCTGATATTGCTGATATTGATGAAGAGTTGGAAAAGCTCAAACAAGAGAAACTTAAGGTTATGTCTCCTAAATATAAAGAGAAACTTAAGGAGATTAGAAAAACTCTTCGTAAGGTAGATGAAGATTACCATAACAAGGAGTTGGAGTTAGAGAACTACAATTGGTTAATCAATGATCCTCTTGGTAACAACGGAATCAAGGCTTACTTATTCGATTCATCTTTGGATATGTTAAATAGAACCCTTGATAAATATTCTCAAGTATTGGGATTCAGGATTGAATTTGGAATAGATTTGGGTACTACTAGAAAAGATTTTTATACTTTAATTGAAAGAGATGGGCAAATTATTGATTACGATGAACTTAGCGGTGGAGAAAAGCAATTGGTAAATGTAGCAATGGCATTTGCAATGAACGAATCTCTTACAATGTCTAAAGGTATAAACCTTGCTTTCTTAGATGAGGTATTCGAATCATTAAGCTCAGATAACGTAGAAGTAGTAACCTCTTTAATAAGACATACCTTTGCAGATAAAACCCTATTCTTAATTACTCATTTGGATTCTCTTCCTCTATCAAATACGAAAATCCTGCAAGTCGAAAAAGTCAATGGCCTAAGTAGTTATAATTTACTATAATGTTATAACTACAAGACATTAACCTATGAACTCAAAAAATAAAGGAAACAGATTTGAAAGAAAAATAGGAGCCTGGTTTACTCAGTGGACCGGGTTCAAATTTGAAAGGAATCGGGCAGGTTCAGGAGCTTGGCATTCTAATAAGGATGCCACTTCTGATTTAACCTGTACAGATGAAAAACATGCTCATCGATGTAAGATATCAATTGAATGTAAAAACTACAAAGATATCAAATTCGAACATGTACTGCTTGGTAATAAAACTTGTGATATCCTAAGATTTTGGGAACAAGCAAGCAAGGATGCTAAAAGGGCAAATAAAGTACCTATTCTATGTATGAGGTATAATTCTATGCCTGCAAATGAATTTTTCTTCGTAGTTGGAGTAAAACTGGGAGATATTATTGCAGAATATGTTACTAAAGTAATGTATATTCAAGTATCCGGGAATACTCTTATGGTATTTATGGCTAGTGAGGTTTTAAATGTACCTTATAAGTTAATTCATAAGCAAGCTAAGTTAATCATTAAAAAGAAATAATATGAAACGTATCCCTTATTCTTATTGTATCTTCTACATAGAACGAAAGTATTATCAGAACATTAATAAAGAACTTAAAGAAAAGGGATATAAAAAAGTACGTGCCATTATCCCTACGATAAACGTTTTAAAGAAAACTGCAAAGGGTAAGATGATATTCGAAGAAGTACCAATCTTATTCAATTATGGTTTTATCAAGATGCCTACAGAGTTAGCGTACTCTAGACCTTTTCTAAACAAATTGAAGAGAAGTATATCAGGTATAAGAACTTGGTTAAAGTCTACAGAGACTCTTCATGAAAGAAAGAAGAAAGCTAGAATAGATAACTCTGAAGACTTCGACGATTTCTCATTGGTAGCTACATGCACCAGAAAAGATGTTAAAAGGTTTAAGAGAATGGCAAAAGAAGGAAAGAAATATTCTGTAGACGATTTGATGAATGTTAAGATAGGCGATTACTTAGTACTCAAAGGCTATCCATACGAAGGAATAGATGCTACGGTATTAGGTATAGACCACATAAATAAAATGGTACAACTTCTTTTATATCCGGAAATGGGTAAAATGGAAATATGGTTACCCTTTGATAACGTAATCTATAGCGTGTACCAGAATTATGACCCAGATAAGTTATATGCTAACTCCCAAGATTATGACCCAAATGAGATAACAAGTGAATCAATAGATAGAATAATGGATTTTAGGAGGAATTAATTATGAATGATGCTCAGAAGAAAGCTTGGGACTGCTTAAACGAAATAGAGAGGCAGTCCTTATTCCTTCAGTTATCAGAAAGCAAATCTTCATGGGAAGCTGGTGAAATTTTAAAGTTGTCACATTACAAGTATTTAGAAATCAGAGAAAGGTCAGAAAAGTTCTTCAGATTATTCTCTGATTTCTTCGAGTTACACACTTCTATTTTTCGACCTGACTGCCCTTGCGAACGAAGCTTTTGTGATTTTATTGAAGGATGTATTGAAAAGAGATTAACAAGGAAAGAAGCAAGTCTATATACTGGAGACTCTTCTAACTTACTCTCAAAGGTAAGCAATAGTAATATCGAAAGGAATATGAAAAGACTCAAAGAATCAGAAGACCCATGGGATTTAGATTCAATGAGGTTAATTCTAGAGTTCGATAGGTGGAATAACTTTAGGATTCTACCAAGAATGCTACAACAGCCTTCTGCATTTAAAAGGCGGTTAAATAAAAAGGATAAGATATATATCAAATACCTTTTAAAACGAGTACCAGAATGGATGCACACAAAACTGAAAGAAAGGTTTAGATATAAAGTAAAGCCTGGTAAGAAGAAATATTGGGTATGCTTAATATCAGAAGAATTATACACTGATGGATATTTACTAATGCCCGTAAGACCTTTAGATGAGGTAGTTAGTGAATTTAGTAGATTCTATATGTATGTATTCGAAAAGAAAGATGATGCAGATACATTTGGATTCATGGTATCCAAGTTTATGATTAAAACAGTTGATGTAAAATTAGGACAACGCTTCTGGCCTGAGTACAGATGCTGCGTGGAAAAAGCAGTTAACTATAATCAAGTGAATAATATAGAATTCAGTATTAAGAAACTTGATATGGCCTTCAATGCCGATAAGGTTAAAAAGAAAAGGAAGAAAAAGCCTAAATCAACGGCTGCTGAACGCATATCAGATACCTCAGCTTTTTATAAAAATAGATAGAAATATTTTTCTATATAAATAAAAAGTATTATATTTGCAACAAATTAATAATAAAGATATGAGAAAGAACAAAAAGAATAAACCAGCACCCTCAAAAGAAAAAGCCAGTTTCCTTGGTTCAGCCGGGAGGAATATGACTTACAGGGATTTAAAAAGAAAAGCCATAGTATTGGGTATGCCTTTCCCTGATGCTTGTGCTGCTGGCGTTTTCGATTTAATTGGTTATATCGAAAGGTCAACCAATAAACCAGACAAATCATTAATTGACCAATATGATGATTGGATGGATAAACAATTAGAGAACATAGGTTATTCAAAGGATGACCCTCTAAGGAATTCGAAATTAAGGCTTGGGTTTCTCGGAGAAGAAGGGGAAAATGGGCAAAGGAAATCAAAAAGGGTTCCGGGAATAAAAAAGCCAAGGGAGAAGAAACCACCAAGAGAAAGGGATGAATTTAATCTCATCAAGGGAACTAAGAAATCCTATGTATGGTCATTAGTTGCAAAGAGTTACGATTTAGAAAGAGTAACTAGAAGGATGAAAAAGAAGTTCCCAGATGCAAACGATAAATCAATAACACTTTGGTTTAGAACTGCAAGGAGGACTATGAACAATGGTAAAACTAAAGGAAAGTAGTAGGGAACCAATCCGAGAAGATAGATATTATATATGGACATGGAGACCAGATACAACCAACAAATATATTACCGAAAAAAGTTTATATCGGAAACACCTAACAGGTATACCATATTTCACAAGGTATCAGATAAAAAAGACTTTGGTTTATATGTACGGAGTAGATGTTCTTCAATATATTCATATCATATCAGGCAGGAAATTACTTAGGCAAGGGATAAGAATACTTCAAGACATGAATGGTATAAGACATACCTCTGGTTCTACTAAATTCTGGTATAAAGGGAGATTAGTTAAAGCCAGGAAGTTTATTATCCCGGATGAATATAAAATTGATAAACACAGAAGACGAAGGTTCATGGTTCAAATGCACCGGGTCTTCAAATCAAAAGGAAAGAAGGTATTCAATGAAAGGTACTCACAAAAATTGTATGGACAACGGGAAGGCATATCTTCCAACTATATCCGGAAGAAGAGAATACAAATCCGTTCTACTATCTTACAGAATTTACAACAGGCTGAGTCAAGAGGAAAAGCATAAATATAATATTCTTTCTTTGCAATATCCCCCATTGGTATGTTCCTTGGCCTTGTATCTAAGAAAGAAATTAGATATCCCGATACAGAAAGTACTATTTATCAAAGCACAAAGGGATATGCTCGATATCTTTTATGATGAATCCTTAAATCATTTGGGATGGCAACCAAAAGAAAGGTTCTTGGTAAAAGCTTTAAGATTTCAAGGGTTCACTCCTGTAAGCAAATATAGGATGAGAAGTAAATATGCCTACATTATGACAAACAGGATGCTAGAAAATGAATATTGGGTATTTCCTATGAGATTAGCTGATAACTATAAATCAATGCAAAATCCAAAATACAAATTCTATACCGAAGTATTTGGTAAGGTTGGTATTCCTGGAATAATTAAAATTAAATACAGCAATGGAAACTAAAAACCCAGTACCGGAAGTAAAGGTACATAAGCAATTAAATCCGTTCATGGGTAAATCCTTTAAGGTTAATACCTATAATGACCAGGATGAAGTTATCGATACAGAAGATGTAAAGATAGAATCTCAAGAAGAACTAAAGACCGTAATTGATGAGGTAAAACAATATAATATTGCATTTGCTTATCTTACGGGAAGCGAAAGAAAATACAAGAAACTTATAACAGAGTGATATAACTATTGATTATTAACATTTAAACATTTACGAAAATGGCTAAGAAAAAAGAAACCAAAAAGGTAGAGTTAAAGGAAGTATCTCGCAAAGAGATTAATGGTGCAATCATCATTACTTATGAAGATGGCTCAGTAAAAATTATCCCGGCTCCTATCATGTTGTCTGCCGAAGAAGCAAAAGACTTCTTTGCTTCAGAAGAAGAGGACGATGATGACGAAGACGAGGAAGAAGAAGAGGACGATGACGAAGATTCAGATGAGGATGACGACGATGAGGACTCTGATGATGAAGAAGATGAAGATGACGAGGATGATGAAGACTCGGATGACGATGAAGATGAGGACGAAGAGGAAGAAGAATTGACCGGTGAAGCTCTTGCTGAAATGGACTTCGAAGAATTAGAAGATGTTTGCGATGACAAAGACCTTGAAACAGACCCGGACGATTTCGAAGAAGACGACATTGAAAAACTTCGCAAAGCAATTGCCAAAGAATTGGGTCTCAAACTTCCGGCGAAGAAAGAAGCAAAAGGCAAAAGTAAAAAAGGGAAGAAGTAATTCATTCTCCGGTTACGAAGGTTGGGCTAAAGCAATAGCCCACCTTTATTATAAGAAATAACTATTGTTCTATTAAATAAAACTAAAACTTAAAAGATTATGGCAACTAAGAAAAAAGAAGACACCAAGAAGAAAGGTGGTAAAGAAAAAGATGCTGAAAAAGAAGCAAAACGTAAAGCTCGTATGGAAGCTCTGAAAAACCGACCGGCAGAACAACGACCGAACAGTAAACAGATTGATGTTATCAAAATCAATGACAAATCCGAGGTTCAGAACTACGGCTACGCAGTAAAGAACAAGGAAGGCTATCAGGGAGTGGTAGTAACATCAGTTCTGGTTATTGATGGTAAACCTGCTTCTACTTCCGTAACATTTGTTCCCGGCAACCTTACCGTAAAATCCAAAAAAGGACATGGTATCATCTGTAATCCAAAAGCTAAAAAGGCTAAGGGAGAAGAAGAGGAAGCCGGAGATGAAGATTAAACTCATGTTGTTTGCATAGTTTAAATTGTATTTCAAAAATTGTATTTTAGAAGCCTATTGCCTGAGAAGGTAGTAGGCTTCATTTATTTTATAGGTTATGGAAGACAAAAGAGAAATCCGAAAGAATATAACTATCCTAGCATTAGATAATCTTATTCAGAATTATACTAATGCACTAGAAGATAAAGATATGGACCCTCCCTTATCGAATGAAGAAAGGGAACTCTCTGAATTAATTATCAAGGAAGCCAGAGAAATGCTAACTGAAATGGCAATCGAAAATAAACCAATACCAAGACCCTCATGGAAGAAATGAATTTAAGAACCATTATACAGGGTATTCAATCCATATTAAAAGATATGGAATATACTCAGTATATGATTAAGGTTACTCCTCCTCATAAGAGAGGTAAATATCAAACCCATGTTATTCACCTTCAATATCTTAAACGTAGGCTTAAGGATTTTAAGAGTAGGCTAGATAAAAAACTTAAAGGTACTATCAGTACTGTAAAGTTTAAATATGTTAATTATTCTGATGGACGTGAAATGATTGCAGAACAAACTTTTGTTAATCTTACTCAGCAAGAGATACATGATGCCTTAGAACTTGGGGCCACTCTCGAAAATGCAAGTATAGAAATCCTAGAAATTAAGGAAATCCCTACTTCGATTAGGATTTTATAACTATGGATAATTACTAAGGAAAATTTCAATCCACTTAAAAATTTTAGAACATGAAGAAAGACAAGAAGAAAGACAAACCGGTTAATAAGACTCCGGAACTTTCAAAGGCTAAAAAGGCATTAGATGCTTATCTCAAAGAGAACAACTTGGACCCAACTAAAGATTGGTCAAAAGACAAAAAACATGGTAAGAAGGTTACCGAACTCTTGAATAAGCTCAACAAGGAGAGAGATAAAGTCGCTGCTCAGTATCCCGAAAAGGATTTGAAGAATGAAGCCAAATTGGTAAAAATGAAAAAAGCCAAAGAAGACGAAAAGGCTTCAAAGAAAAAAGAAAAGAAGAAATCGACCAGTCGAGTTACCAAATACGATTATCCTCTCATCGATGGTCGGGAAATGACTTCCGATGAAAAGAAAAAATATCGTATGGAACAGAGAAGACTGGCTGCCGGTAAAGCTCCGAAGGAAGAAAAACCTAAGAAGGAAAAGAAAGAAAAGGCAGAAGCTACTGAAAAGGCTGCTCCTGCAAAGAAGGACAAAAAGGCCAAAGATAAAAAGAAAAAGAAGGCCAAAAAAGAAGAAGATTAATCTCATATCTTATTAAGTATTCGTTAATGATGTAAAGGCCTGGCAAATCACTTTTGTTCAGGCCTTTCTTTTTAATACCAAGACTTTATGGAAGAAAAAATATATAAACCCAAACTGCGTATCACTACACTTGAGGATAATGGCTCATATATTCAAGATAGATTAGTAGATGCCTATACCGAAATGAATTCAGGGCCAAAGGTACAACATAAAGGACCTTTAAGAATAGAGGTAACTCTTACAAATAAACAAGATATTGAGAACTTTAAGAATTACTTAGATAAGCTCGTAGGTAACTTACCAATCAAAGAACCTTCAGTGGGAAGAGGAAGACCTTCTACTGGGAGTAAACAACTTACTGAATCACCAAGAGAAGATATCTTGGCAGATGTAGAGAAAATGGTTGAAGAAGGTAAGAGCCAACAAGAGATTATTAAGTATCTAAGGGAATTAGGGTTTGTCTTTATTCTTACAGAGGACTTTCTTTTTCATTTCCCAGGATTCGAATTCAACAGTAAGGATGTGGGAGAAGCCACTGACAACAAGCAATATCCTAACTCATACTCCTGGATGGCAAGATGTATCAAACGAGCCAAAGACCCCAAGGCAGATAAATTCGACCCAATGGTCATCTTCGGCTTTAGTATCCTTGGTGGACCATCGAAGAAAATTGTTCCGTATCTTTATAAAGAAAGGAAGAAACCATTAAGGGCCTCTGTTGGTAAGAAAACCATATCCTTTTCTCAGGCAGAGTTCACAAAGTTCCCCAAGTTTATGCTCGAGGAAGAACGATTAAAGTTCTCTGCAGAACAACGACAATTACTTCTCAACCCAGAGAAAAAGCCTTCAAAGTTCTTTATGAGATGGTATAAAGATGTAATATTCCCCGACTCAGTAAAACAGAAAATCGAAGAAGCTATCTCTAGATAGACATCCTCTACCTCAGTATTTAATAAAAGAGTATTATTTATTAAAATAAAATTCTTATATTTGTATAACGAAAATAAATATTAAAATGGATGCAGAAACCAAAGAGGTAGTAAAGAACATTGCCCAGATTCAAATTGAGGCATTGACTAATATCAAAAACAATATCACTACAACCGAACCTGATTTACTCAGGAAGTTGTTACAGATAAACGATGAAGAGATGCTTGATTCAGTCAATCATCATATTCAGATTTACGAAGAGATATACGAAATGCCTCAATTGATAAAGACTCTGAACGAATATCAATTATATATCTGTTCTCATATCCTATTCAAAATGGAAGATGAATGGATACATGATTTATCCCAAGGAGTTTACGGAGCATGGGAACTATTACACAAAGAAACTAATAAATTTCATCCTGAACTCACATTAATAATTTAATTTAATATGGACAAGAACGAATACTTAGAATCAGTTGAATTGAACACTGGAGTTGAAATGATTCCTTGCGAATCCTCAAACGTTGAAGGCTACGGATATGACTCCAAAAACAAACAACTTTGGATTGCTTTCAAAGGCAACAAAGTTTACCGTTATGATGGTGTACCTAAAGAAATCTGCAATGAATTACATTTAGCAGAGTCCAAGGGTAAATACGTTTCTTCCAATATCAGGAACAAGTTTAAAACTACGGGATATGAACTCAGGTCTTAAGAAACTACCTATCATAGGTCTGGCAGGATTTATACTAATTGGATTGGCTATAGGCTCAAAACCTACACCCGATGCAAGCAGGATAAATCCTGCTCCGTCGTTTAAAAAGAACGATGTACCTGAAACTAAATACAGTTTCTCATTTGCAGATAAGCCTAAGTCATTAATGGATTCAATCCAAGAAATGGCAAACCGATTAGGGAAAAGAATCTATGAATATCAGGTAGAAATAGAAATCATTCCAGAGAATCAAATCTACCAGATAAGTAATTCTGGATATCAACAATACGAAGTTACTAGAAAAGGAGTAGGATACTCCCATACCTGGGTTAAATTCTACACTGATAAGAAATTAACTTACCAAGATGCTATTAAGTTTGCAGAAAAGTATCCAGAAAAATGTATACCCTTTGTACCTACTCCCAAGGCTAAATCAGAACTCGATTATTATAACGAAAACCTGGACGAATATTTATCAGACCCAGAAAACGAGATAGACTATGCTCCAGAGATCTTCGACTTCTTAGCTGATTAACCTCAGCTATTTAAAAATATTCTTTTTATTTTATTGCTATATAAAATATTATTCTTATATTTGCAATGTGATAAGAAATTAATTCATTTATAAACATTTTAAATATAGACATTATGAAAAAGAATGAAAACAAGGTTGCTAACCTTATCAGTAACAAAGTTGCTCAACAGTTAGAAGGAATTAAGGATGCTACATCCAAGTCTAAAACTACTAAGGCCAAGGGAACTAAAAAGACTAAGGCTCAATTGGTAGAAGAATCTCAAGAAGCTGCCAAGAAATTTGCAGGTGCTAAATTGGTTCAGACTACCCCAGAAGAACCAAATCCCACAAAGAAAACCTCTAAAAAGGCAGAGGTAATAAAGGATGTTGAAAAACAACAGAAACCATCTATCATTGAAAAGGTAATCTCCAACCGGGAAGTAAAATATGTATATCCCGAGGATGTAGTAGATACTCTTGCCCGGAAGAAATGGAGACAACAAACTCGCAATGAACTTCACAGACTTGAACGGGAAATGTTCCGTATCAAGGACCAAAACTCCAAAGAATACAAGAAAGCTGCTAAGGCATACGAGGACTTCAAGAATAAAGTCCTCAAGCCAGAACAAGTTGCTTGATTTTACCTCTCAGGGAAGGTACCCAACATCAGAGTACCTTCCTCATTGTATTAACCTTCTAAAGGTATAAAAATGGATTACACTATATTCTCCGCAAAGGAGATGCTAAAGCAGGACAAGGAGTTGGTAGAGTTACATAAGAGATGCGTTAAAACCTACTTAGTTCAACGTTCACTTAAACATAGGAAGATTAAGAAGTTCTTTATTGTATACGACTGGTATGTTAATACAAGTAATATAAGAAACTTCTTCTTCAGGCCTGTATCTATATTTGTGCAGGCACTAATATTGGGACAATTAGACGAAATATCGGATTATGTAAATAAAGACGGTTATGGTAAGAAACATAAGAAAAGAAGAAATAGAAAAGGTTGAGGTAGTTTATATCAAAGGTAAATATTCCTATAAAACCCAGTACAATGTAATTAGTGGGAAGAAGCATAATATACTTTATGCAGGACCAGTTAATGCTTTGCAACCTGCACTAGAGAATATCATGATGCTGGTTAGGATTCCAACCAGAAGAATATGCACAGAGTCTAGAAAGACACTAAAAAGGCTTGAGGAAAAGGCAACTAACCTAAATAACTTCAAGGACCAAGGTATAACCCATATAATTATCTATGTATGTTCACAAATATAGTCAAAGACCTATACATAGGCAAATCGAAACTAAATATCCGATTTCAGAATCAAATTATAGAACCTGAAACCATAGTAGATACCTTGGGTGTACCTTATCCTAAATTAAAGGAATACCCTACCTATCCAGACTATGTAATAATAGGCAACTTTGATGGTAAGGATATTTTTGATATTCAAATGGGAACTAATACCCATGCCTTGTTAATCACAGGAATCCCTAAAGGTGCCAAGACTTTAGATTGGTACAGGGTAAAGGAAGCAATCTGGTCCTCCTATTATGAGGATAATTACCGAGGATATTTATTCCAGGTCCAGGATGCAACCAAGAAAGTAACACTAAAGGCTTATCCTTTAGAAACAATTAAAGAGTAAATATATGGAAGCAATAGATTACGTAAAGTTATTTAAACTCGACCAAGAGAATTACGACTTTAAAAGGGAAGAGTTTATTTCCGAATTAGGTAAGGAGTTTCTAGATTATTGCCAAACTACCACCATAGGCATTAATCCTAAGACTCATAAGTTATATTATTATAGGTTTAGGGAAATTGTTAAGAATTTCGAAAGTAAATTTTGGGCAATATCTAAGCTTAAGGTAGGCGAAGGATTTACACAGAACCTATGGAATGCTTTCTTTGCTACTCAGGTAGTACCTCTAAGAGCAAAGATATTCCCCGACATTCAAAAGTTCATTGAGAAAAGGAAAGAAGAATACCTCAATGAACAAGACAAAAAATTATCGACCTATAAAAAGGGAAATCATGGCAAAGGAAATCCTAGACCTTCACGGCAATAAATTTATTGCCAAGGATTGGAAACTTTGCCTTAATATCCCCATAGGTAAATGGGATAAATTGGTTTTCACCAGGGATTATGTCTCTGGTGATTCCTTTAATTTAGGTGTAAAAGGGAAAACCTATAAGGCATATTTCTATAACCTTAGTATTAATTGCTATGTATGTTATAAGTTAGAGCTAATAGGATATGATGAATCTAAAGATATAAGAAAGGCTTATTTATATGGCAAAAGAAGATAAAATAATAAGATTCCCTCGTCCTATGGGTACTACTGCAATGGCTTTAGAATACCAGAAGACACACGAAGAGGAATCATTGGTCAAGGTACAGAATTACCTTATTAATCAATGGTTAATGGGTAATGGGGTTTTATGTGGAGTAACATATGATATCAATTCATTCTCTAATAGGTTAGGGATTGATATAGAATATGTACGAGTATTCATGAGAGACAGATTATTGTCTTCTAGAATATGGGATAAAGATAAACAAGAAGAATTACTTAACGCGTTACTGGGAGAACAACTAGCATGGGCATTAGAAGATAGGATGGAGATATCTCATCAGTTGCAAATCTTAAGGGATTCCCAAGGAGGTAAATATACTCCATTTATCTCATCCGAGGTTAATAAGACATTGAAGCTTAAGTTGGAATCTTCTACATCATTACAATCAATTATTCGTAACCTTACTGGAGGCAATACAACTAATATCTTCAATCAGTTTAATCAACAGAATAACCTCAATACTGAGAATACTATATCGATAGAGGAAGCAAGAACTATTGTATTAGAATCTCAAAAGGTACTTACTAAAACTGAAGAAGCAAAACTCTTAGAGGACAAATACGATATCAATTCATTGCCTGAAGTAGTTGCAACTAAGCAAGAGGGAGTAGATACGTCTAAAGAGGGCCTTAATCTTAATAAGAAAGAACTCAATCAAATTACAGATAACTATAAGGCTGCTATGGAATTATCCTCTAAAGAACACCATGAATTGCGTAGGGAGATTGAAATGAGGATTGATACTGATTCATATGACCCAGAGATGGATAGGTATTTAGAGGATGATGAAATACTAGAGGCAGAGGAAGATACATCCCTTGCTGCATCATTCTTAAACAAAAGAAAATAACTTAGAGGCTACCTATTAACGGTGGCCTCAGTTGTGTATATACGGATTTGCATATTAAAATTAAAAGTATTATATTTGCATATCAATTTAAAAATAGACAAATATATGGAAACATTAGACCCCGAATGTAAAAAGACCAAGATTAAGAACATCAATCAAGGTACTTACTTTAAACTTAAACCCACTACTACTGCACCAGTATGGGTAAGAGGAGAATATGAACGCTCAGTAGGCAAATATTCTTGCTTTAAATATGATGACACCAACCATGAAAAATTCATGAAAGGTTCCCAGGACGTATATATTAACTTTACATTTTAACAACATGTTCAAACTATTCAGAAAGAAAAAGAAAATCAGAGTAATCAAAAGCCGCAAACTTATTACTTTACAAAAGTTAGAAGGTATGGAAGATACCTTTAACATTGCCATGCACTTCGAGTTAGAGGATTTTCATTCAAGAGTTCAAACGATACTCAATGAACTTCATATATACGATGACCGGGTATATGTTAATGCGTACAAAGAATACCAAGACCATTACAAGGTATATGATAGAGTACCAGACTTATTGCTCTATAAGATACCCGTATTATTTGCTAATTCATACCCGGGAATTGAGGCACAGACAGATAAGGAGTTTGCTTATCAATTCTACATTCCAGATATCTCCTATTATGAGGCTTTACCCAAAGAGTTTAGATTGAATGAGGAGATCGAGGATAATTTCAGAACAATGTATTCAAAGGTATACCCTTATCTACCCGATAGTAAGGTATCAGTAAATGAATACATAGATATCATCCGGTTTAATTATTGCAAGAACTGGGATGTACTCTGGAATAATCCCCAATCAATCAGAAACTACTTCGATGAATGTATGGATATCATTATGTCATTTGCCGATGAAGATTGCCTGGTAGTAGTAAGTAATATCATTGAAAGATGTGCTGAAGAACTCAAAGAGAAATTACGAACCCTTAAAAATAACAAAGATGAACAAATTTAGATTCAAGGTATCTACCATGTTAGAACAGGTAGAGGACGATTACATTAAATTCGTTGGAGATAACTATGGTGTAAACCGGGATGAGTTCCTTAAAGACTTCAAGGCTAAACTCAATCTTGAAAGCCATCATGTATCTACAGTACATGCTGAATTGATTGAATACGAACCAAATCGTATCATTATCCAGACTTCTAAATATAATACCATAGCAAAGGAATACAAGGATCATTACCTTTGGGTATTTACTAATAAGGGTGACAGAAAGTACGACTGGGACTTAAACAGATTCCGGGCTCTGCCTCAGTAATTTAAAGATAGATTATTAATTTGTTTGCAGATTGAAATATTATTTTTATATTTGTACATGAATTAATAATCTATCAAAATTTTATAACCTATGCAAACCAAGTATTACTTATCATTCGAACAAGTTGGAATCATTAGACGTATTCCACTTAAGGAACAGGACCCCGATATGCAGGGAATCTTAGATGCCTTTATCAAAGCCTTCAGAATCGCTAACGAATTGGGAGATGAGGAAGAAGTTACTACTCCAGACTTAATCAATTCTCTTAACCATATTGATGACATTTACATTGATACAGTAGAGATTTACGAGGACGGATTCGAAATGATTGAACAGAAAGTACCTCTAGGAGATGCTAGCAAATGTGTAAGGAACCTCTTACAGATTATTCAATACAACGATGCTTTTGATTTAGCTGCTAATAATCTTGCTCTTGAGATTAAAAAACAGCGTGAGATTCCATTGGAGACAACTTAACCCGGGTTCTTCAACTCCTGAACCAGAGTTCATAAATCAATTCTACACCGAAGTTATTAACCGTTTAAAAACAAAAATATAATGCTAAAAATCGTATTTACCTCAGAAGACAATGAGAACTCTATGTTTGGCATAGAAGAATTCCCTATCTCAACAGAATATGCCTCACAATTAATGAGAGGCGATATGACCATAGAAAGATTCCTGGAAGATAATTTAAATGCTCCGGATGATATCTCTCGACTCAAAGGCCTCCTCATGGAAGGTGATACTATTGACCATGTTACAGTTGCTATCAAATTTGAACCAGAATCCGATGTCAAAGAAGACATTAAAAAGCATCTGGTTAATGAACTATGGGAAACCATATATGATACTCTTTGTAGCTCAAAGGATACCATAACCCAGGAGACTATAGAAATGCTTCATTCCAATATCGATGCTTTCTACAAACAAGAAGTTACCCGGGAAGTAAAGCCATTCAAAAAGAAGAAACCTTCTTATCAGAGTTAACAAATCAATCAAAAGGCAGTCAATCCAACTGCCTTTTCTTGTATGTAGAACCTCAGCTATATTAAAATAATTGCATGAATAAAGTAATATTTAAAATAAAATGCTTATATTTGTAGTGTAATAATTAAATAATAAAAATATGAAAACAACAACATCTAAATCCTCCATCCAGAACTTAGAAGAGGTACTTCAAAGATTCATTGCTAACAAAAACACTTTCTCCCTCTGTAATGGAGAAAAGGAAAACCTAAAGGCTAACTTATACGAGTTACTTAGTAAGTTATACGATAACTATCAACTTGCTTGCATTGATATCAATCAAATCTGGGTATACGAAACTTGCTATTATACATTTACATTTGAAAGCCTGGTTACAGTAGACCGACCAAGAGAAAACATCATTGCCGATGGCTGCATACGATTTATGCAAAATTTTACCGATGGTGACGGTATCTTTATCTCATTCACCAAGCTGGATAAAAATCATTGGGTTTACCAACTTAACTTCAGAATATCATGAACGAAGAAGAATTAAAATCTCTGGCCTTACAGTTACATAAGGCACAGATACAAGAATATCCCTGGGTCTCAGCAGACCCAGAGGATGCTGAATCCTATATTAGGACTTATGGAGATACTAACGTACATTTGTACTACGATTATTTACTTGCTAACGGAATAGGAGAAGTAACGGAATAGGAGAAGTAGAATTATGAAAATCAGAGCTATTTTAGAAACAGAAACAATGGACCCTGACTTCAGGGAACCCTTCTTAAATGGTATGCCCTTTGACATTACAGAATCAACCTTTGATAGAATTGTACGCTATGCTTCAGGTTGTACTGATGTTCAACAACCAGATGTAATCGCCATGGTTATTCAACATTCATTGGAAAACCGCAAAGAGTTATCGGAATTACTTGACAGATGTAATAATACTACACAAATGAGGATACTTATACCAGTACCAATTTCGGCTATTACCTTTGTTAAAAAAATACCAAGATACCCTTAGAGGAGTCTTAAAAGAGAAAATAAAGGGAACCATAGATGGCCTACCAAAAGAATACCAGGTAGAACTTCTTCACGAACTATCAAATGAAATCCTTGATGAGGATTCTCTTAATAACGATTAACCAGTTGTTTTCATATCTACCCAAGAGGCAGGACTCTAATTCATACAGAGCCTGCCTCTACCTCAGTTATATTTGCATATATTATTTATTATTCTTACATTTGTAGTAAGAAATAAAATATATTATTCATTTTAAAATAGACAACAACATGGTTAATCTTTACAAACTCACCAACTTACTTGAATCTGGGATGACCATATTCCAGCTCAATCAATGGAAAAACGAAGGTATCTGGTATCCAATTACCCAATACAAAAAGGAATCAAACGAAATCGAGGTAGTCACCAACGTATTTACTCCTCTATCCGAGGAAAATCCAAGATTCCATATTCAACTATCAGCTAACTATGATACAGAAAAAGCCGAATGGAATCAATTTCTAGAGGATAACCAATGGAAACTTTATCCATTGCTCAGGAATATACTTAATGTATTCTTACCACCACATGAACCTGGGTACCGTATTTTATATACATTATACCCTGAAGGTTTCTTATCAGTAATTGCCGAACCATTAAAATCAGAGGAGGCCTAACTATGTCACAATCAAAAACTTATCTTAAATTTAAAGAGACACGTTCCCAAGAGGACCTTGAAACTCTTAACTCATATCTCAAACGTTTATCAGAAATATCCGATATACTCGATGAAGATGAGGACTTGGATAATGAAACCGAAAACAAATTATATGACGAGGATGAGGACCTTACAGATAAAACAGTCCGGCTAATATTCGGAGACGTATTTTTCGTATTTGCCGGGGAATATAACCTTGACGGGTACGATTCCTGGGAGGATACTATCGGGGACCTAATCGAGGACTTATGTACAACCTATCAGGAATTACATGAAGCCTAATATTATACTTATCTTAGTCATGGGAGGAATTATCCTAATAATGGGTGCATCCTCCCATCCTACTAGTAAAGAACCTTTAACTTATGAGAATACTCATTGCTTAATATTAATAATATGCTAGAACAGTCTAAATTCTTAGTATCCTTCGATTGCCAAAACGAAAAATTCTGCGAAGAGTTAATCATAACATACAGAACTGAAGAACTAAGGCCATATCTAATATTCCCAAGGGTAAAACTAAATCCCAACCATCTTCATGTATATCATACCAAAAGAATAATCTCAGAACTTATAGGTATGCCATACTCTTCAATCGAGATAGTTGACCTTATAAGGCTTCAGTAGGTAATCGAGGTTATTGCATATATTATTTATTATTTCTATATTTGCATATCATTAATAATTTAAATATAGACGTTATGAAAGAAGAAAGTAAATTAATCGAATTATTTAAAAAATACCCCGGAATTGCTGCACGTATACGGAGGTCATTTGCTTATCACTACGACCAAATCCAACGGGAAATCGAATCCGAGGTTGCTACCATTAACAAGGACGATGCTGCAACCATTATCGATTATACTACCGAATACATGGAGGAATCCATGAATTGGCCTGACCCTGATAACCAGACCAACTTTAACAATCAACTCGCTTAATATTAACCAGGAGGGCTCACTACCCTCCACAAAACTTATAACATCATGACAACATTAAATTCAACCTCAATACTTGCATTAATCATTGCACAAAATCCTTATCATATTATCTCTATCCAAGGCCAAATGCCCATGTCACATGCCCAAAATACATATGACTTCGAAATTGCCGAAGATGACCCACATTACGATGATATGGTAAACTACTCTGGCGATATGCTTTGGGTATATACTTATGCCGATAAGGAATCCTTAGAACTCGACCTAATGGATATCCTCAATCAAATGGACTTACTTAGAGGCTGCGATGACCAATACTTTGATTATAACGTAGACGAAGTAGACATGGTACTCTACGGTGCAACCATTATCCAGGAACAGGAAAAATACAAACCTCTTATCATGCAAAAATTCCAACATTACAAGGATAACTTCGATGAGGAAGAACATGCCGAGGAAATCGACTATTATCTTAACTTCCTCGAAGAACCAGAAACTCTTTACACTTTCACCGAAAATATTATCAGTCTTTTCAAATCATTCATCCATGAGAACTAAACTTATAATCCTAACATCAATTGCCATGGCTCTAGTAGTCATGGCTTTCCCTACTAATAAATTTCAACCTAAAACAGTATGGGAACACTACTGCAAGTATACATTGGGAATACACCCATCCCAGGCAACCGAGGAACAATATGATTACTTCCTTGATTGCTGGTCAGGAGATGACGAATACCAATATCTCTATGACTACTACGAGAAAAAATACCCAGAGTATAACCAAGAACTAAAACATTACGGAAAATGAAACTAAAAATCACAACCTTAGTAATCGTAGAAGAGGGCCAAGTCCAAGACATCTACCATTCACTTGAAGATAACCAAGACAAGGCTTATCAAGAAATCATAGACCAGGTAAATGCTGAATATGGAGACGGAGGAGTATTACAATTCTATTCTCTACAGGGTATCAAGGAATACTTCGAAATCGTACATATCCAAACCCAAGAACTAACATCAATAGGATTCAAAACCGCAATATTAGACCTATGAAAAAGAAATCCAAGAACCAAGTATACATACCTCACCAGGATAAATGGAATGAACATTTTCCTACTCCAGGTAAACCAAATCCTAATTACTACACAGACTCAGGTGCAACCTTCAATAAGCACCTACGTACCCAAAACAAATTAAAATCCAAACAGAAATGAAAATCCTACTACTCATACCCTTAATAATATATACCTCACTAAGCCTAATACACAGAAGCAAGAGGTACCATCAAATACCAAACCCCACCAACAAACAAAAATACATATACTTAATCCTACAAGGCCTACAGATAATCCTATTAATCCTATTAGAGACCTTAATCCTAAGAATATCAAACTACTAATCCACCAAACAAAAACAAATATCAAAATAAATACTAAAGCCCAGTATGAACAATAAATAAAATCATACTGGGCCTAACTATGTTACATAATACATTACCTAATATCATATAATACTAATCAATATAACTAATACAATATTGAAGGCCTTCCGGGGGTGTTGGGATTAAGGCAAACTTCTAGGCCTAGCCTACCTCCCACTATACAACCACACTACTCTATAGCTATCTAACACATATGTCTCACAGCCTTTGGTCATTATAACCCATTGCCTAAAAGGCCCACAACTAAGGCCCATATGGGTACCTAAATCCCCTTAATCCTAGACCCCTAATGGCCCTTTATATTAGTATATATTATATAGATATTGGTTAGGATTAGGCAATAGGATTTGTGATTAGGCATTAAAATATACCATTCATGGCCCCAGGATTTATTGAGATTTTATTAAAATTGTAGGCCATTTGGGGTACCTAAAACTAGTAAGTATGTTATTAACGGCCTTTATATTTAGATATATTATTACTAAGAATGGCTAGAAGAGATACTCTTTATGTAACTAATTGATTACTAATAAGTTAAGTAGCCTTAAGACATTATCTATTAATGGCTTCAGTAGGATTTGCCTATATAAAATAAAATGTCTATATTTGCAGTATAAACAATTAAAAATATATAGATATGAAAACAAATTTAATTAAGACTGAATTAACCCATGCTCAAATCCTTAATCCTCAACTTAATGGGGGCTATTACCTTAATGCCAAAGACCTAGATAACCTTTGCCCTATTATTCATTTATCCAAACTGGAAATTGACCCAGAAGACAATCAACCTCTAGACCAATACCAATTGGGCATGCTAGAGTACATTACTCCTCATATTGCATATCTTGCTACCATTGCTCCCTACGTTCAACTTATATCCATCGAAACTAAGGAACGGGACTATGAGGGAATCCATATATGGACCTTTGCTTTAAAAACTCCAAACCTTATGGACTACGAACCATCCATGATAGATACACTAACTGATACCTTCAAGGAATGCTTCCCTTATGATTCTCAGGCTTGCTTTAACCATAGTCCTCAAATCAAATATCTTAACGGTCTATTCACTATTATTGTACCTTTCACTTGCTAAAACATTACCATTATGAGAACAAGTCAAATTAACCCACAGATTGCTATCAATGCCCTAATGGGATATCTAGGTACCTACAACTATTATTATTCATGGTACAATTTCATACATAATACCTACGATAATAACTTTACAGGCTATGTACCTATACCAGGTAAGGAAAATCCCTTTATCGCTCTAGAGGAATATCTAAGGGAACCTAAACCCGAAATCCTGGTATACTATAATACAGATGAAGAATACTTTACCTTCAATCGATTACAGGATGAGCCTATGGCCGATACCTCTACTGCAGAGGATACCTATATCTTCGATGGAGTTACCTTCTATATCTTCAAGGATTAACTATCGCTAACTATGTTACACTCTATAAGCCCAGCCTATCTTAGGTACTGGGCTTTTCTTATGTAACCTAACTCTAGGCCATCATGGGACTTGCTAAGGCTTACCATAGGCCTAACTATAGACTCATAGGCCTTAGTTCTTTAGGACTCTATACATGGCCCAGGGCATTGGTATAAAAGCCTGCTAGTCACCTAATGGCCTTTATGTATGATAATAATATACAGATAATATCTACCGGACTGTATGGGGCCTTCTTTTTTCTAAAGTGGTCCTATACCAACCCCTTCCTTATATCCATCAATATACCTATCATATTACCTCCAAACCATGCCTCCAATCCAAACCCCTAAAACCTACTTGCAAATTTTTCATACGAAATTATTAAAAATAATTCTTTAGAAATTTCTCGAAAATTTTTCTATAAATGTTTTGCAGATACAAATAAAATGTTTATCTTTGTAGTGTTGAAAAAGCAAAGAGATATTTAAAATTTTGATTAACTATTTTTAAAGAAAAAATTCTCTAAAAATTTTGTAGATTAAAATATAAGTTGTATCTTTGTAATACAGAAAGAGAGATAAAAACTACTTTTGTATTGATAGTATTTTATCGTTTGACATTTTGAAACAACATAAAATTAATTACTCCTTTTCTCTTTTCTTATAATCTTATTTGTTATGAGAAAAGGATATAATAATATAAACTTAAACAAATAAGTATTTATTTTATGGAAACAAAAAATTTAGTATCAGTTGAGAACGTTAAAGAAGTTGAGAACAACAAAATTAACAAAGTTAGTGCAAAAAAAGCAACTGCAAAAGCAAAAGCAAATAGCACTATTAAACTATCAGTTGATAGTATTTTTAAAAGTCTAAATGAAAAAACAAACGGACTTTTAAAAACTTCTTTAGGAAAGAAAACAGAAATTTATGTTGAATCTCTGTTTGCTGAATTGAACGAAAAGCAAAAAAAAGCATATCGAAAAAAGTTAAGAAATACAACTTTTTCTTTGCTTGATTCGATTTGCAAAGCAAAAGAAGAAAAGAAACAAAATGAATTAAAAACACTTGTTTCAGCTTTCAACGATTTTTATAAGCAAGTTTATAAAATTCATGATTTTTCTTTTGCGTCTATTGCAAGCGAAAATACAAAGGACACAAAAAAAGAAGTTCTTACAAAAGGTTTGAATATTGTTAAGAATTTCAAGTAACTAACTGCAAAGGGAAAGATTTAATCTTTCCCTTTTTAAAATTTTAAAGATATGAACAAAGAACTATTAAAGAAATTTTTAAATCATTCGATTTCTAAGAGTGACGGAAAGATAAATATTTCTGTTTTAGATATGCAAAGCGAATCTTTGCAAGACGAAGAAGAAACAGAAAAGCGTTTAAATGAAACGTTTGAAACATTAAATAAAATGCTTTTGCAAGACGGACACAAAAAAATAATTGAATCAGATTATTACAATGTGTACGCAAATAAAAACGACGATAGCGAATTATTTGTTTTGCAAAACAAAGATACATGTGTTACTTTGATTGAATTAATTTAAAATTGAAAGGGACAAATAAAAATGTTTGTCCCTTACTTTTTATTTTTGAATGTTAAATTTAACGTAACCGTTCCCCCCATTTACTACCACACAAAAATCGCTCCTCGTATTAAGGGGTACCCAGATATCCCACAACCACACATGCACACACAAAGAAGCCAGAGACCCAATATCCCTGGCAACTTATTACTCTACACAATTCAGTATATACTGAATAGATTCCTTACCTAATACCAAATTAGATTTCCTACCTTTCTTCTCATAAAAGAAAACATACCACATCTGAAGATTCCTTAACCACCAAGCCTTAATCAATTTCTTATCAATAGAATCTTGATAATACTTTTCAATCAGGGCCATATCCAAATCGGTAATCCATAACTGATACCAAATTCTATTACCTTCAGAACACCTTAGGATTCTCTTATTAGGTTTATCACTTATCACTTTAACCTTCACCATAATCAAGGGTATATTTTAGGTTCTTCAAAGGTAAGAGGAGGGAGCTCTGGTTCTCCCTCTCTTTTAATTCTCTCTAAATCCTCCAAGGCACACTCTAGTATTTTAATACGTTCAGCATTATAATCTTTAGATACTGGGAACCAGAATGCTGTTCCCATAAGATATTCGTGGTCCTTAAGCTTTTCTAATGGTACCTTGAACCATACCCTCCCATTTATATCTAGAACTTCTTCCTTCAGATGTTGGATTAAAGGAGTAGAATATCCAAAGTATACATAGGTAAGGTTAAACCTTTGAGGAGTGAACCAAGATTTAATTACCTTTCTCCAAAGAATCCTATCTGGGTCATCCTTATATCTAGAAGCCTCAATTAAGTCAGCACATAACCCTACAGGTGAATTAGGATTTTTACTCCTTTTATCGAATACCTTGTAGAAAGTATTCTTTATCTTTGAGTAGTTGTCTCTTACCAATCCCTCTATTACCTTATTCTCTAAGGAATTATAATCGATTGCAGTGAACGTAGGCTCTTCCATCCTTCTCTAATTTTCTTTCAAACCATTGGCAGGTAATACACTTTGGGCTTCCTACCATTATCTGTACTTCCCCCTTAATTACTGGGCATGGATTGGTAAGCTTCTTTTGCCTACCTACCTTCTTCGTTGTGATTTCTCTGTTCATAGTTCTTAAAGTATGTGATTAATAAATATATCGGGAATAGAGGCATGATTAACCAGATAGTTAGGAAAAAGAACCCCACCCTTTTCATTGGGTGGGATGAGGTAATTACTCTGGTCATAAACCATGCAGGTATAAAACATATGGCATATATAATGCCTAAGATTATCCAGGTTATCATTGTTCAAAGTACTTATTTACGATTTTGGATATCTTCTTATCTAACTCTACAATTAGTTCGCTGAACTCTTTGTCCTTCATATCTTTTATCTTGGCTTCGATAAATTCCAGGTTTCTCTTAATAGAGAAATAAGATTTGAAGGCTTGGTAATCCAATTCAGATTTATCTGTTAGAGGTAATATTATACTTGATTTACCATCTAACCTTGTATAGAATCCATCGGGTCCCAGGGTTCTTGATACCTTTACTTTGTTACTCAGTACTGCAAACCCACCTTTCTTATCTATGGATTCTACGATTACTTTCTCCATAAGAGTTTTGCCGTCAGAGAAAATGACTTCTTCACCCTCCTTTAGCTTTTTGGTTTCTTTATTCTTTTTCATATCTTTATTATTAAATTGTTTATGCAAATATACAAAATTATTCTGATTTAATACAATTATTAATCATTATTTTTAAATCTGCTGCGGTAAAGGATTTCCTGTTAAGTAAGTTATCCAGTTGTTCTGGAGTTAGAATTATACCATTTGGAGTAAAAAGTTCTCTTAAGTGTGCCGGAATTATTCCCTGGAATCCCCAATTATTATACGAACCAATATACACTTTATCATTTACCATTGCAGCAATATATTTCTTGGTTGAACCTAATGACTCTCTTCTAAAGGTAGCGACTTCTAACCAAATCTTATTTAAGTGAATAGAATAATGTTGAAAATAAGGTGTGACCAAGGGAATCATTTCGTAATTAGAATCCTCTATCAGAGTTTTATCTGATTCAATAATTCTATGCCAAAAAGCACATTGAAAACATAATTGTTTTTCCTTCATTAACTGAGGTACTGTCTTGGCTAAATCGTAATCATCCAAATTTAAGGGTGCATTACATAAGTGACATGTGAGTTTCTGTTCCATATTATTATAAATTTATATAAGATAATAGAACTCCTAACTATCATCCAGATAAGGTATACGCAATACTTTCTTTTCTTTAATGAACTTTAAAATATAACGTTATGGATAAGTTAACTAATGAAATGATTGTGGCTCTGGCCAATGATTTAGGACTGGAGCCAGCTCTTTTAAAGGCAGTACAACTGGTTGAAGGAGCAGGTAGAGATGGATTTCTAGTAGATGGTAGACCTCAAATTCTGTTTGAAGGTCATATTATGTACAAAGAAATCAAAAACAAGTTCGGTTTAGACAAGTCAGTAGCTGCTCAAAAGAGTTACCCTACGATTTGTTTCCCAAAATGGGATAAATCGAAGTACTTAGGAGGAGCAAATGAGTACAAAAGACTCGAAATTGCCAAGAAAATCGACGAAGAATGTGCTTTGAAGTCAGCTTCTTGGGGAATGTTTCAGATTATGGGCTTCAATCACCTCTATTGTGGCTGTAAAGACGTCTTCGAATTCGTGAAAAAGATGCAGGAATCTCATGAAAGTCAGTTAAAACTCATGTATTACTACATGAATAATACCAGTTGCTTGAAAAATCTGAAAGAACATGACTGGGCAGGCTTTGCTCGGAAGTATAATGGTCCTGGTTATGCTGAAAATGCCTATGACCAGAAGTTAAAAAACGCTTACGAAAACTTTAAAAACAAGATATAATGAAGGTAATTTACAACAAATTCATCCCTTTCAAGGGATACAAGGCAATGAACCTATTCGGAATTGTCTTTGTGAGAAAAGGTGCTAAGTTTGATACTTATGATTACAACCATGAGCACATTCATCTCAAACAAATGCAAGAGATGTTGTGGATATTCTACTACTTATGGTATGCAATCGAGTACCTAATCATCATGTTCTTTGCTAAGTGGAACAAACAAAGCGAAAGATACCATGATGTAAGCTTCGAAGAGGAAGCCCATAATAATGACCACGACTTGGAGTATATCCGAACTCGTAAACATTATTCCTGGGTTAAGTATGTAAAACTTAGAAGCTACAAGAAATGAATGTATTGGGAGTATGTGCAGGGCAAGGTGCCCTGCTCTTCCCTTTCAGAAAACATCTGAAAGGGAATATAGAAGTAAGAGGAGTATTCCATACTCCTGGTGAAGAGCAATGGAAAGCTAATTTTGGTGATATACCATTCTACAAAGGATATAACTTACCTCAATTTGAGGAGAGAGTAGATGTTATTATATCATCCCCAGACTGTGGAGCATCATCCATTATGAGGCTTTCAAAGGTAAAAGAATTGGGTAATCCTAAGGATAACAGGAGTTTAAATCTAGTAACTGCTGCAATATTAGAATATAAGCCTAAGATTTTTCTTATTGAAAATCTTCCTCGTTTGCTATCTTTGCTTCCTTATGAGTTCTTTAATTTAACCTTTAAGGACTATAAACTTATTTTTCATGAAAGGTCAGTTTCTGACTATGGGAACTCTCAAGTATCAAGGAAACGTCTAATCATCATTGGAGTGCATAAGAAAACCGGTAAGAAATACTTGAATGCTTTTGATGAAGTATTCCAAGTAAAAACTCCAAAACTTACTAGAGACTTGCTCTTTGTATCTCCTTACGGAAGTAATTATAATATCCCAATAGAAAAAACTTTGGCGATGTATGATTATCGAAAACTCCCTGAAAAGAAGAATCTGACTGTTGAGAAGATTCAAGTATTATGGAATAGTGCTTTCAAGAACGAGAAGAAATGGCCCATTAAAACTGCAAAGATGAGTACTCTCCCGGGAGTATATCGATTAGAATTAGATAAACCACCTCTAACTTTAAGACCTGCAGATAGGCAATTTAGACCCGATGGGTATCCTCTTGGGATTAATGATTTCAAGGTAATTATGGGATTTCCTAAAAAATTTAGGATTTACATTGACCAAGAAAATTACCTTTATTGGTTAAACAAGGCAAGGTATACAATTGCCAAAGGTTCGGTATATGAGGTGGGGATTTGGTTTAAAAAATGTATCAAAAGGGTCTAGGTACACTTTCATGTTAATATATACTAAAGTATATATTACTCCAAACTGCCCTTTGAAAAATATAGATATATAATATACTACGTATATATATCTATATTTTTATATACGTATATAGCTATTGTTTGTAGTAGATATTGAATATATGTTTTAGGATATAGGAAATTTATCTCACTACGTTCGATAAAAGGTAATCGCTTAGCGATTACCGATAGTTAGTAATAATTAAATTTTTCGTGATGATGAAAACAGATAAAAACAAGTGGAAGAACTTTGTGTTCCTTTTGCTTCTAGGATTTACTATTTACCTTTGCTTCAGGAATTACAAACTGAATTCATATATCAGTCAACTTCCTGATTCATCGGTCATTGGCATTCCTGATACAATCAAATTGAAAGAGAACTTCAAACCTGTGATACCCTATACACAATTGGTTCAGCCCCAGAGAATTCTTCTCTACGACTTCTATCGAAACAGTAGCAATTCGACTAAACCCCAGGCTTCTGATTCAACAGCGGTTATTTCGAATAGAATTAGTAGAGAAGATTCTTTGGTCCAATTTACCTTGGATAAAAACCAATTGAATCTAAGTTTATTCAACAAAGAAACAAACTCCTATTCAACGAGAATGTTTAACATGGACTTAGATAAGTATAAGTACAATTGGTATGAAGGTCAATTAACTCAAAAAAGAATTAGAAAACTAACTCTAAGTCCATACGTTTATGGTAAATATAGGGTTTTTAATCAAATGTTAGACATAGGGACAGGCCTTTCAATCAAGACTACTAATTTCAATTATAAACTTGGTATAAATGCTTTTCATTATCCGAAGTTCTTTTCGGGAATAAAAGCTGACTTAGAGTTTTCAGTAACATATAACTTTTGATTATGGCAAAGAAGATTAACATAGAAACTAACACATCTGCTCTCACAAGGGAAGAACTAGCAACACTTGCTAAGGTTAGTAATGATGTTTTTTACTTTAGCCTTTTCACTTATGTGATACACCCTATGAGGGGAAAGGTAAGATTTGAACTTTACCCGTATCAAAAATCGGTTCTGTATAACTTCGTAAAAGAACGTTTCAATATTCTGCTTAAGTTCAGGCAAGCAGGTATTACGGAGCTTATATCTATGTACTGCCTATGGTTGGCAATGTATCATCCTAACAAGAAGATTAACATTATCTCAATCAAGGACACAACAGCAAAGAAGGTACTTAAGAAGATTAAGTTCATGTACAAAAACCTGCCATGGTATTTACAGACACCGATTATAAATGGTCGTTCGGGAGAATATGGTTCTGCATCAATGATAGAGTTCGATAATGGCTCATTCATAGAATCTATCCCAACATCTTCAGAAGCCGGTCGTTCAGAATCTCTATCCTTACTGGTAATTGATGAAGCAGCAGTAGTTAGATGGGCAGCCCAGATTTGGGCAGCCGCTTTTCCTACTCTTTCCACTGGTGGAGCTGCTATCATCAATTCCACTCCTTATGGAGTTGGTAACTTCTACCACTCAACTTGGGTTGATGCTATTGCAGGTGGAAACCCATTTAACCCACTACGATTGTATTGGCAAATGCACCCAGAACGAGATATTAATTGGTACAATGAAATGTCTTCTGCTCTTGGAACAAAAAGAACTGCACAAGAAATCGATGGTGACTTCTTATCATCTGGAAATACGGTCTTCGACTTAGCTGATATCAAAGCTATCGAAGACTGTCTTAGTGATTATCCGGTTATTAAGAAAAGATTCAATGGTCAATATCGGCAATTCTTAGAACCAGCACCAGATAAGGAATATTTCATTGGTGCTGACGTTTCAACTGGTAGGTCTTCTGACTACTCTGCATTTACTTGCATGGATAAACAAGGAGAAGAACAAGCAGTATTCAAAGGTAGACTTTCAGTAGATAAGTATGCAAGGTTACTTGGAGATACAGGGCATTTGTTTAACTTTGCTACCATTGCTCCAGAATCCAATGATGTTGGATTAGCAGTAACTTCTGCTCTTCAAACTGAAGGTTATCCTAAATTGTATTATTATCAGAAAATGCTTAAGAAGAAAGGTAAATCTAGACCTGAGGTAGATAAATCTCCAGGATGGTTAACTACACAAAAGAACCGTTCTGTTATTGTAGAGGGACTTGAACAGGATATTCGAGAAGATAATATTACTGTTAAAGACCCTTTCTTTGTTCAAGAAGCATATACCTTCATATATGATGGTTTAGGTAGGCCAGTTGCAATGGGTAAGCATAGAGCTAATAATTCTACAGTAGATGTAGACCTAGAGGGGGATGTATATGCAGATGACTCTATATTCGGTAAAGCAATCTGTAATCACATAAGAAAAGGAAAAACTAACGTAATAGTACAACCGAAATGAAAAAGCTCAATTTTAATTGGAGTTGGGGTAGAAAGAAAGACCCACCTCCTGAATCAAACAAGGAGCCAAGCAAGCCAAAAGCTGCTGCTATATCTCCTGGTAGAGTATCAGTAGATGAAGATAACTCTTTACTCAGTACTCTGAAAGGGATGACCGTAATGGTAGATCCTTCTTTTCGTGTTGAAGTAATCCCTTTGATTCGTGATTTATATAAGGTAAATCCGGATATGGGCATTGCTTTGCAGGATATGTTTAAGTTGGCAAACACAGGTCATACGGTAACATTCCCAAATAATTCAGATGCCGAAGCAGATAAGATGAGAAAACATCTTACCGAAGCTACAAAGAAATGGTCCAGGTATACTGCTGGTATAGACGGTCTAGTTAATAAGATGATTGTACAATGCCTTGTTAGTGGAGCTATATCTGTTGAAGGAGTTCCCAATGATAGGCTAGAAGGTTTAGATACAGTCTTATTCCTTAGACCAGAGAACATTGTTTTCAAAAGGGAGAACAATGGAGTATATTCTCCTTACCAGAGGAATAAGAATTACTTTGTTAAGCACCAAGATTATATCAAACTAAACCCAGAAACTTATGTGTATGCTGGTATGTTTAATGATACCGATGAACCTTATGGGATTCCTCCTTTTATGGCAGCATTGGATTCATTAAAAGGTCAACATGATATGAAGGTTAACTTCAAACACATAATGGAGATGGTTGGTATGGTAGGATTCTTGGAAGCTAAGATGACTAAACCAGACCAGAATCCTAATGAAAGCTTACAAGCTTACCAGAATCGTCTTGAACGTACACTAAAGGATTTGAAAAGAAATCTTCGTAATGGCATGAAGGACGGAATAGTAACGGGTTATATTGATGACCATGAGTTTAAACTCAATTCAACTACCAAGGAGCTTGGTAATATTGAGAAACCCTGGAACATGAATCAGCAATCAGTTGCAAATGGTTTGGGAGTTAATGGAAACCTTATTGGAGTTAGTTCAACAACGGGAGAGGGAGCAACGGGTATAATGCTGTCTAAATTAATCAGCCAGTTAAAAAATATCCAAATGCTTGTAACTTATGTATTGGATTTTCTTTATTCTCTAGAACTGCGTCTGGCAGGATTTGATAATAAGGGAATAAAGATATCATGGGGAACTTCAACTATCTCTGATGAAGTTAAAGTTCAACAAGGTCTTCAGTATAAAATCCAAAACCTGGATTTATTATATAAGGCTGGTATCATTAGCCAAGACCAATATGCTTGGGCAATGGGTTATGATTCTCCCGATGAGAATGAACCAAGAGTTTCACTTGAGGACCAATTTGCTAAAGGCGGTAACTCAGACCCTCAAGAAGGAACTAAGAAGAAGCAAAGGCAAGATGATAAAAATCAATCTGCTCGTAGGTCAAGAGATAAAACTAATCCGGCTCCATCTCGTGGAGACCAAAATACAAAAGCAAGATGAGTAAATTTACTAAAAGAAACAAAGAGCATCTTGATTCAATGGTGATTGGCCAGGGTCATACTATTATGGCTGGGTATATCCCAGAAGCAGTTGGAGCCCAGGCTTTCTCAGAGAATTATTACAAATGGAAGACTCCGACACCGGATACCATTGCTCAATTTGGATTTTGGGGAGGGGATATAGATTATAATACCTATTATCCAAACCTTGATAAATCGGAACTTACTCCGAAGGACGAAGAGTTCATAGAACCAATGTTTAGGTTACTTTCTGAAACGATTGTATCCAAGAACTGGAATCCTACTGACTTTGGTCAGAATGGAGTACTTAAGGCTTCCATGAAACTGTTACTCGGGCAAACAGTAAATTGCGACCATGAAACAAATATTGGTAATGCAATTGGAGCTGTATCTCAAGTAATGTGGCAGGAGTCTTATAAGGATGGAAGCTTTACTATACCTGCAGGTATCAACGGTATTTTGAAGATTGATGGTAAAGCTAACCCAAGAATTGCTAGAGGTATTCTCATGGAACCTCCTTCAATTCATAGTAACTCGGTAACAGTACAGTTTAAGTGGGATAAATCACACCCAGGAATGGAAGATGGTGAATTCTATCAAAAACTTGGTACTTATGACTCTAAAGGTGAAATGGTTCGTAGAATAGTTACTGAGGTAGTTCGATATATGGAAACATCCCTGGTATCTCATGGAGCTGATTCATTTGCTCAAAAGATTGGTGAAGATGGTAAAATCATTAATCCAACCTTTGCAAAAAGAACCTGGTCTTCTTATGAGGAATATCGGGATGACAAGTCCAAACAGTACTTCTTTACTGACTACAAAACGGATTTCAACTCATTCCAAGAAAAGGACAATACTCCAGATTCTTTTAATGATAATGGTACCCAAGAAAATCATAATCCTAATAAAGAAAATATGAACAAAGAATTGCAAGAATTTTTAGAAAAGCTTTTCGGAGATAACATGTTATCTCTGGCAGAGGGCAAAGAAATGACTCAGGAAGAAGTTATTTCTTGTATTCAAAGCTTGGTATCATCCAAAAACAGTCTTCAGACAACGGTAGATAATCTTACTACAGAGAAATCTTCTCTTACAGAACAGATTACCAACCTGAATGCAGAAGTTGCAAACTTGAAGGAAATGGCAACTGTAGGAAAGAATCACATTGCTTCTCTCCGTGAAAATGCTGTTACTACTTACAAGAAGTTGATGGGTGACAAAGCCGATGAAACTATTGTTACAATGTTGAATGCCGAAACTACTGGCATCGTTACTCTCATCTCCTTAACTAAGGATTATCAGAGTCGTCTGGAAGAAAAATTCCCAATGGTATGTGCAAGCTGTGGTTCTCATGATGTAAGCCGTGCTTCTTCTGTTGCAGAGAATGATGAAAAGACTGGAACTCAGAAACCTGCAACTACTTCGAATGCAGAAGCCAAGTCTACTTCGGAAACCCTCGAAGACTTGTATAAGAAGAAATTCAAGTAATAATCGATAAATATCACTGTTATGACTAAAATCGTAAACAAAGACCAGCCAATGACGCTGTTTGGGGAAAAGACCCCAAGAGCGGTGATTTACAAAAGTGAATCACACAAATTGCACCAAGCTTTCTGTGTAAAAGATGGTGAAACCATTTTGCAAGGTATGCCGGTAGCTCTTGGAGAAGACGGTTTAATTGAGCCTTACACTGAACCTACTCAGGTATATATCGGAGTGGCAGTAACCGACAATGTAAATCCTGCTTACCAAGCACAGAACAAATTCCCAGTAGAGGTAACTGTTGCTGTAGAAGGTTACATGATTTGTAACTGGGTATCTAATGCTGCTGACTTAAAAGCAGGATATGTAGTTCCCTCTGGTGACTTACTGAACGGCCGATTTGTAAAAGCAAACCAGTCAACAGATGCTACACCTTTCATTGCCATCACACCTGCAGATGAGGCAAACGAGGTAATTCAAGTACTTATTAAATAAGAGAAGAAGAAACATGGAAAAAGTTGATATTTCAAAATTGAAGAGAGAAGACTTCGTAAAAGAACTTCCTCAAATGGTACAGCAGTTGGATGCTTACCGTCAAGGTTCACAGAACAAAAAACCTGTGGACATCACATTAGGTGAACTTACCACTGGTAAATGGGGTATTACCCAAGATGAATTGTTCGAGAAGTTGGATATCAATCCGAAAATCGACACAATGGAAAACATCTTCACGATGCCTCAGCAAGATGTTCGTTGGATTGTTCCGGAAATCATTCGTTCTGCTATCACTCTTGGTATGCGTCAAGCTCCGTTCTATCCGGAGATTATTGCATCTGACCAGTCAATCAGTGGTCTTAGCGCAATCATGCCGATGATTAATATGTCCGATGCTGCACCTGCAAAGGTTAACGAAGCAGAAACTATCCCATTGGGAGATGTAAGCTTTGGACAGAAATCAGTAAGTCTCTTCAAAATTGGTAAGGGATTCAAACTTACTGATGAAGTTCGTAACTACGTATCTCTGGATGTATTGGCAATCTACCTTCGTGACTTCGGTGTTCAGCTTGGTTATGCAATGGATACTCTGGCAATGGATGTTGTTATCAACGGTAACAAACCTGATGGTTCAGAATCTGCTCCGGTTATCGGTGTATATGAAACTACGAATGGTATCACTTACAAAGACTTGCTACATATCTGGGTAAGAGCTGCTCGTATGGGACGTAACTTTACTACTATGATTGGTGGTGAAGACCAGGCAATCGAAATGCTGAACTTGCCAGAATTCAAAGAACGTCATTCTGGTACAACTGAAGCTACACTGAACGTGAAGTCTCCGGTACCTAAGAATGCTAACTTCTATATTCACCCGGGAACACCTGACCAAGGTTTGCTGTTGATTGATACAACTGCTGCTTTGATTAAACTGACTGCAAAACAGTTGATGCTTGAATCAGAAAGAATTGTATCAAATCAGACTCAGGCAATCTATGCTACTCTGACTACAGGCTTCTCTAAGATGTATCAGGATGCTGCATTGATTCTGTCTGCAGAGAAGAAGTTCTCAGAATTTGGATTCCCCGAATTTATGAACATTGACCCGTATCTCTTGGTTAACCTTGAGTAATAATACACCTGGTTTATTTTACAAATAATTCCATTTCTTGATGGGGTAGGTTTTGCGAGGACCTACCCCTAATTTTAAACATCTAAAAACTTAGTAAAATTATGGATAAATATAAAGTAACTGTAGGTGCTAAAGCTTACAGCTTCCATGACCAATCTACAGGTATTACAATTTGTAGAGGAGAAGAAAAAGAATTGAGTGCTCGACAGTACAGAACTAAAAAGATTCAGATGGCTTTGAATTCAGGTCACCTGCGTTTGGTTCTTGATAAGAAAGCTGTCGACAAATACTCCAATGATGACATCGATAAGTTGGAAAAGAAACTGAATGCTCAGTTCGAAAAAGGTATGGAAATCAAAAAGATTGCCAAAGCCTATACTCTCGAAGAAGCAACCCTTATCGCTGCTCGTCACGAAATTGTTGCCGACAAAGGTGATACAGTTGAAACTCTGATTCAGGTTCTGTTGGAAGAGTTCGAAGAATCTAAAAAATAAGATACCATGGACAATCTAGACTTTGTAGCTATTGCGAATGGTCTGGAAGTTTCATTTAGAGTATTAACCAAAGTCCCAGCCAAGGCCATTTTTGACTGGGACTTTGGTGATGATAAGGGGTCCGTTTATGATGTTAAACAACCTACTTATACTTATGAAAAGTCCGGATTCTATACAGTAGCGTTGAACATAACGAACTCCGAAGGACTTAACTTAAATGCAACTAAAACCGTAATTGTAAATACCGAGTCTAAAACTACATTAACCGATAGTATATATAACCTAATCAATTATTACATTCCTTCAGAAATCTCAGATGGTATGTCATCAGAAGAGAAAGCAATGTACATAACTAAATGGCAGTTATATATCCAACCGCTAGTAAATCATATTATCCCACTGGATAAATATAATGATGAGTTAATGTATGAAGCTCTAGAAAACCAATTAATTATGGAATTGGCAGCATGGGATTATCTCAATGTTAAGCTCCTTAATTTATTAACAAGTACAGGAGAATACCTAAGTCAACTTACTTCAACCAAAGAACAAGTTGGTGATGGTTCTTCTAAACCGGAACAAGCTCGAGGTGATAGAATCAAACAAATCACAACTGGGCCTACTGAAGTACAGTACTATGATACACTTGCCGATGCAACATCTTCCCTATGGAAAACATTTTCTCAAGCAATGCAACCTGGTGGTATCATAGACGAGTTAAGAAAAAACCTTTGTATGTTAGCTGGACGATTGGAAATCTACTTACCATTCTGTGACCAATCAAGTCATGTAGTAGTTCCAAGAGTAGTAGACAGAAGAAGACCTGGATTAATAGATGGGCCAAACCCCAGCTCTCCAGTAAAACGTAATGGTAGAACCTTAATTAGAAAACGATGACCAAGACTCCTCATAGATTGGTTAAGAACCGGTCTTGGGATAGATACAAGAAGATTATAAATGATTTCTTGGATATAGATGCTGGTAGGCAAACTATAACTTGGGCAAAGAATGTAAATCAACTCCTAAGTCATGGAGAAGATGAAATCCCTAAATATTATAATATACCAATCGAGGCATTATGTTATTACAATGCCTTCAGAAACTGGCCTATTAATAAGGCAACAGTAACTGGAGAACTCGATGATGAGAATTTATCAATACTGGTTACTAAATCATATATAGAACAACTGGGACATTTAACTCCAGAAGGCTATTGGGATTTTAACTGGTCTGAAGATAGGTTCGTAATTAATGGTATTACTTATAAACCTTCTGGAGATACACAAGTTGCTCAGGCCAAGGATGAAGCATTAGTCTTCATGGTTATCCTAAAAAGGGACCGAGATACCAAAATACAATTCGTAGAATAAAATTGAAAAGTATATGGCAAAGATGTTAATGTTACGATGGAAACCAATTAATACCGGAAACGGTATTTGGTTTGATAGTAACCTGATTGTCTTGAACGGTACATCTGGAGTACATATTGAAAGTAAGAAAAGTAATTTAGACGTTACCACATTCCAGTCTATGACTGGAGGTAAGTTCGTTACTTGCTTTCAAGATTACTTTGGAGAAGTTTGGGATAAAATAATACCTCATCCAGGTATTGGCCAGGTGATAAAATTCCGTATCAATCAGCTTCCAGATTATGCAATAATCCGAGGTGATATTGAAGACGGGGGAGACCCAGACCCAGAACATCCAGATATTCCAATGAATGCCTTCTGTGGAAAAGACGGAGAACCATTCAGAGATAAGAATTCTGACTTCTTCTGTGGTAAGCAAGTAATCAATCCTTAAAATAATAACAATATGTACGTAAGTAAGTATTACACAAATGAAGAAATTGACCAAAGACTTTTACAAGGTTATTTTGATGACTTCGTAAAGGCTGGGTTTGCTGGAACTATTAATGAGTTCTGGGCATTCGTTCTTTCTATTGCCAATAAGGTAGATAGGAGAGAAGGATACGACTTATCTAAAAATGACTTCACGGATAAACTCAAAGAGAAACTGGAAGGCATTGAAGAAAGAGCAAACTACATCACTAAGCTTTCTCAGTTGGAGAATGATACTAAGTTCCAAACTGAAGAACAGGTAAGACAAGCTATCAGTGATTTGATTGATGGTGCCGATGATGCACTTGATACATTAAAGGAATTGGCAGAAGCATTGGGAAATGACCCTAACTTTGCTACTACAATTACCAACAAACTAACGGATTTACGTAATGCACTGACGGATGAAGTTAACCGAGCTAAGGAGGAGGAAGGGAAACTGAGTACCCAAATTAGTGAGGTTAACTCTAATTTCATTAAGGCAGTGGATTTACTTAATGATAAAATCGACACTGCAGTTACTAACCTTATCAATAAGATAGATAAGATAGAAGCAAAAGTCGATAAGAATACTGCTGACATTGCAGACCTCAGAAATGAAACTACGGGTTCATTGGCAGAAGCTAAGGCATATGCTAAAGACTTGGTAGATAAAGAAGCTGAGCTTCGTAAAACGGCTGACGATGCTTTATCAGAAAGTATTCACCAACTGAATACATTGCATATCAATGATAAGGCAGAGCTCAAACAAGACATTGCTGCAGAAGCCCAATTGAGAGCAAATGCAGATGCAAACATTCAGTTGAAACTCACTGAAGAAATCACTAATCGTCAAACTGGTGATGCTGCCTTAGAAAGTAAACTTTCTGATGAGGTAGTAAATCGTAAAGCTGCCGATGAAACTCTTCAGAATTCAATTACCAAAGAGGTAGCTGACCGTACCAATGCAGATAATACCCTCCAGGTAAACATTGATAAAGAGGCTCAAGCTCGGGAATCTGCAGACCAGGTTCTTCAGACTAATATTAATTCTGAAGCTGCAACTCGTACTGCTCAGGACCAAATCCTTGACCAGAAGATAACTGCCCTAAGTGAAAAGACTGATGGTGATAAGTCTGATGTACTTGCTGCAATTGAAGCAGAGAAGGAAGCTCGTATTGCTGCAGATGCTGACCTTAATTCCAAGAAGGTAGATAAAAGAGAAGGTTATTCTTTAACTAAGAATGACTTTACAGATCTCTTGCTTGCCAAACTGAATGGAATCGAGGAACATGCTAATTACATTACCTTGGTATCACAATTGGCAAATGATGCCGGTTATCAAACTGAAGCAGAAGTAGAGGCAGCAATTGAAAAGATTATTGGTTCTGCACCAGAAGTACTTGATACTCTGGAAGAGATTGCTAAAGCATTAGGAGATGACCCTAATTTTGCTTCAACTATCACCAAGAAGTTGGCAGCAATTACAGAAAAGGTAAACCAAGAGATTGAAGACCGGGAAGCTGCTGATGTAGCCCTCCAGGCAAATATAACTGATGAAGAAACCGCAAGAATTGAAGCAGATGCTGCTCTTAAGGAAGAACTTAAAGAGTATGTAGATAACTCGGCTGCTACTGGAGATACTGCTCTTCAAGTAGTTAAAGATAACCTGGCAAAAGAAATCCAAGACCGTAAAGATGCTGATGCTATCTTGCAGGCAAATATCGACAAAGAAACTGTTGATAGAAAGGAAGCAGATAAAACCCATACCGATAACATTGCTGCTCTTACTCAGAGAGTTTCGGATTTGGCTTTATCAATGCAGGATGCTATCAATACAGTTAAGAACGAATTGACTGCTCAGGTAAATGCTAATACCACGGCTATTGCTACTAACCAAGCAAATATCACAAAGAACTCTGAGGCAATCACTGCCATGAATAAAACCATTGCCGATAACTACAAAGAAGTTAAGGATATGGTTAATGAGGAAATTGTAGACCGTACTAATGGCGATAGTAATCTGAGTTCTCGTATTGATACTACCAATATTGCTTTGGGTACAGAAACGGCAGAACGCAAGGCTGCAGACCAAATCCTTCAAGTAAATCTAGATAAAGAAGTCGGAGACCGTAAGTCTGCAGATACTGCACTTGAAACTAAGATTGAAAGTCAGATATCTAACTTAAGCCAACAGACTTCATCCGAGATTACTCGAGTAGAAGGTGAGGTTACTCAAGAAGTTAAGGACCGGGAAGCAGCAGATAAAACTTTAAGTGACCGAATTGATTCTTTGGAGACTGGTTCTACTGCAGGTTTAAATGAAGTCAAAGCAAAGGTAGAAGCTAATACCGTAGCAATTAATACTGAGAAAGACCGAGCAACCGCTAGAGAGAATGCTATACAGGCAAATTTGGATACTGCAATAGCAAATCATAAAGACGAAGTAAATGGTTTAACTAAGGATATTTCCGATGAAGCCAATACCCGTTTAGCAGGAGATACAGCTCTTCAGGTAAATATTGATAAAGAGGTTGCTGACCGTAAGAATGCCGATACCCTATTAGATAATAAGATTGCCCAGGAAATCTCAGACCGTACAACTGCTATCCAGGGTCTTGAATCTAAGAAGGTAGATAAAGTAGATGGTAAGGTACTTTCTTCAAACGACTTTACCGATGTTCTTCTGAATAAACTGAATGGAATCGAGGAACATGCTAATTACATAACTAAAGTTTCTGAACTTCTGAATGATTCAGGATTCCAAACTGAAGCTGAGGTAGAAGCTGCAATTCAGAAAATCATTGGCTCTGCTCCTGGTGTATTGGATACTCTGGAAGAGATTGCTAGGGCATTAGGTGATGACCCCAACTTCGCAACAACCATGACTCAGAAGTTAAATGAGTTAACTACGAAGATTGAGACAGAAACTGAAAAACGAGTTGAAGGTGATGCTGCTTTAGATGCCAAGCTTACTACTCTAAGTACTACTCTGACCAAGACAGTAGAAGACTTAAGAACCTATGTTACTGAAACTCGTACTGAATTGTTGGCAAGAGTAAATAACCAAGATGCTCTTATCACTCAGAATGCTGCAAACATTCAGAGAAATTTGGAATTGATTCAGGGTATTCAGAATAATATTTCTGGTTCTTATCTGGAAGTTAAGGCTTTACTTGAAACTGAGATTGCTGCTCGTAAGGCAGGAGACATTCGGTTGGAAGGTAAAATCGACCAGAATACTGCAGACCTGGGAACCGAAAGGGAAGAAAGAATGGCTGCAGATAAGGCTCTTCAAGATGCCCTGGATGCAGAAGAAGCTGCAAGAACTGCTGCTGATGCTGCACTGGGAGTTCGTATCGATACTGAGATTGCAGAAAGAAAAGCTGCTGACAAAACTCTCCAAGACAATATTGATGCTGAGGAAACAGCAAGAACCGAAGCTGATACTGCCTTAGGTGCTCGTATAGATAAAGAGATTACAGACCGTACTAATGCAGACAATGAATTAGGTACTCGTATCGATAATGAAGAAGATGCAAGGGAAGCTGCAGATACTACTTTGCAGGATAATATCGATGCTGAAGAGACTGCCCGTACTGAAGCCGATACTACTTTGCAGGATAATATCGATGCTACCAATGCTCATACTATCAATACTCATCGTTTGGATTCTAATCCAGTACTTAATGGTACTGATATCAAACTCGATGGCTATGTAAAGGCAACCGGTACTACTCCTGCAGATTTGGATGTAAAGGTAACAGATACTACTTCGGCAGCTTTTGGTAAAGTACAAAAACGAATTGAAGTCGATAAAGCAGATGCTGATTCTAAATTCAATAAGGTAAAAGCTGCAGTAGGTCTTACCAATGATTTGGGAATGCCAGCTCTTACTGATACGAATTATATGGGCGGTTCAGTTGATGTAGTTGATTCTTTGAAAAAACTTGATGCTCAATTAGAACCAATTATTATCCCGGCAGCAGCATTTAATATATCTGCTTCGGCAACCTCAGAAGAGATTGCAGCAGTATTTACTGATGAATTGCTTAATGAGATTGCAAATAACACTACACACCGTCCTTATATATTGGTAGATACCGGCAACAATTTCTATCAACAATTTAGATTAAGTTTACAACTTAGTGGTCCTACTACTGGTGCCATTACTTTGAGATTTATGTATGAATTGGCTGGTATGGAATTCTACAGAGAGTTCAAGAGAACTGCTCAAGGTGCTTGGTCTATTTCTACAGTAAGAGCTGGTAAAATTCTTATCGAAGGAGATGTAGTAAATAACTTAACTGCAGGTGGAACTAAGGTACCATTAAGTGCAGAACAAGGTAAAGCTTTGAAGGCTTTGATTGATGGTCTTGGAACTGATACTTCAGAACTGGAAACAGAACTCAAAGAATTAATCCAAACTACTAAGACGGCTTTAGAAGCTTCAATAGCTACAGAAGTTCAAAATCGAAAAGATGCTGATACTGCCTTAGATACGAAGTTAACTACGGCTATCAATAAGGAAGTTCAGGATAGAACTGCTGCTGATACTGTATTGGGTACCCGAATTGATAACGAGGTAACTGCAAGAACAGAAGCAGATGCTGCCTTGAAAACTGAATTAACCGAGGACATACAAGGAGTTCAGGATGCCCTAGATGCCTTCATTGCAACTAAGGCACAAGCTAGTGGATTAGCTTCTCTGGATGAAAATGGTAAAGTACCTTCTGAACAATTACCCTCATATGTAGATGATGTAATCGATGTATATGCAACATACGATAAGTCTCCCACTGGAGATCTTTCTAATATCTCTCTCTTTGCAGATGCTGACCATAATACACCAATAACTGGAGAGGCAGGAAAGATTTATCAGAATGTAACTACGGGAGAACCCGGTTATCAATTCAGATGGACTGGTACTACTTGGTCTCTGATTGTTTCTGGTGGAGTAGTAATTGGAGAGATTACTGGTACTGCTTATGATGGAGCTAAGGGTAAGACTACTACAGACAATCTTAATGCTCTTATGGCTTTTAATCCTATACGATTAATCTCAATTGTTACAGATGCCTCTAAAGCTGCCATAAATTATGAAAGGGCAGATGGTACTGGTATCCAAGGATTACAAATTCCTACTGCATCATCTGCTAAAGCTGGTGTTATGGCTGCTGCAGATAAGGTTAAGCTTGATACTACTTTACCAAAACAAATCTCAGATGAGGTTACAGCAAGAACTGAGGCTATTAATGCTTTGCAAGGAGAATTGGCTGATGATATTGCTCAAGAAGTAGTAGATAGAGATGCTGCAATAGCTGCTGCTAAAACTGAGCTTACTACTGTTATCAATAAAGAGGTATCAGACAGAAAAGCTGCAGATATTCAAGTAAGAACTGACCTTGAAGCTGCAGTTGAATTAGTTGCTGAAGACTTAAGAGGTGCAGATACTACTCTGCAGAATAATATCACTAAAGAAGTCAATGACAGAAAAGGTGAGATTACCCGAATAGAAGGATTAATTTCGGATGAAGCTGCAACAAGAGCTCAGGCAGATACTACTGTAAATGCCAAAGTAGATTCCCATATTGGTAATAAATCTAACCCTCATGGAGTAACTAAAGCTCAAGTGGGATTGGGTAATGTTAACAATACATCAGATGCAGATAAACCAGTATCTACTGCTCAAGCTACGGCTATTGCAGATGCTAAGGCTGCAGGTACCAATGCTCAAACCAATCTTACTACTCACATGCAGAACATGAGTAATCCTCATGGAGTAACAAGAGACCAGTTGGGATTGGGTACTACTGCTGAGATTATCTTTAAGAAGGTATCTGCTCCTTCTGGTTTATGGAAAGAATCTGACGAAAGACTTAAGACTTTCATTAAACCATTAGAACATACTCTTGATGAAATCTGCTCTATACCTACGGATTCATTTATGATTCGAGGTAATCATGATATAGGTACAATTGCTCAGACAATCGAAAAATATTTTCCAGAATTAGTTTCTGAGAATACGGTTAAACCTGAAACAGTTCCTAATCCAGAAGCCTTCGAAAAGGTAGAAAAGGATGGAGAAACCTATATCCTGGTTAAAGAGGTAGATTATTCTAAGATGTCAGTATTGGCAATCGAAGGTATCAAACTTTTGAAAGCCGAGATTGATGAATTAAGAGAAAAACTTTTGTTCACAAACTTAGATTAATATGGGTGAGATAGCAACATGGAGTGCTGTCAAAACTAAAGTAGGCCTTGGTAAGGATTCAAACGAATGCCCTACCAAGGCTGAATTGTTGGCACTCTCTCCTACAGGGACGGGAGAAAATTACGTTGGCTTGGAAATATCCAATGCTAGTTCCTATGGAAATAATGAAACTGTACAACTCAGTGATATTCATAAGGTAACCTATAAATATACTTTTAGTCAAGCCATATCTACTTTATCTTTTACAGCTTTAGGCGGTCAATCTACAAATGGTAGTAGTATATTTAGTGTAATATCAACTAAAAGGAAATACTTAGATGGGATAGCTACAGGTTCTAATATAGAAGTAGCCTATTCAAGTGAGGATTTACCAGATTGGATTATATTTCAAGATAATGTGTTTAAAGCTTTAGAAAATACGGACCTTAGTAGTAGAAACTATACTAGACTAAGTACTCAATCGGAATCTGGTAAAACTCTTTCCGGAAGTTTTACTCAAGCTGCAGCAACTCAATCTTGGGAATATACATTATCTCACGGTGTATGGAATGAGACCGATGATTTATATACGGCTATTGCTGGAGAATATAGGACTTACCTAATGGATGAGAGGTCTTATAAACAAGAGAAGCGAAACGGTAAAAACTATGGGCCTCAAATACCAGTCCCAGTTACTGTATCTTCGGATTCTACTTGGCTTACTTTAAATCCTACTACGTTTGATGATATTAATACTGCAGGGAGAGATAAACCATTAATCCAAACATTCCAGGAAAATAAAACTCTGTCAAGGAGGTATGCTACTATTACCTTTACTCAAGCCGAGTCCAGTAAAAAATTCACGGCTAAAAGGTATCAGGCAGCTGGTGTAAAAACCTATGGAGATATTACTGTAACTCCTACTGGTGATGTACCCGATATTCCTGCATCCGGTGGAGCATCTCGTACTTTTCCATACACTTGGACTCAATCTTGGGGATGGAATGGTAAAACCAACGATGGAGGTACTTTAACTACTGGAGGTACAGAAACTTGGAATGCTTCGGTATCTGGCTCTAATCTTGGTACTACTGCAAAAGCTAGAACTAAACTTGGTGTTAGAACAGTTACTGTTACTTGTAATGGTAAATCGGGTACGGCTACTAAAGACGTATATCAAGCAGAAAATAAGATAACCAATGTAACTCAGGGTGCATGGGTAGTTTCCATTTCTGCAAATCCTAGTACACTTACAGAAATGGGAGGTACATCACAAATCTCTGCAAGTGCAAGGGCACCAAGAACTAACACTTGGTCTTCAGGTGCAACCAATGCAGCTTCTGATGCTACTGGTACTCCTACACTTAGTATACCTACAGCTAGTACAGGATTCAGTTTATCTGGTACTACTTTGACGGTTGCAGAAAACAAAACTGCAAATCAAAGAAGCGTAGTAGTAAGGGCAACTATGGATACCGTCTATAAAGAAGTTACGGTAACTCAAAGTGCATATCTAGTAGAATGGAGATACACATTAACTACTTCTACTCCAACGTTAAACTTTGATGCCTTAGGTACAACCAAATCTGGGACAATTAGTAGTTATCGTGAAAAATATATTAATGGTTCTTTAGTAGAAGGTTCACATGAAGGTGTTAATATCCAAGTTAAATCTACTTCTGCTGAAATACAAAGTGCTACTGCTGCTGTGGCTATTACCCTGAAAGAGAATACTACAACTCAAGCAAGAACTGGTACTGTAGTATATGAGCAGGTGGGTTCAGGCAAAACCGTAACCATTACTTGTAGTCAGGCCGCAGGTACAGTGGCCATTAGAGAAGAGTTGGTTATTAAGGAGAGTTTCCCTACAGCTCCAAATATTGGAGGAACTGTTAAAGCTTTAGTAAGGTCTGGTTATTGGGACGTGGTAAATGGTAAAGATACAACTTGGCATGATGATACTCCTACTGTAAAAACTAAACCTAGTTTTGTAAGTAGTACTAGTGTAACTTATGAACTTGGTGTGGGATATCGTATAAGTGCTACTATGCCAGAGAATACTTCTGAATCTCAACTTAGTGGTAGTTTAAACTTAGAGTACGGTAGTAAAACTCTAAGTTTAGGTGTAAAACAAGCAGGTGCTAGTGTTGCTTGGTCTTATGAACTAAAGGTAAATAACGGTACTCAAGATTTAAATCAACAAGTGCCTGCTAAGCCTAGTGGTACTTACTCTTTTACCATAAGTAGTAAAAGGTATAAGATTGTTAACGGTTCTGTTACAAGTCAAAGTGAAGATACCACTTGGACTACGTCTATACCGGGTTCTCCAAGTTGGATTCATGTAGAAGAGCAATCTAATACACTCATAGTAACCGTAGATGAGAATACAACTACTAGTCAAAGAAGTGCAGATATCGTTATATTTCAAACTGGTAGTAGTGATACTTCGATAACTTTGACAGTTGAACAACAAGCTGCAAGTATTACTTGGAATTATATCTTTAATATATTTCAGCCTTCATCCAAGGTACTGAATGTACCAGCTAAGATGATAGACCCCGATACTATTGTAGTTAATTCTTACAGAACGAAGGTAATCAATGGTACACAAACTTCAACTAAAGAATTTGTAGAAGTAACCATTGACCCAATCGAAGAATCCTGGTTAGAAGTTACCAAAAACAGTAATGACCAGACTCAAGCTGAGTTATTCGTAACTTGCTTAGAGAATAAAGTATCTTCAATTAGAAGTGCTACTGTAACAATTAGACAAGTAGGTACAAGTAATCTTGACCAAGTAGATATCAACCAATCAGCTGCAACTGTATCCTATAATTATTATATTGGTTTTAATGGTAATCCCGATGTAGGGGGATATTCCATGAATTGGGAATATACTCAGTTTGGTTCTAGTCATGGTCAATCTATAGATTTAAAATGTTGGAGAAAACCAGTAATTAATGGTATAGAATCTGATACTGAGGAAGCTGCAGAATACGAAGTTATTTTTAGTGGAGTTGGTATAGATTCCTTTACAGTTACAAATACACCGTTATCATATGACCCAACTATAACTACCGTAAGGGCATATCCTAAGTCTATCAATGGTTCGGTATTCGATTTAAAGGGTACAGTACAATATAGGATAGCCGATTACCCAAGTAAATCTGCTTATCTGTACCTTACTCATAAACCAGTAGCAACTGTAAAGAGGTGGACCTTCCAATGGTATGACCAAGTTGAAAGTGTAACTATAAAGAATGTAAGTCATGATTCTAGTGCAGGTAGCATTTCTCCTATAACCATAATTTCTAAATGTGAGTACTTACTTGCTAGCAATCAATCCCAGGTTGCCTATACAGAGTATATAAAACCTAATGAAGACGAAGATACTGCAACTCCAGTAAGTTGGGGTAGGTTAGTAGAAAACGGTCAAACTGCCCAAAACGATTATGACTACGCTTATTTGGTAGATGAGAATAAGGAAGATTATGATAGGCAGGCTACCAGGACCTTTACTCAACCGGGTAATCCATCAAATAAAAGGTTATACCTATACGTAACTCAGACTAAACCCGTAACTATTAAACAAGAGTTTCATGCAGAGTTGGGTAACTATTACTCTTACGGTGATAGTAATCAAATCCCCCTTATTTACCAATGGTACAGTCCAGATTCTTCAGATACTACTGATATAGGAGATATGACTCCTGGAGGATATACCGGAGTTTGGTGTAACTTACCTGCTACTGGAGTAATAAATTGCATGATTACTGGAAAGCCTCAAACTGGTAAACCTATGAAAGCTAGACTAAGTAATCTTCAAGCAAGAACCATTGAGGATTTTGATAGTAGTAGTCCCACAGAAATCAATAAGGGTTTGTCAGTAGGTTATTCTCAACAGGATTATCAAATAGGTATTGAATATTCTCCCGGTATGAACAATTATTTTTTGATAACTCCTTCAATACTTTCAGAAGGTGGAGCTTATGGTGGAGGTATAAGGTTAGAAGTAAGTTTAAGAAGTTCTTATTCTAATAATGGAACTACAATTGCAACAGTTACACTTACTCCAAAAAATTCTGACCATCCGACTATCTACTTTGAAGTAATCTACGGGTAAGTCTCTGTATTAGTAATAATACGATACTATAGCATTATTAATGTATATGGCCATATACGAATAACTTTAAAAATCAAATTTATGTTTAACAACTTAAAACTCAACAATTATGGGAGTAGAAGTTAAATCTGGTGGTGAGGGCGTAATCGTCGCTGACCGCGGTTGTAATGATGGTTGCTGTTGTAATGGACGCAATTCAGGCTGGGGCTCCGGTTGGGGTGCAGTCGGTGGTGCATTGGTAGGTGGTGGCTTTGGTGCTGCTGCAGTTTCTGTATGGGACAAAATCAATGACACTAAAGCTGACATTCAGAAAGTAGAGTCTACTGTTCAGGAAGCAAAGGCAGGTATCTATAAAGATATTTCTGATGCTGCTAGAGGAGTAACTCAGGAAATCAGCGGAGTTGCAAAAGATGTTGCTGGTGTTGGTAGAGAAATCCTTAACAATCGTTTCACAACGGAAAGAGGACTTTGTGATTTGGGATACAAAACCAATTCCGATATCCGGGATTCTCGTGACCAAATGGGAGCAGGCTTCAATCGTGTTATGGACCGTCTTTGCCAGATGGAACATGAACAACAGAATTGCTGCTGCGAAACTAAAGGTTTGATTAAAGAAGTGAAGTCCGAATTGGCTCTTCAACTTGAACGTTGCTGCTGTGACCTCAAGAATGGCCAACAGGAAATCAAGTGTCTTATCGAGAACACTGCTAAAGACCAGGAAATTGCCCGTCTCAACCGAGTAGTAGATGCTCAGAGAGACCAGAACATTATCCAGTCAGTAGTTGCAGCTCTTAAGACTACATCCACAACCCCGGCTTAATAATGACCGTCGTCATTACGTAAGCCAGATTAGGAAGGAGTGCATCTTACATAGGTGTACTCCTTTTTTCGTTTATACCCACCTAAAGATAAAACGATATGGAAAGTGAAGAGATTAAGAAAGAACCAACCAATGGAAATCAACTAAAAGATTTTACTATTCAACTTACATTGCCTGCTCCCAATGCAGAGATAGCAAAGGAAGTAGCAAATAAAGCACAGTCACTCATTGACCAATTTGGATACTATCAATTCTTAAACCTGGTAGACTTTATGCAAAGGAATCCAGGTGCAGTATCATTTGGTTTAAACTTAATTAATAAAAGATGAACATGGAAGATTTGATTTTTTCTAAATTGCAGAAAGGTGATACCATATACACCTTAGAGAGAGACAGACGTTCTGGGTATCCAATCTTTGATACCGCTAAAGTATTAAAAGTTGGTGAGAGCAAACCAAGAGCTACTGGCCCAGATGGAAGCTTTACAGCAAATACAGAAATCTCTATTCAAGACTCTGTATCTGCGGTGACTATATACCTTCCTACAGATGCTGCAGAGGGTATTTATAATAATGTTTATTACACTACCGACTTACGCAATATCGTAAACGAAGTAAATATCCAAAGGACTACTGCTGTAAATATCCTCAATAACCGAGAGAAATATGAGGCAGTAGTTACTGAATGTGATAACATCTACCATACCATTGAAGGCATGTTAACTCCTCAGCAACAACCAGCTCAGGCTTACAAGCAAGAAGAGTTCGAGGCTTTTAAATCTGAGGTAGCAGAGAAGTTATCCATGCAACAAGATATTCTTATGAAAATTGCCAGTGAGTTGGGATTAAATAAGAATAAAGATGGCAAGCAGAAAGGTTAACATAAACCTCTCGAATAATCTATGTGATATTCAGATTTATGTAGACCCCGTTAAACAACGTCAGGCTGAGAGGTTGATTGCCAAGACTCCAAGTATCATGAAGCTCGGATACGAGTTAGGTACTAGAAAGTTTGGCAATCAACTTCTTCGTATAGTAAGGCGTAGTTTAAATAATGGTCTACCTCCACCTGGTTCCAAAGTTTCTTGGCCTCCTCATGCTACTGCTACACTTAAGAAGTATGGAGCACATACTTTATTAAACCTTACTGGTCAATATGCAAGGTCAGTTACAATGGTAACTCAGAAAGATAGAACCTTTGTTGGTCTTCCTCCAGGATTAAGGAAGATAACATACTCTGGTAGAACTTCTCGGAAAACACTTAACCAAATTGCTATCATGTTGGAGTATGGTAGTAGAGATGGTAATCTTCCACCTCGTCCTTTATGGAAACCTGCTTTCGAGGCAGCAGGTGGAAATGTAGTTTTAGAGAAAGAGATACGAAATCAATTAAGAAAAGAACTTAGAAAATATACAAAGTAATGGCAGATTTTGAAGCAGATAAAACATCTGGTACTGGTCCTGCACTCGTAATGGTACATCCGTTAAAAGTGAATGATACAGAAGCAGATAAAAAAGCCATCCTTACCATTACAGTTAATGGAGTACCTAAGACTGTAAATCTTATTCAAAAGAAAGGCAGCCTTAACTACGAATACAAATTAGAAGTAGATAAGGAAGCCATAAACATATTGGGTAAGGGTGGCTCTGATACTTTGGCAATCACTTCTCAACGTAGGGAAATGATTAATGGTACACCCCAAGGAGATTGGGAAAATGTAGAAGTTACAGCAGAATTCCTAGAGGAACCTCCATTTACTGCTGGACTAAGATTTACTGATAATGAAGAAAAGACTCTAGAGGTATCCATTACTTCTAAGAATACTACTGAACAAGCTATCAGTGGAATTCTAACTATCAAGCAAGTTGGTGGTCTAACTAAAACTGTAACTGTAACTCAAGCCGCTGGAGAAGTAACTTATTCTTACCGAATAGACCCAGCAGGTACTACTTTAAGTGTACCCAAAGACCAAATTACAAATCCTTGGGAGGGTTCAGTTGGGGCTACCTTTACAGGATATAGAGCTAAACTGATAGAGGGAACTAAAGTATCAGAAGAGGTATTACCTTTTAAAATACCCTCTATTGGAGAAACTAAAGTAATCGATAATGGAGGTATAGCTGTTTCTTATTGGTTTACTGATTATGGTAGTATAGCTAATAATTATCAAGCAAGTTTTAGTGCAACCAGTCATATGAGGAAGAATGCTGGGATATACTTTCAAGCTTTTTCTGCAAGTTGGGAATGCCAATTTAATGATGGTGGTACTTATCAAATCAATACTTTACTAATGTTACAACTAGTTTGATATCATGGTAAATACAGAAGAAATCGTAGAAAGAACCTTTTATATCTGTCTATTACAAACGGCACTTAAAAAAGGTTTAACTCTTAACCCAGAAGACTACCTACCCTTATCACAGGAGAACGAGAAAAGATTTCAGGCAGATAAGGATGCTATGCCTAAATTCATTCCCATATACGGTATAGGTAACAATCAGGTTAAGGGTGCAAAGACATGCCCTAGAATTACCATTGAACTACAAGGGTTCTATAATGGTGATATAGGTGTGAACAAATATATCATTGGTGATAAACTAGAGGGTGGGAATTACCAAGCATCAGAATTTCCCTACGAAACAAAAGATATAACTCTAGATATTCATCTGGTATCTAATACTCAAGCCGATATGAGGTTGCTTCATAATATTATGTATGAAGCATTACCTTCTCGTGGATACGTAAGACCTTATTATAATAACTTAGAAGAATGGGAAGATGGTAAGGTAGCACCAACCGGAAACCTATTTATAGAAATAGGTAATTACTATGACCACCCTGACGAGAATCATGGTCTACTTGAAAAGGTATATCAGTATACTTGTAAGGATGGTATATTACCTGAGAGACTTGCTGAAGAAGGTGAACTTGTACCAATTCAGGATATATCCGTATTGATGGGACTAACCGAAAAGCAAGAGTCAGATTTACTTAACCTTAACGTAAAATAGCTCAATACTAGAGGGTATTAAATAAATGAGTAATTAACTTAATTAGTATAAATATGCCTAATTCACCATCTGTAAATTTCGAGTTTAAGAACGATAACGTTCTTCAAACTACTCCTATGTTAGGAGTTTCATGTGTATTGGCTAGAACTACTAAAGGTCCATATGATGACCCCTCAGAACTTATCCAATCTTTCTCTCAATTCCAAAGAGTCTTTGGTTCTGAGATAGTACCAGATGGTTCTGTATCAAACATCGAAAAGGCTTTCAATGGTGGTTCTAAGCTTCGTATTATTCGTGTACTTGGTAAGGGTGCAACCAAAGGTGTAGTATCTGCTGCAACAAGAGCTAAAGCTGCATCTGCTCCTAAGGCTGCTGAAGACGGTTCTCCGGTAGTAGCTTCTGCAACTCCAGAAGAACCCACGGCTTCTACTCTTTTCAAGTTTACTTCTGGTTCAGTTGCTGTTGGCTTTGGTTTGGTAACTAAAGGATATGGAGACCCAGTTGGTAGTGCTGAAACTTTCTCTGTGAATATTTACAAACAGACTAACACGGTTTACTATCAAGTAATTAGTGCTAATGGCCAGGTACTTGAACAAGGTCCAGTAGTAACCTACAAAACTGCAGATGATAACAATGATACTTCTGTAGATTACCTTGCTCTAAGTGCATTTGCAAAGAACTCAGAATACATCGTTCCGGTATTAACTGAAAAGACAGAGAACATCAAATCTTGGAACAACTTCATCAAATGGTTAACTGATGATGTAGATGGGACAAGAAACCCAATTGATATTAAACTCAATGGTGCTGCTATCACTGCCGATGGAGTAAAATTAAATGGTACAATTGGTAGTGCCGGTAGTACTCCTACGGCAGACGAATGGATTGCTTCTCTGGAATTCGTTAAGGATTATGTAGATGTATATCAAATCTTCTGTTCACACATTGACCAACATCTTGAAGCATCCGCTGATGTACTTAAAGTACACAAGGCTGCAGTAGATATGGTTAAAGAACTGCAAGAATATACCTACTACATTGAAGTACCAAAATATACTACTCACTATACTCAGGGTGACCAACCAAGAGACTTGAAATCAATCATCACTTGGATTCAGACTTGCCTTGGTACTGTAGGTAACAGTAAGTATGTTGCTTACTTTGGTGGTGGTATTAAATACTATAATGCCGACGGTAACTTGGTAGACTCAGATGTTCTGGGTACCATTGCAGGATTAGGAGATGCTTCTGCTTCTCAGTTTGGACCTTGGAAATCATTTGCTGGTATGAATCGGGGCATTATCTATGATGGTAATGGTCCAGTATGCCCAAATTATGGTTCTCCTTCAAGAACTAAGGAACTCAATGAGTTAGCACAGAATTATGCAAATATAATCTGTATCAAAGATGTTCCTAACCAAGGTAAACAAACTTTGCTGTGGCATTGTTTCTCTTCTCAGGTAAAACAGGATTCAGAAAGATTCCTTGCAATTGTAAGATTGAATCTGTATCTCAAAAAGAATCTTAGACCTATTCTAGAAAAGTATTTGGAAGAACCAAATATCTGGAACACTTGGAATAAGATTTATCTAGAAGTTAAACCAATGCTGGATAACTTGGTAGATGAAGATGCCATGTCTGAATACACCTGGATGGGTGACCAAGACGCTAACTCGTACAATGACTTATCGGTTAACAATGAAGCCGATGTTCGTCAAGGTAAATACAAAGCAATCCTGAAATTCAAGGATATCGTTCCGATGCAAGAAATCACTATGGGTATCTATATTGACCAAGCATCTAAGTCCGTATCCATTCAGGACGTTAACGAATAAAATTAAGAAAACATGGGAGCAAAAGTAAAGAATCCAAGAAAGAAATTCCTTTGGAGTATCACATTCCCTAAGCACCCAATCAATACTTATCTGTTCCAAACTTGTACTTTGCCAGATGTAGAGATTGACCAGGTTGCTCATGGAGACGTTAACCGGGACGTTAAAACTGCCGGTAGAGTTACTGTAGGTAACTTAGTAGTAGGTAAACTTTTAACTACTGCAGGTTCAGATACATGGCTTCATGATTGGCTTTATTCATGCCAAGATATGATTGCTGGTGGAGGTTTGGTACCAAGCCAATACTGGGAAAATGTAATCGTAAATGAACTTGCTGAAGATGGAGTTTCCGTACTTAACACCCACCTCTTCGAAGAGGTATGGCCATGTAAGATTACAGGATTAGACCTGGACAGAATGGCTTCAGAAAACACTATCGAAAGTATCGAATTCTCAGTAGGTACTGTAGATAAGTATTAAAAACGCTTAGTCTATTTTCACTAAGATTTTTAGGTGGGAGGGGTGGGATTCCTAGAAAGGGCTCACCCCTTTCTTGTTGTTACAGCGAACACTATGAACTAAAGTATAACCAAATAACTTATTTAAACATGGAATTAAATTGTAGAACACATGAGTTTATAACCCCATCAGGTTATAAATTCTCAATCAGGGAACAGAATGGTGCAGATGAGGATATCTTATCTAATCCTATGGATGTAAGAAACCTTATGAACCTTACTAAGTTCATTCAGGCAATTGTAGTTGATACCGACTTTACTCCTAATCGTAGATTAACGGTAGAGGATGCAGACCGTATCCCTTTGAATGACAGATACTGTATCTTATTCCAATCAAGAATCTTCTCACTTGGTGATGAAGTAGAATTTGAATATGATTGGGGCCAAGAAGGCGGAGTACAAACCTATGGTCAATCCTTAAGCGAAATGTTATTCGAAAATTACGGAGAACTACCAACAGAAAAAGAATTGGCCGAGAAACCAAACGCTATCCCTTATTATCCAGAACAAGGTAAGCTTACCGATTACGAAGTAACTCTATCTTCAGGTAAGGTAGTTAAATTTGATTTGCTTACTGGTGCAGGAGAAAGAATGTTGGTTACTTTACCAATAGAAAAACAAACTCGTAATGCAGCATTGATTGCAAGGAACTTACATCTTCAGATTGATGGTAAATGGGAAAAGGTAGAAAGCTTCCATTTATTCTCAGTAAGAGACATTGCAGAGATTCGTAAAACAATATTTGAATATGACCCAGTCTTCGATGGTAACACCGATGTAGAACATCCAAGTATACCTGGAAGAATTGATAAATATCCTATAATGCTTTCACCGACTTTTTTCTACCTGACGGAAGCGTAGACCACCCAGGTACATTCACTTATATATGTAGAGCTGAGGTAGCCATTGACTACCTCAGCTTTTTGCGTCTTCCGTATCGAGAAAGGAAAAGATTTAAGGATATAGCCGATGAGTATTATGAAAACTTAAAAAAGAAAACTAGAAAATGATAGACAGAAGAAGCTTAGTCGAGGTCGGTGTTGCAATGGTATTAAGAGACCGATTCTCTAATGAGGCTGGCAGAATATCGAACTCATTTAGAACAATGATGAACGATATGAATACCTGGAATCGAGGTATTCAAATGTCAACTTCTAATGCTTTTGAGTTTGGAAAAGAATTGGTTGGAGGTATGGCAAGGGCCTACCAATATTCTGCAGGAGTATACGACCAAGTATTCTTAGCTTCTAAAATGTCTGGAGCTAATGCTGCTCAACAGGCAAGGCTAATGCAAGTAGCCAAAGAAGTCAATGAGGTAACTCCTCTTACTGCTGCAGATATTGCATCAGGCGAAAGGTACTTGGCAATGGCTGGTAACAATGTAGAGCAAATCGAAAGAATGATTGGCCCTGCAGCTAAGCTGGCTTCTATCTTCAGTATGCCTCTTGGTCAGAAAGGTGGAGTTGCTGACTTAATGACTAACATCATGCAGACCTTTAATATACCTTCACAGAATGCTACTCAGGTAGTAGACCAATTGGCAACTGCAGTAACCTCTGCAAATATTTCTCTAACAGACCTTGCCCAATCTTTCCAATATTCAGGAGCAGAATTTAGAAATGCTAAAATCAGTATGGGTGATGCAGCTGCAGCCATTGGAGTACTTGGTAATCAAGGTATCCAAGCTTCATCAGCTGGTACTGCATTAGCAAACATGATGCGCTATTTAACACTTTCCGTAACCGGGCAGAAAAAGGGAGGTGGTGAGATGCTAAAATCTTTAGGCATTGACCCAAAAACTCTAGTAGATGCCTCTGGTAATCTTTTGAGATTAGATAAGATTATATCTATATTGGGAGATAAACTTAGAGGTAAACGAGGAATAGATATCTCCTCTGCTCTGTTTAATATCTTTGGAGTTCGTGGTACAAGAGCTGCCTCAGCTTTACTTCAGGATTACTGGACTGGAGCTAATAAGCTTACTGAACTTATGGATAAGGTTGCAGGTGCAAGTGGTACAGTAGAAAATTTAACTCAAGAAAGATTACAAACTCCTGCAGGTATTATCGAACAGTTTAAATCAAACTGGGAGAACTTTATTGTAACTGCAGGTTCTACACTTGCCGAAGTTTTTAGCCCAGTACTTAAATTAGGTTCTGGTATCCTAAAGATTATTAACAGTATGCAAGAAACTTGGGCGGGTAAATTCTTGGTAAAGGTAGTTGCAACTGGTGCAGTAGTAGGTACTCTATATCAAGGATTTAAGTTTATTCAGGGTACTATCAAGATGATTGGTACCTTCCAGGCTTTAGCTACTTCAGAAACTAATGGTATGGCAGAAGGTATGGTAAGAACTAATGTTCAAGCTTCAATCCTTGAAGGTCACCTGAGAAATATCTCAGCAATGATGATGAGAATGACTGCTATGCAAATGGCTCCAGGTAAATTCTTTGCATTACCAATGGGAGGTACCATAGGTAAAACCCGAAAAGGTACTGTAGTAGCAAGAGATGCAAGAGGAAGATTTACTTCAATGAGTACTCTTGCAGGAGCAGGGGTTGGAGCAGCAGTAGGTTCTACTGTAACTAAAACTGCAGGCCAACAGATTGCTAAGAAAGGTGCTATGGGATTTGGTGCTAGATTACTTGGTGGTAGACTTTTAGGATTCTTAGGTGGGCCTTGGGGACTACTAGCTTCTATATCTATTCCTGCATTAATCGAAGTAATCGGTGGTCTTACAAATTCTGTGGATAAGAATACTGCGGCTTTAACCTCTGAAGAAACTAAAGCTTCCATTCAGGATAGAAATCAACAAGCTTTTGTTGATGCCGTTAGGAGTGCAATCAGAGATGGATTTAAGGATTCAAGAATTAATATATCAGTAGATGGAAATGAAGCTGGAGACTTTGCTCCTGGTGGCCAACAAGATTTTACTGGTATATCATTGGGATTAAACTAAACAATCATGGCAAGAATATTAAATCAGATAGCAGGTGGGGTTGTTGAAAAATACAATGACCTCACTCGAGATTCTGCAGGAGTTCTTACTGGTCCTTTAAATAAACTTTGGAGGGCCAGAATCTATCTCAATAGGGCAACTTCAACCTTGCCTAAAGATACTGCAGATAAGGGTAAAGTATATGACCCAAATAACCCATTCGGACCCAGAGCTAATTCAAAGAATCCTAAGTTAAATCAAAGGATTCAGGCTCAATATCGAATGGAATTAAAACATCAAATAGAAGGTGGAGTTCCATTTGGATACGAAGAAATGGACCCGGCTAAAGGCCAGAATGTTACGAAGAATAAAGAACTCTTCTTGGTAATGCCAGAAGTAAGAAACATGAATCAGGTAGTGATTTATAATCTTACAGCTAGCCCATATCAATATATCACTCTTCAGAACAGACCACCTTCAATTGATTTCCGAGGAGAAACTACTTGGGCAACGATTAAATCAATGGGACGTAATACTCCCATGTACCATTATACTGGTAGTGAAGATATAATTCAATTCAATGTATCTTGGTTCTGTAATGACCCAGATAATCCAAAAGAGGTAATTACTAAATGCCGATTATTGGAAATGTGGACTAAGGCAAACTCTTATCAAGCAAGCCCTCCGATTTTAAAAATCGAGTGGGGTAGTTCTGGTATATTCGATAATCATCAGTACATTCTTACATCTGCAACCTATACCCTGAATAATTTCAGAAATGCTTCAAGGACTCGAGTAGCAGGTAAGTCATGTACAATTGAGGATTTAAAGTTATTGCCTGCAGCTGCAACTCAGGAATTAATCTTCAAAAGAGTAAGTGCTTATAACTTATCTTATCAAGATATTGTAACTGAAGAAGACTTAAAGAATACGAAAGGGATACAGATATGATAGACTTAAATCAATACATGACAGGAGCAAGTCCTTATGATGGAGCTATTGCTCTTAAGTATGATGAAGGAGATTATTCTTTAGAGGTAACTCCTCCTAATGTTCCTTATACAGATAACGATAAACAACATACTGTATTAGATGGAGAAACCCTACAGAGTATTGCTCATCGTTATTATGGTGATTCTGGTAAGTGGTACCTGATTGCTGAAGCTAATAATATCTTGAACCCTTTTCAAGAATTAGAACCTTATCAAATTTTAAGAATACCTATGTATGGCGGCAACTAAAAAACCAAACCAACCTATACTTTATAATGGAACAGCAACACCTTACATGGCTCTGTTCAATTCTGGAGGTATGCCTATAATGAATCCCATTACTGGCATACCTCTTGGCGCTTATATAAGTAATTGGAGCTACAAGTATGATGAGGAGAAAGAGAACCTAGCTACCATTACATTTGATACTGGAGACCCAGATACAGTAGATATCGAAGACCTCCAGGAAAGCTCAGTTATTTATCTTCAGTGGGGATACATATACCCAGACGGTCAATTTATCTCTAGCCCAGTACGAAGTATCAAGGTTAGAGATTTGGATTGTGTATTCGATTCTACTGGTACTCATGTGACGATTAAGTGTATAGATACAGTTGGAGATTTAAGATTCCAACCACCTTACACTCATTCAGATTTATCAGAACACAGTTTATCCAACTTCTTGGATAATGGTTGTAACGATGATATAGGCGTAATCATAGAAATATTTCAGTAATGGCTAAACAAATAATAAGTAATAAAGTTTACGAGTCACTACAGGTCCCGACAGAACAAAGTCGAACTACTACTGGAAAGATACTTTACGCTAACAGGTTTAGTGGAGTAGCTCAAGTAGCTATGCCCAGTGATTTAAAGTCCTTGATAGATAGTGACTTGGGATTAATAGGAAATAACATCTTAGTTCAATTAGAACAAAAGATGAAAGGGTATGCAAATGGTCCTTGGTATATTGATTCCCGGGATGGTGTAATATACATACACAACCGTAAGTTTCAAGAAGAACCAGAATACAATTATATTTACCAATCAGAAAATGGAGAAGTACTTAGAGTATCATTCGCTACTCAGAAAGTAACCAAAAGGGTAAAGGCTCAATTAACTCAAGCCTTAGACCCAGAAGATAAAGGTTTAATTGTAGGTTCAACAGATATCACAGAACCCGAAAAAGAGAAAGAGGAAGTAACTTTACTCAAACCCTTTGTAGCTCAAGTAGATAATACAATGGTAGTAAATTATGGTAGTGTACCTTATGAAGATTACCGTAGTCATCCTACTACTAATATTGCTGCTGAGATGGAAGCTGAACAAAGATATGGAGCTAAAGCTCAAAAGTATAATTCTGCAATGAAAGAGTATGGTTCTCAGAAACCCTATGTTGCTTACAATGCAGGTAAACAAGAGGCTTTAGATAATCTGAGTACTGAGCAATATCGAGAAGCAATTAATACTGCTGTAAACAATTTACCGAACGATAAGAAAAGGGTTATTCAGCAAATCTTGAAGAACTCTAAGAACGGTAAAGAGTTAGAAAGTAATCTTAGGCAATTACTAGAAAATGAAAGATACCTATTTACTGGAGAATATAAAATGGAATACCTTGCAGAAGAATGGGTAGACCCAAGAGAATATGACCCAGAAGGTGGAACTATAACTCACATGGTGAATATCAGAACTTTTTCAAGTAATCCTTATGAAAAACAAATGATAGATAACCAATCTCAGAGAGGTATATCTGCAATGGAAAAGAATCCATATATTACCGTATACCCTGATACCTATAAAGTAGAGTATTCTGGAGATGGAGTTACTACACCCACTATGACTCGAAAGGTTAAAGCTAAAGTTAAGATACGAAGAATGAAGAAGGTACCATTCTTAGTACCAATCTATAAGTTATATCATAATCTCTTTAGTAGATACGGTGGAGCAGATAAGGTTACTTGGGCAATGAATGCTAATGCCAATGGAGGTCTTAAGATATCCGAAAGAAAGTTGGTATGCCAAATGACTGTAGTAGGTAGACCTTCATTACAATCTTCTCAGATAATATCTTTAGAGAATGTAGGAAAAAGGTGGTCAGGCTTTTGGTATATCAAGTCAGTACAACATTCAATGGATGCAGGTCAAGGTTATCTCTGTACATTAGACTTGGTTAAGAATAATGCAAGGGATGGACAGACTACATCTAAGACCCAACTTAGTACTCAGGACATTGTAAGTAATGATGCTAAGGATTCTGCTAAAACTGACTTTGGTAAGAACAAGAAGAATACTGCTAATGCTTCCGATATTGTACATGACTTTACCTACAATGAAGTAGTATACTTCGTAGAAAGATACATGGATGATAAGGGTAGAATTATCGATAAGAAAGGTGCAGGAGAGTTCTTACAGAATAAGTTCTATTATGATGAGATAAATGCTAAAGACCCTCAGGCTCTTGCTGCAGGTACAGTTCGTACAGAAGGTACAGTAGTAACTTCAAATGGTACAGCAATCTATGGTAAGACCAATGTGGTAAAGGCAGACCAATCGAAGGTTACTCCTTCTATGAAAGAAAGGTATAATTTTGATGAGTTTAATTGGGCAATGAAAGCTTATGAACGATATAAATCCAACAAGAAATAATGTACTCAACAGCTAAACTATTAACAGAAGAGGGTATCGAAGGTTTAGGTAGATACTACTCTGTCTACCGTGGTATAGTGGTAGATAATAATGATACGGAGAAACATATGAACCGTATCAAGGTATGCTGTCCAGAAGTCATGGGTGGAATTATTACATGGGCCTATGCAAAAGGCCAACATGGTTCTATCAACAATGGGTTCAAGTACTTAGCTCCTAAGGTTGGAGATATAGTATTTGTTACTTTTGAATTTGGAGACCCAACTAAACCCCTATGGGAATATCATGGTTGGGGACTACAACAAATACCAGACCCTTTGGATGGTCCTAATAAAATGGGTATTATAACTCCAGAAGGGAATGTAATGGTACTTGATGATGATAATGGAAAGCTAACTGTTTATATAAATGGAGATGTAGGCATTGCTGCTAAAGGAAACATTTCTATTCAAGCACAAGGAGATGTAAGTGTAGGTTCTGGTGATACAGTAATCTTAAATAAGGGAGAGAATCAAGGAGTAGTTAATATCAAAGAACTAACCGAGAAACTCAATAATACCATTAAAGAACTGGAAACTCTAAGAACTTTATTCAATTCTCACATACACTCTGGTGTAACTACTGGACCCGGTTCTTCAGGTCCTACCGTAACTCAAGCAAGTCAACCGTTCTCTACTTTCAAACAAGAAGATTATGAGGACATTAAATGTATACACTAATGGATAACTATCTTACTAACATTGTTGGAAAGGGTATGATATTCCCTATTCAACTTACAAGAAACGAAAATGGTGAAACAGGTTGGTATCCTGTTAATGGTGATATGGCTTTGGTAAGAAATAATATAAGCTCTATAATGTATTATTTAATAGGACAACGATTTCGACAGGAAAACTTTGGGAATCGCCTATGGGAATGTATAGAAGAGCCAAATACACAAGCCCTAAGTTTTATTATTAAAGAGTTTATTAAAAGCTCAATTGGTGCATGGGAACAAAGGATTACCTTTAAGGGTATCACCGTTTCTAGACAAGGTGCTAAAATAAACATAGAAGTTCATTATGTAGTTAATGAAACTTCTACTAGTCAGTACCTGTACCTGACCTACGATAAAAATGAAAATTCATTAAACTCTTATTAATATGGGAATCACTAATAAATGGCTCAACCCTTATCAGAGGTCTTACCAACAGATTAAGGCCAAGCTGATAGAATCACTTACGAATATCAAAGACAAAGATGGCAATGTACTCGTAACTGATTACTCGGAAGGAAATATATTAATCATTATCCTTTCATTGTTTGCGGCAATTGCCGAAGTTCTTCACTACTACATTGATAATATGGCAAGGGAATCCTTCTTACCTACTGCTCGTAAATATAGTTCAGTAGTTAGGCATGGAGCTTTGGTAGATTATCATGCAAGAGGTGCTATTGCAGCATCAGTAGATTTGGTAGTATCCAGGGATGTATCTGGAGATTCTATTGGTGCTAAATTAACTATACCTTCTGGAACTTTATTTACAGATTCTAATGGTAACAAATGGTTATCTTCTAGGGATGTAACTTGGTATGCTAATGTAACTACTTGTAAAGTTCCAGTTGTACAACATGAATTATATACCGAAAGCCAGATAAATGGAATGGTTATACCTTCAGATGAAAGGGTAACTATTACCCTGGGTACATTACCTAATGGTAAGTACTACGAACATGGAACTATGAGTATGAAGATTGGTGGAGAATCTTGGGTATTGGTGAATACCTTTGCTTATTCAAAACCCACCGATAAACATTTCATGGTTACTATGGATGAAGCTTTAAATCCATATATCTTATTTGGTGATGGTAAATATGGACAGAAGCCTGCAGCTAATGCCAAGATATCCGAGGTTAAGTTCTACCTTACTACTGGTATCAATGGTAATGTAAAATCTGGTATGATTACTTCTGTACCTTCAGTTATATCTTCATCAGTAACAGATGCTACTGTATCTAATACTTATGCTGCAGGTGGAGGTTCATCCTATGAGAATTTTAGTATGCTCAAGGAACACATACCTTTGAGTGTAAAGACTATGGGAGTAGCTATTACCAAACAGGACTTCATAGACTTAGCTAAACTGGTTGATGGGGTTAGTAAGGCAAAGGCAGAATACGAATGTGGTAGAAAACTAATCGTTTATATATCTCCTGATAATGGTGCTACTGCTGACTCTAACCTTATTCAAAAAGTATATGATGTATTACATCAGAACTCACCACTTACTACTTGGTTAACCGTTAAGTCTGCAGGTAAAGTAAATATTATCTTGGATGTAGAAGTTACTGGGAAGAAGTCTTATAAAACTTCAGAAATACAATCACAGATTCTTAGTGCATTATTTAATGCTTATTCTCCGGAGAACTCAGACATTGGTGGCAGCGTAAGAATCTCTGATATCTATGCACTCATAGATAATCTTGAATCAGTAGATTATTTACACTTGAAGAAGTTCTATACTAAACCATGGCCTACTACCGTATATGGTAACAAGGAATTAATCCTTGGTCAATTCCAATTGGATGAGGCTAATGGTAGTATGTCTTACTTTATATCTTTTTCCTCGGGTACTCAATTTACAGTACGTTCAGTTAAGGGAGGCTTTTCTTATGATGGCCAAGTGGGTAAGACTACACAGATTAGAGATACTATAAATGGATTTGTATTTGCCTTGGATATCCAGAACAATGGTTATCAATCCGGATTTAGATATACCATAACCATTGCAGAACCCAACAAGGATTATACAGACCCAGGTTATAATATTCCGGTATTCGAAGACTCAAGTCAGTTAACACTTAAAGTAAATGAAATCGTATGACAAATCTTAAAAACCTAATTGATTTCTTACCTTTCGAATTTAAAGAGCAAGATACTTATAAAGTCGACGGTAAGGGCATATTAGAAAGATTTCTAGAAATTTGTGGTAACTATTTCCAAGAAGATATAACTAAAGATATTGATAATATTCTAGATATAATCGATATCGATAAAACTCAGCAGAGGTATTTAAATTACCTCTGGGAGTTCTTGGGAGCATTACCATTTGCTAGAACCGGAGAACACAAGGGAGTTCCCAACTTAAGTGATGAACAGATTCGAACTATCTTAAAGTATTCAATCTCATTACTTAAGATTCGTGGCTCAAGAAAGTTCTTCGAAATTCTTTTTAATATGTATGGGCTAACCTGTACAATTACAGACCCAACCGATGGAGAGATGGATAAATGGGAAAAGGTAGACCCCTTATATGATACCGATTATTCTCAATACGACAAATACAACTATGATAAGATTTATGGTTGTGCTCAATGTATAGAGGTAGGTATTTCTATAAGCGGTCATGGGTTTACTTCCCCCACTCCAGAGTTCAAAGCTTTCAAACAATCAATTGATAAGTTATTCGATAGATTCTTACCATACAATGTATCTGGGAAGATTGCTTATGGATTTGATTTGGCTTACAATTATAAAATTGTAGCTGAACCTCTTATCAGTCCTGCAAAGATTGTAACAGGACATATAACAGAAGTACCCATTAGAGTAACCGTTACTTCTGATTACGATGATGCCGATTTAAGATATCAGGTAACTGGATATGACCCCTCTGAGAATAAGTGGAGCTCAAAGAAATATGAAAGCGGTTCTATTTTCTATGCAAGAAAGGGTGACCAAAGATATTACTTTCGAAGTGTAGGAGATAATTCAGTAACTACTTATGTAGATGTAGGTTTAGAGTATTACACTAAATCTTATCACATATATGCCGACTTGGTAGAAGGAGGAACAGACCCAGATAATTTAGTAATTACAGGTACTAATCCAGTAATCAAAGTAAGGGTAACTGCAAATATGAATTATCAGGGAAATATTAAACCTGTATCCGTACAGTTACTTAATACCTATGAAACTAAAGATTCTGGTTCTGTTTGGGAAATAACTTCTGCAGGTACTTACGAATGGGTTATTGCAGACTTTCCTGCAAAGAAGGTTACTCTAAAGGTAACGGCAATTGCTACTAACTATACGGTATTCTGTGAACCTCGGAATATAAATCTTACCAACGGTGAAAAGTCTTTGATAACTATTCGTTCTTCAGACCCTAACGAAGATACAAGTCAACTTATTGCCGTATGTATTTCAGACCCCGGTATTTTAGTTCGTAATGGTCAAAGATGGGCACCAACTACTACTGGTACATTCCAATTTAGATGTACTAAAGATGACTCAGGTAATGCTAGTAATTATGGTACAGTAGTAGCTTACAGATTAGGTTATACGATTAACTACGATATAGGCGTATCAAACAAACGATTAAACCTAAATGCTCAAGGTTCTGCATCAGTTAATCTTTGGGTTACATCGGGTATTTATTATTCTACTTTCGAAAGTGCAAACTTAGGTAGTTATTTTGATACCGAGGTGACCATTTACAAAAAGAATACCCAAGGTACTTGGGTAAAACTTGGTACTTTAGAATTAACTAATCGCTATGTAGTTGGTCCTGATTTCTACTATGGTAGAAGTACAGAATACCAATTTAATGAAGCTGGAAGTTATAAATTTGAATCGGTGGGTGATGCTAGTAAGTCTGTAGAAGTAGAAGTACTTGCTTATATACCTACTCCTCAATCCTACTTGTGGTTAGAACCTTTGAATGAAGAGGATGAGAATTGGTATGAATTAGAACCTTACTCTGAAGCTGAAGCAGATGCAGGAAAGTATATCAAGGCAGGCTATCAATTAACCAAATCCAAGAATTGCCAATTCTACCTACGTTGGGGAGATGGTGGTAATATGATAACTGGAATTGACTTAGAGGGTTCATCTGAGAAATACAATTCGAACACTCTTATCACTTTCGATAAAGCAGGTAATTATGAGTTTTATTATCAAGGTTCAGTAGTAAGCCTTACGATTAAGAATATTATACCTAAGTATATTTTAACTTGTAATCCAGTAAGTGCAGAACTAAGCAAAGATGTACAAGAAGTATCTACTATCGTAACCTGTACTTCAGATACTGGAGAAGTTTCGGATATTGTATATGAGACAGCTCCAGATGTAGTTCATCCAAGTCCTTATCAATTCTTTACTAATTTACCAGGTAAACATACTTTCTATGTGAAAGCTAATCCTGCAGTTAAAGCAGTATTCATAGTAAACCTGTTGGATGTAGTTGATAAGACAGAACTTACTTGGGAATCCAATGATATTTCGGAACAAGGTATTAATATATTAGTTCCGGAAGGAACAGAATGGTCACTTAAAATAGAATAAACAAAATGGAAAGCAGCTCTTTTAACACATTATTTAAAACTGGTATCATTGGATTCACTTCTGAATGTTATGCCATTATCTTTGATTTGAGGTGGATGATTTTATTAGCCTTTGTACTAATACTTACAGATTTTTGGTTTGGGATATCTGCAAGTAGGGCAAAGAAGATTGAAATAAGAAAATCTAGAGCCGGGAGAAGAACTCTTAATAAAATCATTGATTACCTGTGTTACATCTTACTGGGTGCCGTAATAGGTAAAGCCATCGGAGAACCTTACGGATTAAATCCAATAATAGTATCTATAACGGTAATGGTATTATGTTACTGTTTTGAAATAGATAGTATTTATAATCATATCTGTACTTTACATGGTGTAGAAAAGAAGTACAGTATCTGGTCTATCTTTTGGAAATTGATAACCTTCAAGTTCAAGGCTGTAGGAGAGGCTTTCCAAGATATGAAAAACCAATCGAAAGAATATAAGAGTAATAACAATAACGAAGATACATTATGAAAACCTATTTTGATTATGAAGGTATAATAAAGTCTAAGGATGCAGCTGAAGCTATAGCTGCACCAGTAGGCATTGGTCCATTTTGTGGATTTGGTTCTGCAACGATTGTAAATAATGCAATCACTCTCTTGCCTAATGGAGAACCTACTTCTCCTGCATATCAAGCAATAAAGGATAGAATCCTTTCAAGGTATATGACTAAAGCTGCAGATTCTGGTGAAGGACCAGATACAAATTTTGGTTGTATAGCAAGGGATGGTACAATCTATATTTCTGATAGTGCTAATATTAGTATACCTAATATTGAAGGCTCAAAGGGTTCTAATGAGGATGTGATTGTATTTGCTTACCATACACCTTTGGAAGAGCCTGTACAGAACCCAGTACAGTTCAGAGCTTTCTGGAATGAATCTAATTCGTTCTATTCTCTGTACAAGAAATCAGTAGACCCATTATACCCAACACCCAAGGATTCTAGAAACCTGTCAAAAACAAATGTATTAGAAGATAATGAATTATCATATGAGTCTCTAGTGAATAGAGCTATGGCTTCAGTATCTCAAGGTTTGGTAGACAAATCCTCAATGGTATTAATTGGTATATATGGGCAAGGTACTAATTCAATGGATAACTCAGTAGAGAAATATTCTATTGTTCCTTATGCAGGAAAGTTTCCCCAACCAGTAGAATATAATACTGCTATCCATGGAATGCAACAAGCCAATATAGAAACTCTCTTACGACTATTGCAAGGATTCCCAAACTTTGATATCAAGGCTTACATTGATGAAAAGCTTGGTGGTATGGCAGGAGCTAATATACCAAGAGGACTAATTGCCATGTGGAATGGAGTTTCTGTACCAGAAGGTTGGGCTTTATGTAATGGTCAGATTGTAGAAGACTTACAGACACCAGACTTATCGGGTAAGTTTATTGTTGGCTGGTCATCAGGTAATGAGGATTACAATTTGATTGGTAATACGGGTGGCCAAGAAAAAGTAACTCTTTCAACTCAAGAGATTCCATCTCACGTTCACAATTTCGCAGATGCTTACTTTATCGAGGCTCATTCAGATTTGGTGGGAGCTAATGGTACTCAATGGATTGGTAATAACCTTTCTGGTAGTAATAAAACTGATAGAGATAATTCTTATGTATGCCTATGGGACCATGATACCAGGGCTGCAGGTGGAGGTCAACCTCACGAAAATAGGCCACCTTACTACGTACTGGCATACATTATAAAACTATAATATTATGTCTTAACTACTTATATTGTTGACAAAGAACTTTTAATTTATGGATTATAGGAGAGGGACGTTGGGAAACGCCCCTTTTCTTTTGTGTTTAGTAGTGAAGTTCTTCTTTAGCTTTCTCTTCCCAATATAAGATATCTTGTTTGAGTTCTCCTATGTATTTAACCGACTTCTTAGTTCTAGGCATATCAAAGAACTCAACCAGCATTATATTGGTGATTCTTTCTCCATCTTTAATTCGTTCTTTAATATAAGGAGGTGGAGTAAGTAATACTTCAAATACCATATAAGCATCTGGAGATAATTTCTCTTTCATATACTTATATAATAATTCAAGCATTTCTTCCTTAGCCTTAACCTCTTCATCGTCATCTTCTAACTCTTTATCATTATCAAATAAGTCTTCAAGTTTAAATAGGTTCTGATTGTATTCTGCAATCTCTCCATAGGCAAATCGAAGAAGCTTATTCTTAAATGTAGCAAGAGAAGAAAGGATTCTTGCTTTAAGATGTTCTTCACTACAAGTACCGTAGTACTTATTAAAAACAAATAACATTTTATCCCAGAAATAAGAAGATATTATATCTGGCGTAAGGTTAAACCTTTTGTAATCAATCTGTTTGGTAAGGTTCCGAATAACTGGCTTACAAACTTTGTATAACCGATTAAACATTGCTTCATCATAATCCCGCATGGGTTTTAATCTATGAAGCTCTGAACCATTGTTTCCATTACATTTCCTCATATTCTTTAAGTATTTCGTTATGCAAATATAATAAATATATTTTATATAATATAAGAATATCAAAAAATTTCACCGAACGGCTGAGGATAAGAAGACTAGATATTGTGGACATGAGTTCAGAACTACATGAGGACTATCAAAATCTATTAGTATATAATATTGCAATATAATAATGTATGAAAAAGAATAAAATTAAATTTAGCTTTGCACCTGACTTTCAGTTAGAGATTCTCAGGTTCATCATTCAAGATAAGGAAGGAGGTTTAGTATTAAGCAGAATAAAACCAAGCTACTTAGTACTTATCGAACATTCCTTAATTTGTGAGGGTATACTTAAATACTTCAAGAAGCAAAGAAAGATACCCTCACAGAATGTCCTTAAACAAGTACTCAGAGAAATGCTAGAATCTAAAAACTATGTTGACCTGGTTACTAAGGATGATATCCCAAACATCGAGAAGGTTATCAAAAATCTTTATTCAATTCAATTATCCGATTCAGAATATATTAAAGAGAAAATCTATCAGTTCTCTACTTATGTTGAAATGAAGAACTTAAATGATTCATTCGACTTAGATAACTTCGAACAGTACGAAGAATATTCTAGAAAGGTAGAGAAGGTTTTACAAAGAAGTAGACCTAAACAGGAGGATGAACCTTTATTCATGATTCGAGATGTTACTGAACGTCAATTTAAAAGGCAGGCAGAACCCTCAGTAGTACCATGCCCATTTAGGCAACTAAACGATTTAACCAATGCGGGAGGATTCCCAGGTGCATCAATCAATGTAATCTTGGATAAACCTAAAGCAAAGAAAACATTCTTCATGGTTAACCTTGCAAGAGGTTACCTTAGAATGAAGAAGTCAGTTTATTATGTGGACACAGAAAATGGTCAAGAACAAATCATGGACCGTTTCATTCAATCCAGTATCAATAAAACTAAGAAGGAATTATATACTGGAGATTATGATAAACTCGAGGCTAAGCATTTAAGAAAACTTGCAAGGTTTGGAGTTGAATTAATCGTTGAAAGAGTACCTGCATTAATTACTGACTGCAATTATATAAGGGAGAAGATACTTACTCTTAGGAGCCAAGGGATTGATATTAAGGTATTGATGGTTGACTATGCAGGGAAGCTTGCTTCTATTGCAAAGGATAAAGAGGATTTTGATAGAATCTCAAATGTATATATTGACTTACAGAATCTTGCTGAGGATTTGCATTTAGATGTTGTATGGACTGCTCATCATATTACTCGTGAAGGTAAGAAACACCAAGCAACTAAATATGATGAGAACGATATATCTGGTTCTATTGCCATTGTACGTAATGCTCAATTCATTATGGGTCTTAACAGTACAGAGCAAGAAGAGAAAGATAATATCCTTCGTTCAGAGATTGTAGTACAAAGGGATGGTCTTCCTTCTGGTAGAGCCTTATTTAGGTGTGATGTAGAAAGGCAAAGATGTACAGAGTTTACTAAAGAACAAAGAAAGAATTATGATGAAGTATATGGTAAGAAACTTGAAGAATCTTTTAAGAAAGGTAATCCTGATGCTGATTCCAAGAAAAGGGAAAGGACAACTGGAGATATATAAATGTAAACTCGGTATTCATGATTGGGTAACCGAGCATTGGTGGGAAACCCGACAGAAACCTCGAAGAGCTATATTTTCACACAAAGGAGGTAGAAAGAGGGCTCAGTATTATAATAAGTATTGTACGAGAACCTATTGTAGAATCTGTGGTAAAAAGAAAAAGAGGAATGAGAACTAAAAATGTAGAAGTAGTAAAAGACAGATGGACTGATGGATTAGCTTTAGAAATATCTCATAATGGTTGGCAAACAACTTCTATCAGTAACTTAGATGTTGAGGATTTGAAAAGAATCCGAAAGGTAATTCGTAAAGCAATTAGAAACCATGAAAATAACAAATCAGTTTAAGTCTAGACTTAAGACTTACTTTATTAAAAGACTTGGAGCATTTGATTATAAACATGGCTGGATGAAACTCCCAGTATGCCCATACTGTCATAGGGAATTAAAAATGGGAGTTAACTTATCAATGTATAGAACCAATTGCTTTAGATGTAATGAACATCCGAATCCTTCTCAATTGGTTATGGATATAGAAGGATTCGATACATACCATGAACTAATTAATTTCTTAAATAGTGGAAAATTTGATGAGCTTGAATTTCACGAAGAAAAGGTTGAACTTGCAGAAGCTAAGCCTTTGTATCTACCCGAAGGATTCAGAATCCTTAACCTTGGCCAGTCACAAGTTGCAAAAAGCATTAGAGGATATGTCAAGAGCCGTGGCTTTGTCATCTCTGAGTTGTCTAAGCATGGAATTGGCTATGCGACAAAGGGGGCTTACTTTGGGTACCTCATTATACCCTTTTATTACAGAGGACAACTTAGATATTATAACGCGAGAAATGTTATCGGGCAAGGTCCTCGGTATAACAACCCTAACAAAGATATCACAGGAGTTGGCAAAGAATTTATCATATTTAATTATGATGCGTTGGAGATGTATAGGTCGGTATACATCTGTGAAGGTGCACTCAATGCCCTTACTATTGGAGATAGAGGAATTGCCACAATGGGTAAAGCTATATCTGGATATCAAGTCAATGAATTACTTAAATCCTCATGCGAAAGATTTATTATATTGCTGGACCCAGACGCCAAGAAATACGCAATCAATCTTGCGCTCAAACTTGTTGCCTATAAAAAAGTCAAGGTGGTGTTTTTACCAGAAGGAAAAGATGTAAACGATTTAGGGAGAAAGGAAACTCTTAGGTTAGTATATCAAACAAGGTATCAAAGTTATCAAGATTTAATTCAAATCCGAAACTCTTTGGAGTAAGGATTACCTATTATATTATATAACTTAAAATATTAATGATATGATGAAGATAGTCGATTATGTAGTTAAGACTTCAATAGTTTTGGCTGCTCTTTTAATTATGGGATATTTCTTCCCAGTTGTAAGTTGGTTTGAAAAACCCCAACCAAGGAAGAATATGGTTTTCAGATGTGAGATGGTTGATGGTAAAGTTAGAGATTATACTTTAAATTTACCAGAAAATGTTACTTGGTATGTTGGTACAAATAGAGGTTCATACTATGTAAACTTCGGTTCTCCCACTAAAAACCTTTATGGGAAGAAATGCCCAATAGATAATAACGAGGGTTGTATTAATGGTGTTTTAGTTTGTAAGAGGATAAAATGAGAGAACCCAGTATTCACATTACTAAGTCTCAATTTGAGGAAATATTAAATACCTTAGAGGTAGATAACTTCCCAGTTGAGGCTTTTTTTGTTATTGCACGAAAAGAGGCAATAAATACTAGAGCAGTGGTTGTTTCTAATAAAGGGACAACTAAGAAAGTAACTAACATATTACTAGCATCTAAGGGTAATGCTTCCCTTGTTGCCGATATATTATATGCTACTCGTATAAAGCTTAAGCATAGAGGAGTTCGTAAAATAAACGAAAGTAATACAAGGGAATGGGCTTTATGTAAAAAGCTTGCTGAGATATGTAATACCTTTTGTGAGGATTTTAAATTTGATACTCGGGAAGGATTTATTAAATACATTGAGACTGGTTTAAAGAGGATGACAGATTATCGTAATGTTATGCAAAGGTTAATATCCATGCAGGATAACATTACTAATCAAACAGAAGCCGAGATTAAATTACAGTCAGCAGATTTAGAACTCACTGCTAAGGTACATGATTACTTTGTAAGTAAGATTGCTAAAGCAACTGGTATATATGAATCATATGAAAAGAATCCTGAAAAGTATGTTCACTTTGCTTATGTAGCAGCATTCTTAGAGGAAGAAGGTTGGGATTATAAGGATTTCATAGATGCTCAGTTTGAATCTCTAGCATGGTGTAATGGTTTACCAGATATTGCTCAGTTATATACTGATAAAGCAGTAGAAAGGTATAATAAGTATTTATATAAGAATAAGAATAAAAAATCCTTAGAGGAACCTCAAGTTGAAGGCTCACTCTGGGATAAAATCAATAATTAAAACATAACGTTATGAAAGCTTTAAAATTTTTAGGTAACAGAGTAGAGGATGCAGCTAATGCTTTTATCGATGTCCTCAAGTATTCGGACCAGTCGGTAGACTATCCAGATTTCAAGGATATCGAACCTTGGCCAGATGAAATTGTTGATATGTTTAAAGATGC